GATTGTGATTTTAGTTTAAATAAAATTGTAAAACAAAAATTAAAAGTAATAATTACTACAGAAACATATGAAGAAACAAGAACTATACAAAATATTGATTATGATGAAAATGGAGATGTTCAATATGAAGACGACTTAGATGAAAACGGTAATCAACAAATGATATATCCATTAGATACTAGATTTTTATTACCAGATGCAACACAAATTACAAAAGAAGAATATAATGTTAAATTAGAAGCAGGAGAAGAAGTATATATAGCGTGTTTTGTAGGATGTACATATCATTGTGGTTAATCATTAAAAAATTATTTAATTAAAAAATTTAAAAATTTAAAAAATAAAAAATATTTATTAAATTAAAATTATTTTTATAAAAACAAAAAACAAAAATAAATTATTTAATTAATTATTAAAATTAAATTAGTTAACAAATTAATTAATTATTTAATTAATTAATTGATTTAAGATGATGTATTATTAATGATATTAATATAATTATTCATTCTTTTAATATTAGCTTGTACATTTTGAAGAATTGAATTCATATCATTAATAAAACGTTTGTCATATTTAGCAGGTAAATTAATATAATCTGCAATATTATCTTGAAGTTCATTCGTAAAATTAATAACAGATTTTAAATATTCACGATTTTTTAAATTTTGTTTATTAATACAATATATTATATCATCTTTTTTTATATAAAATGGTTTAATTGTTTTTACTTTAAACTCAAAATCATAATTATTATATAAAAATAATTTAAAATCTACATATTTTTTTATATTTAATTCTTCAATAACAGATTGAATATTAACTAAACCTTTTTTTTTAAGAAAAACATAATTTTTATTATTTTTTTTCCAATAATCAAGATTATTATCAAACAAAGAAGAATCAAAATAATAAGTATAGTGTATACGCGACCTTTCAATTTTATTTTTTTTAATATTTAATCTTAAGAGTAAATTATCATAAATTTTTTTTGATTTTTCAACATTATTTGTAAAATTAGTAATTAAAATAAAATATCTTTGATTATCACTATTATTAGTATAATTTGTATAATCAATATCACTATCACTATCTGCACTAAGGTCTTCTAATATAATTCCATTAGATATTATTTTATAATCGGTTAATATTTCATCAAAAAATATAGATTTATTAGATAAACGATTTTTTTTACTAAATTTTTTAGAAATTGTTTCAATATATGTAATATCATTAGGTTTAAATTCTATTATATATTCAAGTTTAACTATATTATAATCTATTTTTATTTCATTCATAACATTATTGAAACTTTTAGAAGTTTTTTTTAAATTAATATAATCCTCAGGATTATCTATATTATTACTAATACAAAATTTAATATCATCATTTAATTTGTCTAATTTAATATCATCATTTAAATTATCTAATTTTGTATTATAATTCATTATTTTACTAATTAAATTGTAAATAAAATTAATGAATTTGTATATAATTTTAAGAATATAGCAAAATAGTTTACCAAAAATAAATACAATGTAATAAATAATAATAGATTTATAAAATTCTATTAATAAATAATTAAATTCTTTTGTTTTAATATATTCTATTATATAATAAAAATCCATTAATATTTAAATAATTTAGTTTATCAATGCTGTTTGATTGTAATATATTTAAATATATATTAATTATATATTTAAATAATTCAAATTTTTATTGACTACAAAAAATTGAATTAATATAATATCAATTGATATTTAAATTATAAAAAAGAATAAAAACAATAAATAATAATGAATGAAATTAGGTTTAATTATGTCCGTGGAATTGGTGTTGCTCATTTTTATACAAATGATGAGTTAAAATGGATATTAGAAAAATATGAAGAAATGAGAGACAATCGGATAAAAATGAATAATAGAAACGAGTCTTGTGAAGAAACAATTTATAGAATTCAATTAAATATAAATTGTCCTGAAAATACGTTTGCTTATAAGAGTGGTGTAATAAAAAATATTGAAAATATTTCAAGAAGAATTAATACTCCTAGTGATATACGTACAACAATAGGTAATTTGTTTTAAATTATAAAATTTATAATAATACATTGTTGCTAACAAAAACAATTTTTTTCTTAAGATTAATCATTTGAGAGAAAACAGCTGGTGATACAATAAGAGTAGCAAATTTATCAGGATTTTTGTTAATTTTAAAAACCATTCTCATATAATGTCCTACAACTTCACGCATTATATATGCTATCGCAACTAATAAAGCTATTTGTAAATAAACTTCTAATAGAATTTTAGCTTTTTCTAAACGTGTTTTTTTTGATTCTGAGTCAAATTTTGGCATAATCCATTCTAAAAATTGACCAATATAAACAACACAATTAAAAAATATGATAGAAAAAACCATTATCCATAATGCATAATCCCAATAAATAATTTTATCTTTCATTTATTTTAAATATATTTTTTTATTTTTTTATGTAATTTAAAAATATAAAAAAATTTTTGTTTAAATATAAATAATTTAAATAAAGTTAAAATAAAATGAATAATATAAATGAGACAGAAACGGATGATATGGGTGAATTATCAAAAATGATTTTTTTAGAGAATCATTCAAATAATAAAATATTTGTTGAATGTTCTGAATTTAAAAGTAGAAAAGAGTTATATTTTTTTTGTATAGAATTAACAATGACAGGTTTAAGATTATTGTATGGTGATGAAACTGGAAAAGTTGATATAGAAAAATTATCAGAACAAAATATAGGTTACATTAAAGAAAAATTATATAATTGTGCGATTGATTTAAATTTAGAAATAAAAGAACACGATATAAATAATTATCGTTATATACAGAATGAAGAAAGTATAAAGAAAAGAAGAATAGATATTACACAAGTATTATATGATTATCCAAAAGAAGATAATAAATTTCCATTGAGTGATTATAAATTTATTATACAAAAATTAAATAATTCTTATATTATTACTTTTAATATTATTGATTTTTTCTTTTAAATAATTAAATAATTAAATATAATTAATTTAACTAAACATTTAATGGTTCATTGATATCTTTACATTTAGTAACACTAAAAATAAAATAGAAAAAATTATTATATTTTTTTTTATTTTTTGAATAATTTAATAAAACACCAATAATAGTATTAACTATTAAAAGAATAAATAAAATATTATACATAATATTTATATTTTTTTTGTTAAAAAATTTATTATTTTTTTTATTTATGTAATAATTACTGTATTTATATATGAGATGTATTGTAAAGAATATAAAAAAAGCTATAATTGTAGAATTAAAATTCATTTTCATTAATAAAATAAATAGTAAATAAATAATAATGGAATTAAAGAAATGAAAAACAGGATGTATTTTATCAAATTGTTCTGTATCTGTATTAACAAAACTGGAATATCTAAAAAAATAAATAGTAGAAAAAATAATAATATGTTTTATAAAAATATTATTTTCTAATAGATTTTGTATATCACAATTTAAAAATCCAGATATAATACCAGATGTTAATAATAAAATAAAGAAAAACATACCATTTAGCATATTGATTATATATATTTTTTTATTTTCTATATTTTCTTCTTTATTATTTATAGTAATATCCATTTATTATATTTTAATTTTATTTTTTTTTTTGAAAAGGGTTTAAAAATTAAACTCTATGAAATATATATATTTAAAATTTTTTTAATATTATAATTTAAAACTGTTGTATAGATTTTGTTTATCATTAATTTCTTTGATAAGTTCTTTTTTGAGATATTCTATTCTTTTTTTTAATAATTCTTTATAATTTTTTTCATTTTTCATAAGATTATATTTTTTTATAATATCTTCATTATTAATCAAATAATTATTTATTGTTTTCAATTCTAATTCATCGATATTATAAAAATATAATATATATTTACAATTTTTATAATGATTCGTTTTTTCTAATTTATTTATTTTAATCCCTATATTACCATATTGACTTGATATAGACATCATTTTATTCAATGTAAGTTCATAATTAGTATCTTTTGTAAATTCATAACATATTTCATTAAGACCATTTAAACGACTATCTAATAAATGATCTATTTTTCTATTATATTTGTAATAATTATAATTAAAATCTTTGTTTTTTTCTAATAAAGATAAGACAATATCTTCTTTATTAAAATTTTCATTACTATACCAGCTCATTTTTTTGTAACAAGATAAAAAAAATTCTAAACTACCTAAGTTATCAAATTTACGATGTCTATATATCTTTAAATTATTATTTGTGTTTCTTTCATTAGATATATTTAAACCATTATTTACACTTTTTTTTAAATTTATAGATAATGTTCTTTTTGTTTGTTTTTTTTCATTATCATTATAACACCATTCTATTTTTTTTAAACCATATCTTGAAAAAAGATAACTATAATAATCAAATTTATATTCATCTATTTTTATCATAAAATTATTAAAATTATAATATTTTACTAAATCTTCATTAAAATCTGGTAATTTATAATATAATTCATTAAATTTAGGATTTTTATTATCATCAAATATATATTCTTTTGAATAATTACTTAAATTATTTAATTGTTCTAATGTATAAATATAATAATTTATATTTCTTTTTCTTAATTTCTTTTTAGCATTTCTTATTTTATTTTTATAATATTTATTCATTACACTTAAATAATGTCCTTTTGTATATTTTTCTATTGCATCTCTATCAAAAAAAATTATAACATCTCTATCATAAAATAATTTAGTTTTTTTAGAAGTAGTTTTTATAATATTTCTTATAATTTACATTATATTTAAATTATTTAAATTAAAACTTTTTTTTTTTTTTTTTAATTCTTTATCAATATTTGTATTAATCTCGTTTTCATTATCACTTATATAATTTACTATATTTGTATTTTTTGAATTTATTGCCTTTAAAATTTTATTATATTTAGGTAAGTTCTCTTCTGGTATATTATCTCTTATAAAACTTGTGTCTAATTCATCTTTTAAACTGTTTAATATCTTTCTTGAATTATTATCTAATCTTTTAAAATTACTTAATTTAATATCAGAACTATCAGAACTATCAGAACTATCAGAATTATTTGAATTATTTGAATTATCTGAATTATTTAATTCATCACTAAGATTTTCTTCATTTGTTTCATCTGTTTCATTTGTATTATTATCTTCGTCTATATCATCATCTTCATTAATATATTTTTTTTTATATATTTTATTATTACCTTTTATTTTCATTTATTTTATTAAATTTTTATAAAAAAATTTAATAAAATTATAATATTAATAAAATGAAAAATATTAATCCAAAAATCGTAGTATTTAAAAAACACACAAAAGAATACCAAAATATATTAAAAGAAAAATATCCTGAATTTAAACCAAATTTAACACCCAAACAATTATTTGAATTAGGTTCTTTTCACGACCAAGGAGGTTATTTTAGACCTATTCATTCTATGTTTTTTAAAAACAAATTACTTAAAAATCAACATAAAGAACATATGAAAACTGGTAATTGTCTTCATAATATCGATGAAAAATATTTAATAACACCCAATAATATATTAGATAAAAATAAAAATAAATACAAGGTCAAAGCAGGAACTAGTTTAGAAGATTGGGAAGAAAAAGGATGGATAATAGAACAAGACCCTTATGGATGGGTTCAATGGTATTGTCGTTTTTGTGATGGTAGACGTTCAGATGATGACGATAGACAAATAAAAAGATGGATAAAATTTGCAGGTGAAAAATCAGGTAGATTTATCAGAAGACTTGTTAAAATGATTAAAAATAATAACACATCTTATAATGACGAAAATATATCTCCTGTTATTAGACAATCTCTTCAACACTGGGCCTATCAACTCACAGAAGAAGATTATAATAAAATTAAAAATACTTTATAAATTAAATTTTATTATATAAACTAATTATGAATTTAATTAATTTTTTACCTAAAAATATACATCCCTATTGGTTAATTTGTTTAACTGTTAGATTATCTCTAATATTATTAATTAAATTATCATATAATAAATATAATAAATATATTAAAAATACATTTATTATATTACTTTTAATAATAGGTTTAGGATTTATTTATAAAGGTTATACCGGTTCTAATAATGAAATACAAATAGCAAAAGTGTTTTGGCACGATACTAGATATGTACACGGTATATTATATATTCTTTCTTCAATATATTTATATTATAATAACTTGAATATTTCTGTAATATTATTATTTATAGATATTCTATTTTCAATAATATATAGAATAATAAGTAAAAAATAAAAAATATAAAAAAATTAGTAAATAAAAATTTGAAAATTAAATAAAAAATTTATATATAAAAAAAATATAAAAAATAGAATTTATAAATGGATACTAAAATAGAAATAAAAAATGAAAAAAATGAAAAAAATGAAAATATAAAAATATATAATGAAGAAGGTTTAAGTTTTTTAAATAAAATAGATAAAAATTCAATTGATTTAATTTTAACAGACCCACCATATATTACGTCACGTGATACAGGTATGAATAAACTACATAATGAAATTGAACAAAATAATAAAAAAAATATTAAATATGTTAAAACGGAAGAAGATTGGAATGAATTTATAAATAATTTTAATAAAAATATTAGTTTGAATGAAAAAAATAAAGAAGACTATATGAAATATGGAAATATATATGGAAAAAAATATGCGGTTCAAACAGATTATGGTGAATGGGATAAAAATTTTACATTAGAAATATTAGAAAAATTTATAAAAGAATTTTATGATAAATTAAAAAATGGTGGAACTTTAATTATATTTTTTGATTTATGGAAAATTACTATTTTAAAAAATTTTATGGAAAAATATAATTTTAAACAAATTAGATTTATTGAATGGATTAAAACAAATCCTCAACCACTTAATAGTAAAATAAATTATTTAACAAATTGTAGAGAAATTGCTTTAGTAGGTGTTAAAAAAAGTAAACCTACATTTAATAGTAGTTATGATAATGGAATATATCACTATCCATTACAAGGAGGTAAAAATAGATTTCATCCTACACAAAAAAGTTTAAAATTATTTGAAGAATTAATTAAAAAACATAGTAAAGAAGGAGATATTATTATGGATACATTTTTAGGTTCTGGAACAACTGCTTTAGCTTGTAAAAATTTAAATAAAAAATTTATTGGTTGTGAAATAAATTTAAATTATTTTAATAAAATTTTAGAATTAATTTATTAAATTTTATTTAATTAATTTAATTAATTATTTATAAATTTAAATTAGATATTTGATTAGTTAATATTTTAACTATTTCTTTATTAAATTCTACTGGATCATACCAATATGTACCTACCATAGTATTACTATCATTAATATCATATGTTTCATCACCTTTTATAAAATCTATACCAAACGGTTTTAAAGAAGGTATATTAGTGGCACCATATCTTTTTTTAGTTTGACGCATTTTTTTATTGACTTGTCTTTTTTGGTCATTACAGTGTTTACATAGTGCTTGAAAATCATTTTGTTCTTGTGTCTCTTTATTTAATACTCTTGGGTCATTATATAAATCATTTTTATGGTCTATTTCTATATTAGTATTAGAACCACATACACAACAAGATTTATTTTTAAAATATTCAACTATTTTATGATGAATACCTCTATCATATTTTTTTTTATTTTTTATACCAAAAACACCAATATATAATATACCGGTATTTTTATTGTCTTTTAAATTAAATTTATTAAATGCTTCTTTTATTTTATATTTTTCTTCTTCTTCAACATCCCATAAATAATTAATATTTCCATTTTTTTTTATTGTTGCTATTTTATATTTATTTTTATTTATAGATTCTTTTCTACACCAACTACCACCATTTTCAAAAAATAAATTAGCATTTTTAATTTCATCACTATGTTTAGATAATATTTTAAATTCATCTGGTTTATTTATATCAAAATTAGATATTTTAATAAATCTTTCTAAACCATTCTTACAATCTTTAAATATATTTTTTTCTTCTTCTTTGATTTCTTCTTTGATTTCTTCTTTGATTTCTTCTTTCATTTCTTCTTTCATTTCTTCTTTCATTTATAAATATATAATCAGAATTATAATAAATAATTTATATAATATTATTATAATCAATCAAATTTTTTATTATATTTTAAAATATAATTTATTTAAATATTACATATTTAAAAATAATAAAAATGTTATTTAGATATTTTAGATTTTTAAATAATGTTACAATAAATTCAAAAAATAATTTATCAAAAGAATATTATAAAAATTTAATTTTATTAAATTATTTAAAAAAATCAATTTATGATAATTATAAAAATATTTGTCCAATATGCAATGTAAATGAAGGAACTTTATATAGTAGATATAATAAATGTACGTCTTGTTATTCTTGTAAGATAAAAATTTGTTTAAAAAACAAAATTAATAAAAAACTATGTAAAATATGTAATAATTAATTTTTAAATATTATATAAAATTATTATATTTTATTACTATTATACCGTAATTATACAGCCATTGTTCCTTTAATTGTTGGATGACTTTGATAACCAATTAATTCAAAATCTTCAAATTGAATTTCTTCTATATTTTTATTTTTAACATCAGGATTTATTTTTAAAATTGGTTTAACTAATACTGTTCGATTTATTTGTTCTTCCATTTGTTTAATATGATTAAGATATATATGAGTATCACCTGTTGAAATAATTAACTCATATGGTATCATATCACATATTTCTGCAAATAAATATATTAATGCAGTGTATGATAGAATATTAAATGGTTCACCTAAAAACCAATCAGCACTTCTTTGATACATATGTCCAGACAAATGTTTAATTCCATTTATTTCTTCAACAAAAAATTGTATACTTACGTGACAAGGTGGTAAACAGGTTTTATTTAAATCAGACGGATTCCAAGCACTTAAAAATATTCTTCTTGAATATGGTTCGTTTTTTAATAAATTTAATACATATTTAACTTGGTCTATACCTTTGTTTTCATAATCTGTTTTACAATCCTTATATTCCGCGCCAAAATGTCTCCATTGAAAACCATAACACGCTCCACAATCATTTTCCTCTAAATGACTTAAACCTATTTTGTTTAAATAATCTTTACTACTATTACCATCCCATATACGAATCTTCTTATTCTGTAATATACTATTGTCTGTATTACCTCTTAAAAACCATAATAATTCTTCTATACAAGCCTTAAATGCTACTTTTTTAGTTGTTAACATCGGTATAAATTCACTTATATTATAACGTATTTGTGTTCCAAATATAGACGTTATGCCTACACCAGTTCTATCATTTCTTGTTAAATTATTTTTATTACGATTAATGATATTTTTTGCAATAGATAAATAATCTTCTTCACTATCTTTTAAGACATTATTATTATTTTTTTTAATATATTGTAAAAATCTATAATTACAATTTTCATTATCAGAATAATTATTATCAGAATAATTTAATAAATAATAATCATTTGTTAAAAATGGAAAAAATTTATCACAATTATAATTTTTTTTTATTTGTGTTATAAATATATTATCTATTTTGTTATCTTCTTCTGTCTTTTTAAACATTTCTAAAAATAAATTATATATATTTTCACCACCTATTATATATATGTTTTCCAATATATTTAATTCATTTAATAATTCTTTTTTATTTATTAATAAATTTTTTATTTCATTAAAGTAATGTAAATATTTATATTTATTATCAATATCTATATTTTTTATTGCTAATGTATTATTTAATTCTTTTTCAAAATTAAAATAATGTAAATTATTAATATTGTGATTATTTTTTAATAATTCTTCATTTCTTGTTAATACTATGTTAAATCTGTTTTTAAGAGGTTTAGAATTATCTGGTAAACTATCATATGTTTCACGACCCATTAATACAATATTATTTAAGGTTTTTTGTTTAAAAAATTTTAAATCTTCTTTAATATGCCAAGGTATTTTATTATTTTTACTTATACCATTTTTATTATCTAAAGCAACTATTAAATTATATGAATATTTCATTATAAAAATAATAAAAAATATTAATTATTGATATATAATTTAATAGAAATATTTTTAAATATTTTATTAATTAATAATTATTTAATAATTAAATATTTATAAATTATAAATATTTTGAAAAAATAATATTTTTAATTTAATATTTTAAACAAATTTTTAATAATTAATTATAATATTTATGATGAAACGGAAACTTCATCAGGATTAAAAGTTTTCATAAATGAGTCTTTTTCAGTTTTCCAATTTTTAGCAGCTTCTTTCATAAGATTTTTAGGTTCAATATTAGGGTTATCTTTTTTAATTTTTTCCATTTGTTGTTTGACATATGTGTTATATGCAGTAGGTTTGCGTTTAATACCATCTTTCTTTTTTTTTGGAGTTACTTTTGTATTAATATTACTTTTGATATGGTCTTGAACCTTCATAATTGCGTTACTCATAATTTCATTAAATTCTTCTTCGGTAATAGTAAATTTCTTTTTAGATGATTCTTCTTTTTTTGTATTAAATTCTTCCTCTGCTACAAATTTAATATGAGACAAAATTGTTTTAGTTATTTCATCATAATATTTTTTGTTTGCTTGAAAATAAGCTTTATTAATAACATCCATTTTTAGATATTAATTAGGTGCTGTTACTATTAAAATATATAAGGTTATTAACTCTTAAATAGTTTTAGTTAAAACTAATTAATATATAGTTATAATTAAAAAATTTTTCAAATTTTTTTTATTAATTTGTTCAAAATATAATTATATTTAATTATTATCTAATTAAATTATATATTAATTATATAATTAAAATAATAATATTTGTTATAAATAATTAAGTATATAAAATATCATAAAATTTTTGATTTAAAGTTTTTTCTTTAGGTTTTTGCTGTTGTATTTTTTGTTGTAATTTTTTTTGTGTATTTATTGAAACAGGTTTAGCATAAACTATTTTTTTAGAATTATTTAATTTTTGTGATTGTAATGAATTTAATAATGGCGTAACAGGTTCTGCAATTTTTAAATTTATTTTATTTAATTCTTTTCTTTTATCATTTTCTTCTTTTAATTTTTTAGACATTAAAACTAAATCTAAATTATTTTCTTTAAATTTTCTATATTCGTCTGCTTTTTGTTTATAACCTTTTTTATCTAAAATACTAATTACTTTATCAATTTCAGAATCCATTTTAACTTTAATATCTAATGCACTAGTAGTAGTTAAATTTTTTATATAAGTAAAATCTCTTTCTTTAATTTGGAAGGTATTTTCTAAATCTTTCATAATTTCTTCAATAGTTTGAAATATTTTAGCATATTTATCTAATAAATTTGAAACATCTATTATAATTTTAATAGAAGTTTGATAATTCTTTGATAAAGTTTTATTTACATCGTCTGCATTTTTATAATTATTTTTTAAAATTTTAATTTTATTTTTATTTTCTTCTAATCTTTTTTGTAATAATTCTAAGTTTTTTTCTGTTTTTTTTGTTATTAATTTAAAATTTTCTTCTACCATTATAAATTATATTTAATTTATATTAAATATTTTATAATAATTATTTATTACAGAAATTAATTATTATAAAAATTATTTATTATATAAATTAATTTTAATAAAAATTATTTATTGTATATATTTGCTATTTAAGTATGATTTTGAAGAGACAATTCATAAATATTTGGAATTTCTTTATTATTTTTATTTATTTGTTGAATTAAATCAAGTCCAATAGATAAATCAGGACCTTTTTTATTAAGTTCTCGTATTTCATTCATTGAAATTGCATAATTAAAATATCTAAGATTACTAATTCTAAATATATCAGGATTATCCTGACCTGTTTTATCTTCAGGAAATAATACAAATTTATCATTGTTTGTTTGAATAGTATCATTATTTAATCTAAAACTAGAATCTATTAAATTATCATTAAGGTAAAATGACATTTTAATTCCTGTTTCAAAATTATCTTCATTATAATAATCTTCTAATATAATTGTTATCATATACCAGTCTTTTAAATTACTATTTAATAAACTTAATTTTTCACCAGGAATTGCAAAAGTTTGAAGACCTCTTTTTTTTGTTGATAATTCTATAACAATACCATTACCATCCGAGCCAAATTTAACTCTTGGACACGTTAATAGTTCCGTTGTTCCTTTTTCAAATATTACAGTATTTTGAACATTATTTGTTTTTTTATTTATCCAAAAATTATATGTAAATTGTGCTCCACCTTTAAGATTTATAGATGGTGGTATTCTTACATATCTTTTTGATCTTTCTTTATCATATTTACTTTCAATATTAGTATTATAATAAAAAGTATCATTGCTTGATTTTGTTCCTTTTAAGAGTAACTTATTAACTTTAAATTTATTATTATTTACAATAGATAAACCTAAATTATGTTCTTGTTTCATTTTAGGAAAAAATTTATATCTCAATATTTTTATGTATAAAAATATTAAAGCAATTCCTATTATTACACCAACAATTATAAATATATTATTAATACCAAAATTATTCATTGGTAACATTTTATTTATAATTATAAATAAAAATTATATTAATTATTAATGTGAATCTAAATTATTTAATTTTCATTATCATTTACTAAATCAATTTTATATAAAGGTGAACGTACACCATATTCAGTTACACCAAGTCTTTGTAAAATACTTTGATGTACTGGTCCTGATTTATAAATTTTATTTACTTCATTTTGTGATGTAAAAGCATAATCAAAAAATTCAAGTCTTGATAAATATCCATCTGTTGTACCTAAATCATCATCACCACCTACTATAACATCACCTGCTGGACTCATAACAGTTCTATTATTATTTGCTACTGATGTTGAATGTATTCTACCATCTACAAATAATGTAGATAAATTACCATTAATATTTACTATAATATTAACCCATCTTTGTAAAGGTATGTAATCAAGTTTAAATTCTAACATATCATCAACAGAATTATCAATAGAAATAAAATTTGCAGGATCACTATAATTAAAACCCATTTCATCAAGATCATTATTATCATTATTATCATCACTAGAAGAGCCAGTAGAGTTAACATTACCAATATTAGTATCAGATGATTCTCTTGTTCTTAATTTTATTATCATTGAATTAGTATTTTTTCTTATATATGCTAATATAGTTGGTTGTTTTACAATTACAGGATTTTCAACATCAAAGGTATCTCTTGTTCTAGAAAATATTAAAGTATGATCAGTTGAATCATTGCTTGATTGTAAATATACCCAAAAAGAATAAGCAAATCTTTCTCCATTAATATCCTCAGGAATATCTCTTGATTTATTAATTAATTTTAATTCATTATTTCCACTATTTTGTATTTTTAAATTAATTGGTGCATCAATTACAGTAAATTTTTTTCTAGATGGTCTATTGTATAATACAATTAAATAAATTGTAACTGATAATAATAAAAGTAATACTAATACAATGACCATTGAATCATTTGTTCTAGTATTTAAATTATTCATAAAATTCATCATATTTATTTATATTAATATAACTTTTTTTATATTTATAAAAATATAAAGAAAATTATAAAATTTTTTTTATATATAAAATATTTTTATCTGTTAAAATATTAAATTCTTGATTATATTTTACAACTAAATCAAAAATTTTTGTTTCTATTTTTCCATATTTAAAATTTTTTATTAATTTTAAAAATATTTTATTTTTAAAATCTTTAATTTCTTTTTTTTTTAATTTTTTATATTTTTTTAATTGTTTTTCTAAATTATCATTATTACCTAAATCAATGTATAATTTAAGATTTATTAAATATAAATTAATAAAATCTATAAATAATATATCATTTTCATTAAATTTTAAAATATTTTGATTTAAAAATTGTATTTTTTTTCTATTAAAAATAATATTTTGATTATTTTCTATAAGCATATTAGTAAATTTAATATTTTTACTTAAATTTATATTAAATAAATGATTTTCTAATTTTAAATTTTTTATATTATCTAAATTTATATTTTTAAATTTTATTATATAATTATTTATTACAAATATCTTTACAAAATTAATGTATTTTAAAAAAATAAAATTATTTTCTATATTTTGTTTGTATAAATATTCTTCAATTTTATCTGTAAAACAATAATATACTAATATTTTTCTATAAATTTTTTTTATTATGTTATTTTTATTTTCTTTATTTAATAAACAATTAATTAATTTTTTTTCATTTATAATTTTTTTGTTTTTGTTATTTTCTAAATATTTATTCAAAACTTTTTCAAATTGTTTATAATATAATTCTATAATATTAATTAAATTATCATATATTATCATAGTAAATAAATTTGAATTAGTGTTTTTATCAATATAATCAATATCGATTATTTCTAATTTTTTTTTAAATAATAGTTCACTTTTTTCAAAAATATTTTTTTCAAAGCTTAATTCAATTATATTATCATTATAATATTCTTTATTATTAATTTCTTTATTTTTAATATTGTCTAAAAATATTTCTAAATTTAATAAAATTGTTTTTAAGTTACAATTAAATCTTAATATAAAATTTTTTAATTTATCTAATGAATCTTTGTATAATTCTATATTTTCATTATCAATTATATTAATTATATATTTATAAACTTGATTATATGTAGGTTTATTAAACCATATAATATCAATTATTTTATTATTAGTATATTCTTTAAATTTATTAAAACTGTTTTTGTGTATAACACAAATAATTTTGATAAGAATTTTATTATTAATAAATTGATTATAAATATTTAAAATATTTTTGAAAATATTAGATTTATAAGTATCTAAATCATCTATAAACAAAACTTTTTTTTCTTTTTTAAAATAATTTTTAATAGATGTATTTTGAAAATAATTTTTAATATGATCATTAACATTTTTATCATATGAAATATCACAATAGTGATATATATCATAATTGTTTTCTTTCATTAATAATTCGCATATACTAGTTCTTCCTATACCATTATCTCCTACACAAAATAAAATATTTCTATTATTATTTAACCAATTTTTAAATTCTTTTATAAATATTACATTTCCTTGTATATCATCTTTTTTTTCTATACAATATTTATCTAAATAAAATGACATTAATTTAATTAATTAATTTACTTAATATTATTTTATTTCATTTAAAATAATTTTTAAAAAAATAAAATCAAATTTTCATAATTAATTTTTTTATATTTTATTGTTTACAATACATACTATATTGGTCCCAGTTATTTTCTATTTGACGACTTAAATGATTTGTATTATCTGTTATAAATTGATTAATTTTTTGACATTTATCATCCATTAAAATTGGTTTATTGAAACAATTTAATTGATTAGCATCACAAGGATTTTGATTTCCTTGATGATTTAATATAATTAGTTTATTTTGGCGGTTTGTATAATAATCTGGCGTATTACCTTCGGTTGGTAGCGTATCTTCACTTTCATCAATACAAGAAGTTATTGTAGTATCATCAGGGTCTGTACCAAAAGTAAAAGTATTTTTTACATAACCTTCAGGACAATTTGTAAATTTTGTTTTATTTAATTTACCTTTTTGATTAATTTTCATCATTTTATTTAAATCGACTAAGTAAAATAATATTATAATAGACACAAAAATAGCTACTACTTTACTTATTGTTTTAACTGGTTCACCAAATGTTAAAATCATTGATAAATTAATAAATAATAAAATTATAAGATAAAAACCTCCACGTATATTAACAGGATCATAATATGTTTTCATTTATTTTAAAAATATATTATTTTTAAATTAAAATAATTCTTTTCTAAATAATATTTTGCTTCCTTTGTTTGATACATTTTCAGACCTATCAATTGGTACGTGTACGCTAGAAGCATCTATTACATAATTTTCATATTGTTGAATACCTATTAAAATTTTTGGAACACAATAATCCAGAACTTTTTTATTTAAATCTTTAACTTGTAAAACAATGTCTTCATTTAAATTTCTACCATATTGTAAATAAATACTTCTCATAACAATTTTAAGTTCAATTTCAGATTGTGGGCCAATTATGTGTTTTCCATTTGTTTCTTCTGCTATTTTATTTTTCATACCTAATTGCAATGCTTCTATATTTAAATCACTGAAAAATAAATCATTTAAACAATTTGAACTAAAATGACCCTTAATTGCATCGCTATTAAAATTATTTAATTCTACATTTTGATAATCAGACATTATACAATTTATATTAATTATATATTTTTTTAATAAATCATTTTTATTATTTATTTTAAATTATTTTATTTAATTTATAATTTATTATAAATATAATAATGGTAAATAATATATTAAATGAAAAAAAAATAAGAGAATATTATGATGCAAATAATGTATTATATAATGATAGAGATATTGAAGTGATACATAATAATTTAAATAATAAAAATAATAAAATATATCAATCATTGAAAAATATATTTAATAGAATAAAAAATTTTAATTTGAGTGGTGGTGCTGAAACAGTTATGCCTTCAGAATTTTTTGGTAAAAATAGTGGTAGTTTTGTAGAATCATCTTCTAAACCACCTACAATTATTTCAGATTATAATGCAATATCTGAAAGTACAAGACCAGCGATATTAAGTGATGAATTTCCTTTAATGAATGGTGGTTGTGGTTGTACAATGTTAGGTGGAGGTAAAATTAAATGTAAATCAAAAAAATTAAAAGGTGAAACAATATATAAAAATATATGCAGTGGTTGTAATAAAAGATATTGTAAAAAACATCCTAAAAAAGGAGGCTGTCCTATGTGTAAAAATATGTTTACTAAAAAAGATGTTGAAAATGTTTCTAAATTATTAGAAACAAAAATTAATAAAAAAGATTATGATATTGTTGCTGCTTCTTTAACTCTAAAATTTAAAGAAGAATTAAATAATAATATTTCTAAAAAATCTAAAACAAAAAAACTTAAAAAAACAAAACAACTTAAAAAAAAAAATAATTAAATATTTTTTATGTAAATTGATTTAAGTATAATTTAATATGAAATATATATATTACAAAATTTTTTTTGTTAAATTATTAAATAAAAATTTATTAATTAAATAATAATAAAAAATTTGAAAAAATTTTAAAAAATAAATAGAAGAATTTATTTAAGTGTTAATTGATTATAATTAGTAATTAAATAAAATCTTCTATATATTAAGTATTAAATTAATTATTAAATTTTAAAATGTCAAAAAAGTCTTTAAGTAAGAAATATGTTAAAATGGACCAGATTAAACACGTATTACAAAGACCTAATATGTATATTGGTTCTATTGAATTAGATGAATATAATACTTGGATTTATGATGAAAAAAATAATGAAATGAAAAAGAAGAAAATAAAATTTGTTCCAGGATTATATAAGATTTTTGATGAATTAGTTGTAAATATTTTAGACCATAGTAAAAGACTTGAGAAGACTAAATATCCTATAACAAAAATTAAAATAGATATTGATACAGATGAAAATAAAATAGTAGTATATAATGACGGTGAAGGTATTGAGATAGAAAAACATCCTGAACACGATATTTATATACCTGAATTAATTTTCGGAAATATGTTAACATCCTCTAACTATGATGAAAAAGAAGAAAAAGAGATTGGAGGTATGAATGGAATAGGAGCTAAAGCTTGTAATATATTTTCAAAAAAATTTATAATAGAAACTGTTGATATAGATAAAAAGAAAAAATATAAACAAGTATTTGAAGAAAATATGAGTATTAAAAACAAACCAATTATTAAAACTTATGATAAATATCCTTATACAAAAATAACATTTTATCCTGATTTAGAAAAATTTAATTTAAAAAATTTATCAAAAGATTTTATTAGTCTTATGAAAAAAAGATGTTATGATTTATGTGCTTTAACAGATAATAAAGTAAAAGTGTTTTTAAATTCCGAAAAAATTTCCATTACTGATTTTAAAAATTATTCTCAATTTTATTTAAAAGATTATAAATCTGAAGATATTTTTTATCATAAATTTAATACTAAATCTGAAATTGTTATAAGTTATAATAAAAATGGTAATGGGTTAGAACATATATCTTTTGTAAATGGAATATGGACTATTAAAGGTGGAAAACACGTTGATAATATTGTTCAACAAATTATAAAAGGTATTACCGAACATATTACTAAAAAAAATAAAGATATCAAAATCAAACCTCAATTTATTAAAGATAACTTGATTATATTTTTAAAATCTACTATTATTAATCCAGCTTTTGATTCACAAACAAAAGATTATTTGACTACTCCTGTTTCTAAATTTGGTATTAAAATGGAAATACCTGATTCTTTTATTAAAAAAATAATGAATAGTGAATTAGTTGAAAGAATTTATCAATTATCTAATAATTTATTAGAAAAAAATCTTAAGAAAACCGATGGTAAAAAAAAAAATACATTAAGAGGAATTCCAAAATTAGATGATGCTATTAATGCAGGTACTAAAAATTCTCATAAATGTACTCTTATATTAACTGAAGGAGATTCAGCAAAATCTATGGCTATTGCAGGTTTAAGTGTAATAGGTAGAGAAAATTATGGTGTTTTTCCATTAAAGGGTAAATTACTTAATGTAGCAGATTTAAAACAAAATAAAATTGCGAATAATGAAGAAATAAGTAATTTAAAAAAAATAATTGGTTTGGAAACAAACAAAGAATATAAAAATGTGAAAACATTGAGATATGGTAAGATATTGATTATGACAGACCAGGATGTTGATGGAACACATATAAAAGGTTTGATTTTTAATTTATTTTATCAATTATGGCCTTCATTAATTCAAAATGATGGATTTTTAAATTCTATGTTAACTCCTATTATAAAAGCAACTAAAAAAACTAAAACTATTAATTTTTATAGTTTAATTGATTATAATAATTGGTTAAATAATGATAAAAATGAAAAATGGAATATTAAATATTATAAAGGATTAGGTACTTCAACAAACAAAGAAGCAAAAGAATATTTTAAAGATTTAAAAACAGTTGAATATAAATGGTCTGATGATAATGAAATTGATTTGGCATTTAATAAATCACGTGCTGATGACAGAAAAGAATGGTTGTATAAATATAATAAAAATGATGTTTTAAACTATAATGATAAAAATGTTTCATACCAAGATTTTATTAATAAAGATTTAATCCATTTCTCTGTTTATGATACTGGACGTTCATTACCATCCATTTGTGATGGACTTAAAATATCAACCAGAAAAATACTTTATTGTTGTTTTCAAAGAAATTTAGTTAAAGAAATTAGAGTAGCACAACTCGCTGGTTATGTTAGTGAAAAAGCCAATTATCATCACGGCGAAAAAAGTCTACAAGATGCCATTATAGGTATGGCACAAGATTATGTAGGTTCTAATAATATCAATTTATTAATGCCTAACGGACAATTCGGTTCACGTGTTCAATCAGGAAAAGATGCTGCATCTCCACGTTATATACACACTGAACTTAATCCTATATCTTTCAAAATATTCTCTAAACAAGATTTACCAATTCTTAATTATATTAATGAAGACGGTGATTTAATTGAACCTGAATTCTATTTACCCATTATACCTATGATTTTAGTTAATGGTGTTATCGGTATTGGTACTGGTTTTAGTTGCAATATTCCTTCATTTAATCCAAAAGATTTAGTTAATATTTATATTAATGTTTTAGAAAAACACAATAATTTTAATAATTTAAAAGACCAAAATAATAATTCTGATTTTGATTTTATTAATTATATAGAAGGATTAAAAGAATTAAAACCTTTTTATAGAGGATTTAAAGGTATTATTGATAAAAATCAAGAAGGTAAATATTATAGTAAAGGTGTATATAATAGAGTTTCGTCAAATGAAATAATGATAGAAGAATTACCAATAGGAGTATGGACACAAGATTATAAAGAATTTTTAGAAAAAGAATTAGAAAAAAATTCTAAATTAAAAGATTATGAATCACATTATACAGAAAAAGATGCTAAATTTAAATTAATATTTGAAGATGGATACGTTAATGAATTAATGAAAAACGATAAAAATAATCCTGATTTTAATTTATTTGATAAAGATTTTAAAATGATTACTACTAAAAATTTATCTATTACTAATATGCATATGTTTAATGAAAAAGGTGCTATAATGAAAGCACAAAATATAAATGATATTATTATATATTTCTATAAATTTAGATTGAAATGGTATAAAATAAGAAAAGATTATATTATTAATAAATTAAATGATGAATTAGAATATTTAGATAGTAGAATTAGGTTTATTTTAGATATAATAAATAATAAATTAGAAATAAGAAATAATAAAAAAAGTAATATAGAGAAATATTTAGAAGAAAATAAATTTAAGATAAAAGATAAATCATATGATTATTTGATAAAAATGCCTATATGGAATTTAACTTATGAAAAAAAAGAAGAATTGTTAAAAGAATTTAAAAATAAAGAAATTGAAATGAAAAATATTAAAAACTCTACTATACAACAATTATGGTTAAATGACCTACAAGAATTAAATAATGAATTAAAATAATTTAATTTACATAATCTGGTTTTCTTTCATTGTATAAACTTTTAATGCTATATTTATAATTTGATTTTTTAAATTTATATACTTTTTTATAATAAAAATATATTAATATTAAAGATAATAATACTAAAGCATATAAAATTTTTTTATTTTTAGTAACTAAGAAAAATATTAAAAATATTAAAAATAGAAATATTAAAAATAAAAAATACATTACTGTATTATATATTGAAAAATATATTCCTACATAATTATTAACTGTTATTGTTCTAATATTTATATTTTCATTATTATTAGCATATTGGTTTAAATTATCTATATATTCAGTTATAATATTTACATTATTATTATAATTAACTTGAGATTCATCATTATATTCATCTTTATTATATTCATCTTTAATATAATTATCTAAATTTCTCAAAATATTATATAAAAATCTAATTTTATTATTAATACAAAATCTAATATTTTGTTTAATTCTTTTATTAGGATAATATAAACCACATTCTAAATTAAAACCTATATCATAAAATTTATTTTCTATTTGATTTGAGTTTTTAAAAAAATTAAAAATTTTATCTGGTTCAACACTATCACCACTACTATTAAATAATGATATACGATTTATATTTTCTATATAATCTCTAAATTCATCATTTATTTCATTTTTAATTTCTGTTAAATTATAAATACCATCATCAAAAGCAATGTAACATTTATTTTTTTTAGAATATTTTTTTAATTTTTCATCATTAAAATAAAAAATATCGTCTTCTAATATTTGTTCACCTTCTAACATATGAATTTTTTTAAAATATCTATTATCATATAAATTATCTAAATAATTATTATCATTCATATTTAATTAATTTATACAAATTTTATTAAAATTTTTTTATTCTTTTTTATAAATGCAAATATTTGTAAAAACATTAACTGGGAAAACTATTACTTTAGAAGTTGAATCATCTGATACTGTATCAAATATTAAAGCAAAAATTCAAGATAGAGAAGGAATACCACCCGACCAACAACGTTTAATTTTTGCTGGTAAACAATTAGAAGATAATCGTACTTTAATGGATTATAATATTCAAAAAGAAAGTACACTTCATTTAGTTCTTCGTTTACGTGGTGGTTTATAAAAATTATTTATTTTTATAAAAAATAATTTATAAATTAAACTAAATTATTTAATTAAATTAATTTAATAATTATTATAATGAAAACAAAAGAACTATTATTAGATATACCTATTAATATAGAATATGATTATGAAGATATTAACATCAATCAAATTAATAATTTAAAAAAAAATATATTTATGATGTTTTGTGTATCTTTAATTATATTTGTTTCTATTATCTTAATTAATAAATTAATTTATAATTAATGTCTGAAAAAAAATTTAATAATTATTTAAATTATTTAAATAATTTAAATAAAAAAAATAAAATAGAAATAAAAACAAAACAATATAAAAAATTATTAAATAAAAATAAAGAAAATAATTCGTATAAAATAAATAAACCTAATTTACCTAATTTACCTAATTTACCTAATTTACCTAATTTACCTAATTTACCTGATAGTCCATTAACAAAAGAAGAATTAGAAAAATATAAAAAATTTGAAAAATAAAAAATTTAAAAAATAAAATTAAATTTATTAATATAATAATGAGTGAAGAAGAAATTCAGATTGTTAATAAAGTTGAACAAAAATATAATGAATTATTGAAAAAAAATAATAAAATTTTAGTTATAAGTAAAGAAGGTTGTCCTAATTGTGATAAATTAAAAGAAATGTTTGATGTTTTAGATATACCATATAATACATTTCTTTATAAAAATGAAAATAAATCAGATGAAGATTTTAAAGAATATTTAAAAGAACAAACAAAAGGTAAATTTTTTCCATTTTGTTTTGTAAATAGTAAATATATTGGAGGATATAAAGAAGTTCAAATGTTATTTTCAACAGAAAAAATGAAAGAATTATTATCAGAAATAGATATTGAATATGAAGAAGATTTTTAAAATTTGATTATAATTTTATATAAAAATTATCTAACTTATTCAATTATATAAAAAATTTTAATTAATAATTATTATAAATTATTAAAAATTATTAAAATGAAAAAATATATAAATATGAGTATGTTTAATTATCAATTAAAATTCATAAGACAAAGAAAAGAATTTTTTAAAAACAATGAATTGTTTAGAATTCAATTATATCTAGACAATTATTTAAAGGAAAATAATAAAAATTATAAAATTAAAAATAAAATATATTTTGCTTTACCAGATAATTTATTAAAATTAAATCAATATAATCAAGACATAAATCATAACGGTAGATGGTATTTAAAAAATAATAAAGAACAAATCAAATATATTGATTGGGCTAATAATGATAATTCTTTTTAAAATATTTTAAATTAATTTAATTAAATTAATTAATTTAAAGTATTTAAAAATTTATTACTCTATTATTATAGAGTATGTTTAATAATTTTAATAGAAATAAAAATGGAAAAACCAGATATAATTTTGCTTTGTGGTAAAAAGAGGAGTGGTAAAGACACGATAGCAGAATATTTAGTAGATAATTATAATTTTAAACATTATAAGATAACACAAAAATTAAAGGATTGTGTTAAAGTGCTTTTTAATATTGATGACTATCACTATGATAATCATAAAGAAGAAGTTTTACCAGAATGGGGTGTATCTACAAGACAATTAATGCAATTTATAGGTACAGAGATGTTTCAATATAAAATTCAAGAATTAATTCCGAATATAGAAAAAAAATTTTGGATAAAATTATTTTTTAATAATTTTTTTATTACTGAAAATTTTATAAATAATAGAAATCAAGTAGTTGTATCAGATTTGAGATTTATTCACGAATATGAATATATTAGAGAAATGTGTGATAAAAATAATTTAAAAATGATAGTACTTAAAATAGACAGAAGTAATATAGTAAATAATGATACACATATATCAGAAAATGAATTAGTTAATATACCTTATAATTTTAGTTTAAATAATTATTCAGATATAAGTTATCTTTATATGAATATAAATAATTTTATGAAAAAATTTAAAAAATAATTAAATAATTAAATTAGATAATTAAAAATATACAATTCTTTTTTCTTGAATTAAAGAAATATTATTTAATTTTGATTTAGATAATTCAACTCTTTTTTTTCTTGTAACTATTTTAATACTACCATCACTGTTTTTTATATTTTTATATATTAAATTATTCTTATCATTCTTTTTTTTTATATTTTCTTTTTGAATTAAAATCATATCATTTTCAATTATTTTTTTATGAATACATATATATTCATATATATTATTTTCTATTATCCATTTAAAAAAATTTAATTGTCCAATAGTTGTTTCTATAATATTATAATTGTTATTTATATTGCTTTTATCAATAATTTCTATTTTATTATTGTATAAATCATTTGAAATATTTAAATCATTAATAATATTTAAATTATTATTAATATTAAACACTAAATATATTTTTTTATTTCTTCTAAAAGGATCGAAATATTGTTTTGAAAATGCTTTTAAATTTGATTTATATGACTGATAAATATTTATAATTTCATTTTTATTATTATTATCTTTATTTATTAATATTGTATGTTTTTTACAATAATTAGTAACAAACCAATCTATTAATCTTAATGATATTTTAGTTTCTTGTATACTATTTTTAAAAATACTTTGAAATTTTAAATTTTTACTATATTTGTATTTTTTAAAAAATAAAATTAATAATAATTTATTTAAATTATTATTAATTGAATAAAATTTAATTAAAGGTTTTAATAATATTTTAAAATGTTCCATCTTGATTTTATTACAAATTAGTTATTTCACTTATTATTTTTTATTATAAATTTTTATTACATTATTTAATTTTAGTTTTAAATAATTATTAAAAATAATTTTATTTATTATCCATTATTTATTATTTAATATTCATAAAAAATAAATAATTTATTCTAATGGTCTTCTGTTAAGATCGGGACCAATTGTTGTTTGCATCCAGGGTGATACTTGTACTTGGGGATTAGGTGGTTCACTTCTTAATTGACGATTAGCATTTCTTAAGGATGAACCTGTAGTATTAACACCAAGATGTTTACCAGATGTAAGATAATTACGTCCATCAACTTCACCTTGACCAGCTGGTGCTGCTTGTGCCCATTGGCTATTAGCGGCATCATTAGGAAGTAAATCTTTGGCACTTAAACGATCACGAGGAAAACATTTTGATGGTGCATTAGTTGCAGGATAATCAACTTCTTTAGGTGTTTCGTTATTATTATTTTCTGATGGAATTACATTGTTTTGAAATTCTTCAACATCAACAATTTCTTCTTCCTCTTTTTTATTATTGTAATTATTTATTAATAATCCAAGAAGGATAATTGCTACTAATGTTAAAACTCCAGACACTATAGTTTTTCTTTCCATATTTATTATATATTTATATAATAATTTTAAAAAAAATTAATTTAATTAATAATAAAAATTAATTAATTAAATTTTATTCATTTTCAATAGAATTTAAAATATTATTATATTTTTCTAATTTTTCTAATTTTAAATTTCTTTGTTTACATTTAATTTCAATTGTATTAAGTAATTTAATTAATTTATCATTATCTGTATTAATTTTTTCTTTTAAAACATCTAAACGTGTTAAAATATTATTTTTTTCATTATTTATTATTTCATTATTTTGTTTTAATGTATTAATATTATTATTTTTATCTTCTATAATTATATTTTCATTAACTTCTTCCATATTAACTTCTTTATTATCAACTTCTTCATTATTTACTTCTTCATTATTTTCTTCTTCATTATTTACTTCTTCATTATTTTCTTCTTCATTATTTTCTTCTTCATTATTTTCTTCTTCATTATTTTCTTCTTCATTGGTATTTTCTTCTTCATCGGTATCTTCTTCATCGGTATCTTCTTCTTCATTTTGATTAATTATTTCTTCTTCAATTGCGTGTAATAACCAAGTATTATTTTTACTATAAGAAATAATAAAATTATGCAAATTGTTTAAATTAATTATAGAATCATCTAGTAACGCGTTTAAATTTTGTTTAAATTCAATATTTAATTTAAAATATTCATCTTCTAATTCTATTAAATCATTATAATATAAATTAACTGTTTTAACAAAATTTAATAATTCTGTATTATGTTTATTATCATTTAAATAACATTTAAAAATAAGTTGATTATCAATTAATTGTATTTTTTCAAAAAATTTAATTTTTTCTAATAATAAATATTGTTTATTAATAATATGTAATTTTCTATCATTGTCTTTTTCAATAAAATTATTAATTGAAAAAATATTATTTGAATTATTAACAAGGTCTTCTATGGTTGTAGCACTCATTTAAAAAAATAAGTTAAATTTTTTATCTGATTTTTGACGCATTTAAGTTATTTTATCTTATTTTTAAAATTTATAAATTTAAAAATGAATTCTATTAATAATAATTTAGATAATAATTTAGATAATAAATTAGATAATACATTAGATAATAAATTAGATAATAAATTAGATAATAAAGAAATTGAAGAAAATAATTTTATAAAAAATAAAAAAAAAGAAATAACTAATATATTTATTAATAAGATAATTGAAGAATTTAATAAAAACGAACAAAATATTAATCACAATATTATTAAACCTTTACTAAATAAAATTTATAGTAATATTTATCATTACCTGTATTTTATTTTAATACTTATTATTATATTAATTTCATTAAATTTAATTAATATTTTTATGTTTTCTTATTATCTTAGAAAAATAAGAAACAAAACTTTTTAATTAAATTAAAAAAATTAATTATTTAAATATTTTGATGAATTAGATGAATTATCATAAAATAATTTAATTAAATTATTTACTAAATAATCTTTATTTATTTCATATCTATAATTATTATTTTGTTTATTTTTTTCTAATAAATATAATATTTTATTTATTATCATATTTATAAATGTTTTATTTGTATTAATCCAATCGTTTAATTTAATTTTATTAGTTTCTTTTATATATAGTTGTGTCATAATAAAATTAGGTTTAAATTTATATTTAATTAAATTTTTTTAAATACATTTAAAAAAATAAAAAAATATTTTTTAAAATTGATAATAATGAATAATTATATAGAAGAAGAAGAATTTAATAATGAAGAATTAAAAGATAATTTTATGATTTATATGTTTGATAAACTATATAATTGTTTAAGTAACATAAAAGAAGATTATAAAATAAATGGTTTTGGAAATCAAGTTGAGTTTTTAAAATTTATAGAAATTATTATTAATAGTTTGCATTTTTATAAAATTGATAATGATGATGATGAATTAAGTGATAACACCGAAGAAGACGAAGATATCTATTTGAGAGATAAAGATTTTGATTAAATTAATTAATTATTATTATAAAATAAAATAAATTAATTAAATAAAATGTCTAGTGATTTAACAGGTTCTTTAGCAGCACTTAGTTTAGTTTTAGCAAAACAAACATTAGAAGTTTTAAGTGATAAAAAAGTTAAAGGAAAAAAAGTTAGTAAAAAAAAAATTAATAAAATAATTAAAAAAGGTGGCTCAAATACATCTTCAAATGTAGCTTCAAATTCTAATACATCTTCTTCTAATGTAGCTGGTAATAGTTCATTAAATGGTGGTTCAGCTGCTAATAGACGTAGAAGAAGAAATCGTGTAGTATAATTTATTTATATATTTAAAGATATTCACATCCTTTTAATTCATTTAAATAAATATTAGATAAATTAATTAATTCATCAATAGATAAATTATTTGATAGATTACTTAATCTATTTTTTATAAAATCAATACGAATAAAGAAATCCGTATTGCTTTCAAATAATTCTTTTTGAACATTATATAAATTATTATTTAATATAAATACAAATGAATTCATAATTATTTTATAATAAAAAAAATAAAAATAATAATTTATTAAATCAAATTTTAATAATAAATTTTAAATAAAAATAGATTAAAATAATAAAAATATTATCTTTAAAAATAAATAAAAATGTTAAACAATATAGATTTTACATTTTTAAATGATTATCAAGGTGATGCTTTGACATCTTTAAATGTTTCAGAAAATTTAGGTGAAGATTTTGTACCTTTTATTGACGATACATTACGTATGGTCACATTACAAATTATTATACAATTTATGTTCTTTTTAAGAGACAACAAAGAAAATCCTTTCTTTTGTGAAAGTTTTTTTGAATTACTTTTCTACATTATTTTAGGTCTTATGTTCTATTGGTTAATTATCAGAAAAATTATTAATATTGAATAATTACAATATTAATTAAATTATTATAATACGAATAAAAAATTTATGTTTAATATTTTTTTTTATAATATTTGTTTGAAAATAAAAAAATAAACAAATGAATCAAATTAAAGATAATATTAATTTATTTAATAATTTAAGAGTGTATAGTAAAAAATTATTAAATAGTGATAATATTGTTCAAGATTTAAAAGAATTAATTGTTTCAGGAGAAATTTTAGACAATCAATCTAAAATAAGTAATCAAGATAAATATATAAAAGAAGATTATTTAGAATATTCAAATTATAATAATTTAAATAATTTAGATAATTTTTTATGTAATTTTATAATAGATGATTCTTTTTTATTAAATAATATCAATAATGATAATGAAAAATATAATCAATTAATTAATACTTTTAATGATGTTGAATTTTTTTATAATTATACTCATTCTAATGATAATACTGTGTTTAGTAATATAGACAGAACCTATACATTAGGTGGTAGATTGTATTTAAAAAATTTATTAGAAAATCCAGTTGATGATATTAATATCTTAAATAATAGACAATCCATTTTAAATAATTTATTAAATAATTTTAATAATAAATTAAATAATTTAAATAATAATTTTGAATTAATAAAAAAAGTAGAAAAAAATGTTCATTGGATGTTAGATCAGAATGATGATGAAATGAGTGTTATGATTGATATGCTATATTTTAATCAGTATTTATTAAAAAAATTAAATAATATACCAGTTGTTTTAACAATAACAAATTTATACAAGATTTTGTTATCACCTATGATAGGTATATTGACACCTATAATGTATGTAGTTATACCATATTTAGTATTAAGATTTAAATTTAAATTAAGAATAGGATTTATACATTATGTAAAAATGATGTATAATTATTATATTAAATTAAATTTTGTAGATATGTTATCAAAAACAAATTCAAAAATTAAAATAATAAAAAACATATGGACTTGTTTTACGATGTTATTTTATTTTAATGGTATTTTAAATAGTATTGAGATTTCAAGATTAACATTAAAAATTAATAATTTTGTTTGTACTCAGATAGATAATACGGTTTGTATGATAAAAAATAGTTTTGATATAATAGACAAATTATATAAAAAAGAAAATATAGAATATTTTTTTAATTATTTAGAGATAGATAGAAAAGATTATAAGATATATGAAAATTTATATAATGAAAATATAGAAAATAATATTGATAAAAATAAAGATATTAGTTATATTTTAAAAAATTTAATTAATTCAAATCATTTTGGTAAAAAATTAACATTGTATAAAATATATGATAAAAATAATTTAAAAAAATTATTAAATATTATTTATCAATGTGATGTAATACATTCTATTTTAAAATTAATTAATTTAAATAATTTATCTCAAACAGAATTTTTTAATTTAAATAATAAATTAGATAATTATAATGAACCTAAAATAGAAATAAAAGGATTGTGTCATCCTTGTATTAAAAATAATATTAAAAATGATATTATTTTATCTAACAAAAATAATTTATTAATAACTGGTCCAAATGCTGGTGGTAAATCAACATTTATAAAAAGTATTTGTATCAATATTTTATTATCTCAAACAATAACTTATAATTATTGTGATAAAATTAAATTAACACCATTTTATTATATTGCGTCTCAGATGAATATAGTTGATGAAAAAGGTGTTAATTCATTATTTGAAAGTGAAATGTATAGAATTTTAAATAATTTAAATCAAGTTATTAAAAGCAATAAAGAAAACAGATTATCTATTTTATTTTTAGATGAATTATTTAATTCTACTAATGTTATAGAAGGTATATCAGGCAGTTATAGTATTTGTAAAAAATTAGCATCTCTCAATAGTAATATAACTCTTTTAACAACTCATTTTACTTATTTGTATAAACTCGAAAAAGATTCTAATTTTAAAAATTATAAAATGAATGCAATTGTTAATAATAACGACATTATTTTTCCTTATAAATTATTACCAGGATATTCTACTCAATATATTGCAATTGAATTACTTAAAAATGAAAATAATTTAGAAAAATATGAATATCTCACAAAAGATGTATTTAATGAAGCAATACATTTTAAACAAAAATTATTAAATCTTAACCATACTAAAAAAGTGGAGAAAAAGATTTAAGGATAAAATGATATGAAATATATATATCAAAAATTTTTTTTTACACACATATTAAAATTTAAATATTTCACTAAGACTTCCTCCTTGTATAAGTCTGTTAATGATAATAGAAAGAGTGGGTATAATAGTAAATGTTTTTAATTTGCTACATAATTTTTTATTTTTTTCTTGTGGTAAACTATCACTTACTATAATTTCTTTAATATAATTAGAATTATTAATTCTTTCTATTGCAGGTCCTGATAATATTCCGTGTGTTGCTATAACAATTACATCTTTTGCTCCTTTTGATTTTAATAATTCGCCTACTTTAATAACCGTACCACAGGTATCAACCATATCATCAATTATAATTGCTGTACGATTTTCTAAATATTTTTTATCACCTATTAATACGGCTTTATCAACTTTATTTATTTGTGTATAATCTCTTTCTTTACTAACAACCATAAAAGGCATATTAAATTTGTTTGCATAAGTTTGAACTCTTTTTAATGCACCTTCATCTGGAGCAACCATTACATATTCTGTATTTAATTTTTCTAAATTTTTATTAATTGAATAATTTTTAATTAGATAATCATATATCATATTTATACAATAAAAATTATCACAAGGTATATTAAAAAATCCTTGAATTTGATGAGAATGTAAATCAAAACTTATCATACGATTTATACCAGCAGTTATAAATAAATCTGCTATATCCCTTGCTGATATACACACACGAGAATTATCCTTTTTATCTTGTCTTGAATAAGGATAATACGGACATATTAATGTTATATTAGAAGCATCCGAATTCTTACAAGTCCTTATCAATAAATATGTCTCCATTATATAATCATTTATAGTTCGTTCATCACTATTACACGGAGAACTCACCACAAATATGTTTTTCCCTCTTATCGATCTCAATATATTCGTTTTAATTTCTCCATTAGAAAAATAATCTATTTTTGTCTCTATTAATTGTATATCTGATTCTTTTGATAATTTTTTTGCTAATTCTAAATGTGAATTTGTCGTTAAAATACAATTCATTTTAACAATCAATAAAAAATTATAATTATTATAAAATTTTCCTTTTTTATTTTATATTTTTTTATAAATTTTTTAAATATTTTTTTATTTTAAAAAAATTAATTAATTAAATTTAATTAATTAAAAATTTAATTAATAATCTATATAACTACAATAATCATCAATTAAAACCATATTATATGAATTATAATAATCATTTAAATATTCATCATAATATTGATTTAATTTTTCATTTTTAAGTAATTTTTTATGAATGTCATCATAGAATAATTCATACAAACAATTAATTATTTGTAATAATTCATTATCATTTAATTTTTGTCTTAAATTATAATATTTAATTAAATAACTAAATATATGTAATTGAATTTCGTATTTTTTATTCGCTTTGAATTTATCTAAATCTAATTGAATATTATCTACTATATAATTCAAACAATCTTCAAAATCATCCAACATAAACATTTTTCTATTATATAAAAAGTATTATACAAAGTAATATACAAGTTTAATACAAGGGTTATATCTTCAATATATTATTTATTAAATATTCTTAAATATTTTATATAAATCAAATTTTTATAAAAATTTGATTTATTTAACTACTATATATTATTAAATTATAAATAAATTACCAATAATTGCGAGTTATTACAAAGAATGGAAAACAAAAACATTATGATTGAAGAAAATAAACAAATTAATAATAATGATATATATTCAGAAACAATAAAAAATCATAATTTAATTTCTAAATATTATTATATTTTAGAAGTAAGTGATAAATTAGATGAAATTATTAAAAAGGAAGAAGAAAATTCTGATTTATTTAATACTATTCAAAAAATGATTGAATTAAACAAAGAATTTTGTGTTGATTTTAATAAAAAAAATATTAATCAAAGAGAAGATTTTATTGAAAATATAAAATCAAAAATTAATTTAAATAGAATAAATTATTATCTTGCACTTCAATGTGATATTACATCTGATATTAGAAAAGAACAAAAAAAACAGTTTTCTTTAATACACTATAAAAAATTATCTAAATTTCTTAGAAATCTTCATTACTCTATAACTCTAGACCAATGGAACAATATTAATGATGTTAATACAAAACATCTGTTTTTATCAAATAATAATCTATATGGAGAAAAAACAAAAATTTATTTTTTAAATTTCTTAGAAAAAGGCTATATTCAAGAAAACCTTAAATGGCTTCAATTAGATATTGATAATATTCAAAGTATTATTGAATTTAATTCTTCAAATACAATTAATAATCAAATTATTTATAAAAATAATATTGAAACAATTAATTTTTTAAAAATATTTAATAATAAACTAGAATCTATTATTGAATTAAAAATTAATCAATATATTGAAAATAAAAAAACATATTATCAAAAGTATTCATTAAAATTAATTAACTATATAATGCTTGTTAATTATCTCTAAATATTATAAATATCTCTAAATATTATAAATATCTCTAAATATTATAAATATCTCTAAATATTATAAATATCTCTAAATATTAATAAAAAAATAATAAAATATTTTTTATTAAATTTGTGTTTAAAATAAAAAAATATTAATGATTGAATTAATAAATTAAAATGAAGATGTCAATGAATCCTCCTATGAAACCTAAAATGAAAATTAAGGTACAATTTTATCATTTGTTGGCATTGACTATTGTTGTATTATTATGTTTTTATTTAATGTATCGTGATATTAAAAGAATTGAAGGAAATTGTTTTAAATTATTTAAAAGAGTAGATGAAATTCAAAAAACTTTTGAGGAATTACAAGTCAATTTAGAAAATAATTTAAATATGTTAGAAAATATTGATAATAATGATAATATTGAAGAAATTGAAGAATTAAATATTGAAGAAGTACACCAGGGAGATAAATTAAAATCAGGATTAGAAGAATTAGGTAATGTTATGAAGGACATTGATGAACATAATAAAAAAATAGAGAATGTTGTTAATAACTTAGAAAATAAAAAATTAGAAGATGTTGTCAATATTGTTGAGAATGATAATAATGATAATAATGATAATAATGATGTTGATGAACTTTTAAAAAATATTAGTGTAATCGTTGAAGATAATAGTGACCAAACTGAAACAGATGACCTTTCAAAATTATCTGAAGAAGAATTAAAAAAATTATCTAATGATAAACTTAAAGATTTTTTAAAATCTCAAAACAAACCTATCACTGGAAACAAAACTAAATTAATTAATTCTATTTTAAATAAAGAATAAATTAATTAATTTATTATTAATAATAATTAAATAAATAATTTAATTAATTTTAAAAATTAAAAAAATATAAATATAATATTAAATAAAATAATGGCAACTTGTAACAAATGTGAAAGAAAACCTTTAACACCTAATGAGAATTGCCCTGTTTATAATATGGATGACGGAAGACATTTCACAGATTATCGTCCTCGTTGTGCTCAAAATAACAGTATGGTGAATAATAACATTATGAATTCGTATGAATATCGTATGTATTTACAAAAAAATGCTAAAAATTTAATGTCACAAAATGAAAAAATTGCTCAAAATAATAACAAATGTGAACCTTGTTTTGATTTTTCTGCTGAAGGTACTATGCTTCCTGAAGCATATCAATTCCAATGTAACGCAAAAACCTGCAATCTTAATGAAAACGCATCACACGGTATAGGTACAGGAAGAAATTATAATGTTAAACCTGTTAAAGAAGGTTTTATGCACTGTAACCAAAAAGCTGTCTCTAAAGAAACTTATTTATCTCTTTAATTATCTAAACTAAATTATTTAATTAATTTATCTATTATTGTTTTATTTATTATTGTTTTATTTATTATTTTTTAATAATTATATAAATATATATAATTATTTAATAAATATGCCTAGTATGTTAAGTAATCAAAATGAAAAATCTACATATAATTTTTTTAGTAAATATTGTATAGCAAAAGTAATTGTAGTAAATAATAATCCAATGGATAAAGTTATTGTTAGAGGTAGAATATTAGATGATGTTGATAATGGAATGATAAAATATATTGCTCCATCTCCAGCAACTCATTATACATCATTTTCAGGTTCTGGAATGCCTTATCCTAGTGAGGAGATAGCTTTTACAAATACACCAAATGTAGGACAACAAAAATTAAAGTTGAATAAATTTAATATAGAATTAATAATGCCTAATTCTTATTGTAAGAATTTATGTAATGATATTGTTGAACCAGAACTATTAATTAAATATATTAGTGATGGAAAACATAATATAATTAAAATTCCAGTTGGTAATCAAATTTTGTATAGATCACATAATTATCCAAAACAAAGAACATCTCCTTTATTTTATAAAAATAACTTAGAAATAATGTCTCAAGAAGATATTTTAATTAATTCTTCTTATCCTAATGTTAATAATCCTTATGATAATTTCTGGGGTTTAAAACCAATTAATTAAAAATATTGTTTTAAAAAACTACTAAAAAAATTTGATGTTTTAACTTCTGATTCTGTTTTAACTTCTGATTCTGTTTCAGTTTCTTTAGTATCTTCAGTTTCTCCAGTATCTCCAGTTTCTTCAGTTTCTCCATTTTCTCCATTTTCTTTTAATAAAGTTTTAGAATATTCATAATGTCTAAAACTGGTATTTGTTTCATCAGGTAATTCAGTTTCATTATTTTCAGATATTGCATTAGATGTATCACTGCTATCAAAAGTAGAATTTTTAATTTTTGAATAAATATCATTATAATCACCATCATCATCTACATCATCAAATACACTTGCTAATAATGCATCAGTTGTATCATTTTTTTTCTTAAATATATTAAATATATCAAAATTAAATATACTATTTTCTTTTTTTGATAATGTATTTCTTTTTTGTTCTAATAATAATTTATAATAATCATCATCATCAATACTATTTTTTAAACCTAATTCATATTCTTGTATCATTCTATCAGTATAATTAATATTATCCCAATCATTTGTATCTAACATATTATTATTCATTAATTGAAATTTTTTTAAATTTAAAGTATTTTCAGTTGTTTCTGAATCACTTGTTGTGTTATCTGATTCACTTGTTTCATCTACATAAGAGCTTGTTGTGTTATCTGAATCACTTGTATATAATTCAACTTCAACTGGAGGAAATTTAATTAATTTTTTTATATTATTTTTAAAGTTTTCTTTTGTTTTTCTGTAACATTGATGAAAAATATTTAATAAAATTAATAAAACTAATAAAACTAAAGAATTATCTAATTGAGTTAATTTTTTGTTTTTTTGTAATAAATAATAAATTAATAAAAATCCTAAAATAAAAATTAAAATTTTTTTCTCTTTATTATACATTATTAATAATTTAAGATAAATTATTCTAAATAAAAAAAAAATATAAATATAAAATATGTCAAAAAAAGTTATATATTTTAATGATGATGAAATTTTAAAAGGGGGTGATATGGACTCTGTTATATCTAAAACAAATCATAATACACTTTTAACTTCTAATTCCAATATACACGTTGGTGGTGTTCCAAACAATAACTGTGGAGAAACTGTTAAAAATACATCAGCAGCAGCAGCAGCAACAGCAGCAGCAGAAGCAGAAGCAGAAGCAGGATCAGTAGCAAATGAAGCAGCAGCAGCAGCAACAGCAGCAGAAGCAGGAACAGTAGCAGGAACAGAAGAAGGTGAAGAAGGTGATGAAGGTGAAGGTGAAGGAGGTGGAGATGAAGGTGGAGATGATGGTGGAGATGATGGTGGAGATGAAGGTGAAGGTGAAGGAGGTGGAGGTGGAGATGGAGGTGGAAGTGAAGGAAGTGGAGAAGGAAGTGAAGGTGAAGGAGATGGAGATAATTACGACCAAAGCCTATCTCCTCTCAGAGGTGGTGCTAGTGAATCAACACAATTAAATCAATTAGTTGAACAATTATTAGCAACAAATATGGCTAAAATATCAAATCAATTAACATCACAATCTGGAGGTGGTCTAAATATAACAGATGTATTAAGTGGAATCAATGAACAATTAAGTAATCTTAATACAAATATAGGAAAAATAATACAATTAAATAATAAAAATATTTAAATAAAATTTAATAAAATAAATATTTTAAAAATAATTAATTAAAATAATTAATTAAAATAATTAGATAATTAGAATGAAAGCCTTGGAACAAGTTCAAATTTTTCAAATAATTTTTTGTTAGAAATAATAATATTTTTAATAAAATTAAAACAAAGATTAGTATGTTTTAAATGTTTAGAACCTGTTATAATAATACAACCTGACTCAAATATAGCAATTGTTATTTTAGAACAATTCATTTTATTTTTTCTTGAACAAAATGGATTACAATTACATATACCATTTTCATTATTATTATAAAAAAACTGTATTTTAACACCAGGATATATACAAGGTTCAAAACTTACTATCAAATCTGTATTATTCAATAAATAATTAAATAAATCTTTACGTTTAATCTTAAAATTAATTTTAAAATCTGCATTAATTAAACATATTTTATAATTTGATAAATACATACCATAATCATTTTCTATGGTTTTTATTTGATTTTCATTTTTATTTTCATTATTTTCTTCTATAATATTTTTATAAATATTTTGATGTATTTTAATATAATTAATTAAATTAATAGTTGTTTCTTTTCCTTGTTCAATAGACTTCAAACCAGTCATTTGTATTTTTCCATTTTTAAATAACTTAATATTAACATTATTATTATCATACGAATAAATAATAGTTAATTGATTGTCAAATCTTTTTTTAGTTGGTTTCTTTTTTTGTGGTTTATCTCCCTTGAAATTAGATAAATTTTTATTATTACCATATTCAACATATACAAATTTTTTATCTATAAAACAATTCTCAAATAAATTGTTTAAATTTATTATCGTGTTAATATTTGATACCGCAGTTATTGTAGATATTTTTGGCTCACTATAATTCATCTATATGACTTTATCAAATTACAATAGTACACTATATTATACAATAAAAAATATTATTATTATTTTTTCAAATTTTTTTTATTAAATTTCTTTAAATATGACTAAATATATATATTATATCTAAAATTTCTTTAAATATAATTTAAAAAATAATTTTTAATATAGATAAATCTATAATATAGATAATATAAATTGATTTATTAATATTTTAAACATCATCATCATCAGAATCATCTACCTGAGTATTATTAGTATTAGTATTATCATTAATTTGAAGGTCAGACACATCAATATCTTCTTCTTCTTCTTCTTGTTCACCTTCTACGGCTTTAATAATACAACCATTATTATTACCACTCAGAAAAATTTGTCCTTGGTCAATTTTCCAACTAATTCCAAAACCACTAGAACTAATCCAAAACATTCCGTGTATAATACTGATAATATTTGAACCTTGTGTTTTAATTTCAGTAATATTATCAATTTCTTTTCTAGAATTATTATAAAATTTAGTAGCAATTTCTCCATTATTCATTCTCATATTAACTTTAAATGTAGGAGGATATTTATCATTACGTTCACCAGTTGCTTTATCTTTTGAATAAATAATACTACTGGTGAATTTATCTTCCAAGAATTCTTTACTTTTATAACTTTTTTTAAACCATTCTTGACAATTTTCAAAAGCAATATCAATTACTTTATTTTCAATATTTTCAATAAGTTCTTTAAGAGCATTAACTTTATCATTATCTGCAAAAGACAAATTCAACCAATATTTAATATTATCTTCATTATCAATGAATTTTCTATTATCACTAAGACCATATGGTAGATACATTTTAGGAAGTTGCATACGAAGACTATTACCATTAAAATTTACATAAGCCATTTTAACACCAGTTGAAAGTGTTTTGACTGTACCAATATTAATTTTTTCAATATCAACATCATTTACAAGAAACGTTTCAGAAGCCATTTTTAATTTCTCAATAAAATTTTATATATACTCTGGTGCAACTTTTTTCAAATTTTTTTTTTATATTTATTTTCTATATAAAATATATATAATATATTATATAGTTTATTTTTAAATAGTTTTTTAATTGTTTAATTTAGTATTAAATTTTTTTAAGAGAAGGAAAATAATAGGAATGTTTTTTTTGAATTTGTATTTTGTATTTTTTTAAAAATTTATAAAACATTTCATCCCATTTATTAATCCATTCTTTATCTTCTTTTATATTATAATCACTTATTGATAAAATATAATTTGATGTAGTTATATAAGGTTTTCTCATTGTTAAACCAGTTATATAAAACACCATATCATACACATTTTGATACATAACCCATTCATAACTATCTATACTAAATTCCATAAACCATTTAAAACCTTCTTTAGGATGTAATTCATAAATATTCATAAAATTACCCATCACCATCAATCTTTCTATATGATGTAAATAAGCATTTTCAAAACCTTTTTTAATAGTATCATTAATTATAGTCATATCAATATTATCTATTTTAATAGTTCCATTATACCAGGATTTATTTAATTTATTAGAATAACTAAATAAACTTTGATGATTAGATGATTTATTATAATTTTTTAAATAATAATCAAAATCAATGTATTTATAACAGTACATCTGATATTCACGCCAAAATAATTGTCTTATAAAACCTTCAAAACTATTTAAAGGAATATTATTTTTGTATTTCATAACTTCTTCAATGACATCAGAAGGATTCAATAAACCAATATTTAAAGAAGAAGATAAAACTGAATGAAACATAAAAACTTCATTTTTTTTAATATAATCTTGGTAATCACCAAAATTATTAAAACGTTTATTAATAAAATCTTTTAAGAAAATTTTAGCAGTTTTATGAGTAATTGGATAAATATAATTATCAATATTATCTATTATTCCATAATTGTTTTTAAAATTATTTAATTTAATTAAATTAGAATTTAAATATTTTATATCAGTAGAAGATAATTTAGGTAATTTTGGCAAAGCTTTATTTGATTTAAAAACTTTTCTGTTTTCTTGGTCTTTAGATTTAATATTAGGTATAATATTAAGTTGTTTTTTAGACCACATATAAAAATCATTAAAAACAACATTTTTAGTTTTAGAAGTTTTAATAGAATATTCTTCTCTTAATTTATTATTTAATAAAAAATTAGGATTATCTAATAATATTATATTATTTTTATTAAATTCTTTTAATTTATCAGATGATTCAAACATATAACATTTTTTATCTTTATTTTTTATTAAATTATCTAATTCTTTTTTTTCATCATATTTAATATATTTAATTTCTAAATTTCTAAAATTATTTTTTAATAAATCATTATAATAATTCATAGTACTAAAATGCAATAGCAATTTTTTTTTATTAAATTTATATTTTTTGAAATACTGAGGATGCTCATATATTATTATACTATCTATTTTATCACTTATATCTTCATTAAAAACTTTATTTAATATTTTAATTTCATATAACTGATTAGGCAAAATTATAAAACTCATTATCTTATTAATATTTTATCATATTTATTATGCATTAAAATTTCTATTAAATTTTTTATTTAAATAATTTAAATTATTTAAATTTTTATTAAAATTTAAATTAAATTGATTTTGACAAAAAAAATTACCACATAAACCTGTACTATTTGTATTACTTATTTGTGTATTACAATTACTACATTTATTTTTAAAATTACCAATATTTAGTTTAATACAGAAAAAGAGATAATCTCTTAATTGAGACTTTATAATATCTTCATTTATATAAAAATCTAAATTATCAGAAATATTATCAATTAATAATTTAATTAAATTAAAATTTTCAGGTTTTTCAATAGAAGATAAAATATTTATATTAATAAAATTTTCATCAATATCAATAACACGTTCTTCATTTATATTATTAGAATTTAAATTATTCATTTCAATATTTTGTTTGCAATTATCACTATTATTAATCATACCACCAATTTTATTATTTACCATTCTCACCATATTATTTTTTTTAATATGTTCTAGTTCTTCTGTCAAATTTTTAATTTTATCATCATACATACTTTTTATTTGTTCTGCATTATTATCAAATGATAAAGATATATTACTCATTATAAATTTAATTTAATAATTAACTCATAATAAAAATATTAATAAGAAAATTTTAAATAAATTTCTTATTTAATTAAAAATAATCAAATATAATCATCAATAATCTAATATATATTATGATTTTTTAATTAAAATATTTTAAAATATAATATTAATATATTTTGTATAATTTATTTAATTCTATAAGATTTGATAAAATTGCGATTCTATCTTTAATATTATTTTGTACTTCTGTACTATATAAAGGTATTAATTCTCCATATGCATATTTATAGTGAACAATATTATATATTGAATGATTAACAATTTCTCTACATTCATAAATATATTCACTAATTTTAGTATAATGTATTTTTTCATTATTTAAATTAGGAGGAGTTTTAGAATTAGTTTTAATATATGTTGGAAAATTAAATCCTGGATTAATTTTTTTGTATTTAAAAATATTTTCATTTTGGTCATATGTTTTTATCCAACCTCCATCTATTAGTATTTCTAATTGTTTTTCAATATTATTCATATAATATCTATTTCTTGCAGCAATGCCTAACTTAAACATATTTTCATATTTAAATATTTCATTTAACCTTTGTATTTTCTTCATATATATTTCTTGTAATTTAAAAGTATCGTTTTTAATATTCATATAATAATTTGTATTTTTTGTACTATTATCTACATTTATATTAATTTTAAAATTATTTTTATCATTTATATAATCTGTTTTATCTTTATTTAAATTATATAATTTAATAAAATCTTTCTCAACAGATTTTGGTTTTTTAAAAATATTTTTTCTAATTTTCATTATTTGATATTTTGGATTATTTATATTCTTTTCATATTCTTTGTAATTTTTTTCATCTTCATTATTTTCAATATAATCCATATTAATATATAAATCAATTATATCCATTAATATTATTTCTATCTCAAATTAAATATTTCAAATTTTTTTTATATTCTTTTAATAAATATATATATATATCATATATATTAATCTTATATAATTAATATATTAATCTTATATAATTAAATATCTATATAATTATATATTTTTAACTTTATATAATTATCTGTTAAATTACACATTATATTTAATTATTAAAAAAAGTATTTAAAGATATATAATATTATATATATATCAATGAGTGATATGTGTACTGATTGATTTAATAATTAATTTTTTTGATTATTCTAGGTGCTATGCCCGAGTTGGTCAAAGGGGTCCGACTTAAGATCGGATGCGTAAGCTTCGCAGGTTCGAACCCTGCTGGCACCACTACCTAAAATAATTCGATTTAAAAAAGATAAATAGGTTTTCGTTTATTTAAAATTTTTTGTCTAAATGCGACAAATTTTTCGATAGTACTATTAATATTTTCAATATTATTTTGATTATATTCTTTGTCAATACTGAGTGATATATAATCATCTTTGAAACCATTTCTAAATGTTTTGTTTTTGATATCTAAAACTCCATTATTAAAACATATTAGATTATATTTTTTATCGAGTTGAGAGATAAAATCTTCACTATAAAAAAGATACAGACATTCTTTGCATACATTTTCTTTGTAATTAACATTTTTGAGTTTTAAAATAAGATTGTTTATTTTTTCAAAACAATTAGTTTCATTATCATTATCATTATTTGAATCATTATTTTCTTTTTCTTTTAAATATTTATATCTTTCAAACAGATATAAAATATTAGTTGATAATTCTTTATAAGGACCTAATTCTGTTTGTTGCCATTTTAAACCATTAAAGCAAAACCATAATTTTGTTTTTAATTTACCACATACGTATTTATCCTTATAAAGAAAATATAATAATTTAGCACAATTATATGTATATCCATCTATACATTCTTCAATTAAAATATTTAACTTATTATTAGATACACTTAACAAATTATCTAAATAATTATAATACTCTGTTGAATGTTCAAAATCATTTATGTCTTTAAAAACAATTGATAAACTCATTTATTTTTTATGATGTAATTATTTAATAAAATGTATAAAATTAATTTTAAATATATTTAAAATTAATAAAAAAAAACTATTTAAATTAGTAAAAAATATTAAGTTTTAATAAAATGAGGTTTCAAGTAACTTTGTAAATTAAAATAAGTTACTTTATCATTTTTCTTTACATTAAGCAATTTCTTTAATTTCTTATCTGGCAAAATATTTCTTTTATCTTCTTCTTGTCTCAATTCATTTTCAACTATATATTTATTTATCAATTTTAATACTTCATTACGTGGTACTTTTATACCTTTCTCTAAACCAAGAAAATCTAACATTTCATCACTTAAAGACGAAGGAATTGCAAAACCACTTGGTTTGTTATTTTTGCTATTTCTTTTTTTATTTAACATTTTTTCGTGTTCTTTTGATACTTTATTATATTGTTTTTGAATTACTTTCATATCATTTTGAACGTTTTTAACTTGTTTCAATAACTCTGTTAATGTACTTGTTAAATTTAATAAATTCTTTCCAAGAAGATTTATATCTGTCTCTACAATCTCTTCTTTTTCATTTTCTTCTACATCAACAACAGCAGCAGGCTCTTCTACAACAGCAGCAGGCTCTTCAACAACAGCAGCAGGCTCTTCTACAACAGCAGCAGGCTCTTCTACAACATCAGCAGGCTCTTCTACTTCAACATCAGCAGGTGTTTCTTCTACAACAGCAGGTTGTTTAGTTTTTTTGCTAGAACGAGAACCCTTTTTGTTCTTAGTAACTCTCTTTTTATTAACTTTTTTAGTTTCTTTATTTTCTAATTCTAATACCTCCATATTAGTGTTTACTTTTTCAACTGGTTCAATTTTAGGAGCATTTACATTTAATACAACTTCTTCTTCAACAACATCATTAGTTTTTTTTGATTTTTCTGATTTTTGTATATTGTTTGTAACAATCTTAGATTTCTTTGGTGTCTTTTTTAATCCCGCTCTTTTAGCTTTTACCATTTTTTTATTATTAATAATCTATATAAAGTCCTTAAATAAATTTAAATATCTTAAATAAATTTAAATTTAAAATTAATTAATTATATTAAAAAAATTTGAGAATTATTTAAAATTATCTTAATTAATAAGAAATAATATTAAAATAACAAATTATAATAAAATTAATAAAAGTAATAAATGAATATAAATAATCATATAATAAATAATATAAATTTATATTATGATTCTATTAGAAATAAAAGTTTAGATAAATTAATAAATGAAAATATAGATATTTTTGAAAACATAAATAATATAATTCTTTATGGAAATAATTTTTATAGTAATCTTTATTGTTATCGTATTTTAAATAATCATTTAGAAGATAATGTTCATACAAATACTTTTATATTTGAAACAAAGAAAATTAAAATTAATTATAAAGAAATAGAATTTGAATATTATTATACAAAAGATTTTTATAAAATTGATTTATCTAAATATTATACTAACTCTCAATTAATTGTTTCTGAATTTATTAAAAATATTATTTTAAACAAAAGAATTGATAATAAAAAGCATATATTTATATTAGATAATTTTAATTTATTAAATCAACAAACATATTCTAATTTAAGAGTAATTTTTGAACAATTCACCAATAATGTAATTTTTATATGTTTAGCATCTACAGTAAGTAGTATTCCAGAATTTATGAAAAGTCGTACAATGATGATAAGAAATCCTATTATATATAATCCAAAAATGTTAAATAAGTTTGTTTTTAAAATATTAGAGGATTATAAAGAAATATATTATGAATTAATAGATGCTCAATTTATATATAAAATGGAAGAATTATGTTCTAATATAGATAATGAAAATAATTATCATACAGACGATGAATTATATAAAATAGAATTTGATTTTTATCAAAATTTAAGAGATGATTTATTGATACAAGATAATGTAATACAAAATTTAAAATTAGAAGATTTATATATTGATTCAAGTTTTAATCCATTTAAAATATTAAACAGATTAGATTGTAAATTACAACACATCATTACATCTATAATTAAAATAAAAACAAATAAAATTAAAATAGAAAAATTTAATTTTAATGATGAACTTAATAATCTTTTAGAAGATTTCTCTAAAAATTCAATATCTACAGAAAGCAATACAATAATTTCTAAATATAATTATGATAAATTAATTAATATTATAAAACAACATATAGATTATTTAAAAAAAAACAAAAATATTATAAAAATTATTGAAAAAAACAAAAACACTATTTATAAATTAAATACATTAACAGAAAACACTAAAACTATTCTTGAAAATTATTTAAATTATTTAATTAATTTCAAAAAACAATTATTAAAAAATAATGAATCAAAAATTCAAAATATAATAACATTAACTTCTAAAATTGATTCTGCTACCTGCAATGACTCAATCAAAAATAATCATTATCTTGAATTCTATTTTTTAGAAATATTTAAATTAATTAATTAATAAAAATATTTAAAAAGAGTTTTTAATTCCTTATAGAATATTGATGAATAAATTAAAAATTGAAGAAATTAAAATTGATATAGATGAAAAAATAAATAATATTAATAATTTAGTTAATTTAATTAATAAAATAGATAAATTAGATATTAAGAATTTTTTATTTTTTTCATTAAATAAAGAACTAGATTATTGTACAGACCATATTGAAGAATTATATTATCAATATGTTTTAAAAAATAATGACCCTACACAAAAAATAAATCAATACGAAAATGAAATAATTAATACTCGTAAAGTTTTTAATAAATTTATGCCCTTTATTTTAGCATATCAAATGAATAATTTAGATACAGATACAGATACAGATTTAAACAATAATCATAACATTAATTCTAATACAAATTAATTTAATTAATTAAATTTTTTAATCCTTCAGAAGTTAATATTTTTTTTGTAATATTTATATTATTTTTATGAATATTTTGATGACAATTTTCACAAACTCTTAATAAATTATATTTACGGTCTTTATGAAAATTATTTATATAACCATTTTCATCAGCATCTTTTTGTTGTTCTATATGATGTGTCTCAATTGCATCATTTTTTTTACACAAATCACATTTATTCATATATAAATTTTTATTATAATTTGATTGTTTTGTTTTTACTATATTATCATCAAGTTCTAATATTTTTTTTCTAATATTATATGCATTCTTAATAAATTCTTCATCTAAACCTAAATGTTCACATATTTCTAAACCATATATCTTACTACCTGAACCTTTCTTTAATTTTCTATCAAATATTAATATGTTTTTTCTTTTTTCTTTATCCCATCTGTTTTCAACACTCAAATGATATATACACATCTTATTATCTTCTTCCATTTTTTTAATCTCATCTATCTCAGATAATTCGTGTAAATGTGTTGCAAACATAAAACAACTGTTTTTTTTAATTAATTCTAAAATACCAGAATATACTATTGAAATTGCAGATGTCGTTTCTGTACCAGAACACAACTCATCACCAATTACTAATGTGTTTTCATCACATTCTCTTAAAATATTTCTTAATTCTTTTATTTCACCTACAAATGTACTATCACCCTTAAATATATTATCACCACCTGGTATTCTACTAAATATTTTTTTAAATGGATAATACTCAAAAGTAGTACAAGGTACATACATTCCAGATTGTGCCATTACAACACACAAACCAACAGACTTCATAAAACTACTTTTTCCTGATGAATTTATACCATACAATAATATACCTTGTTGTTTGTCTGTACCCAATTCTATATCATTCGCAATATATTCATAATCTTCATTTATCCTTTCTATAATAGGATGACGTATCTGTTTTATATTTAAAAAAGGTTTATTGTGTTTATTATTAATAAATGGTTTATGATAATTAAATTTAATAGAATTAAATGAATTATTTGAATTGAAATCTAACCATTCAATAAATTTAATACTATTTTTATAAATGATATTATATTTATCATAAAAATTTAACATATATTCATAAAATTTATCACAACTTTTTTTATTAATTATATTTTTTAAATAAACTAAACGTTCATTTAATTTATAAAATTGTTTAAATGTAATTCTATATTGTTTGTTAACAGATGAAATTGTATTTAATTCAAATTCACTAATAAATTCTTCTGGATTTATTTTATTTTCAAAATTATTATTAGAATTATTATCTAAATTTTTTAATTGAGATAAAAAACATTGATTGTTTTTAATAAAGATATTATAATTGTTGATAAAATATTTTTTAAAAAATGTAAAACGGATTTTAGTAATTAAGAAAAAATATCCTAATTTATCATTATAATCTAATTTAAATATCACATCTTTTTTATTATCATTTCCTATATTATAAATTATATTTAATTGTTTCTCTAAATTTTTTAAAAATAATATTTTATTATCATATTCTGTTTGATATTCTTTTAATTCTTTTAATTCATCTAAATTATTATCAATAAAAAATTTATAATTAATATTATCTAAATTATATGATTCTATATTTTTTATATTTATGTTTTTTTCAATATAATCATTATGTGTTTTTAATTTCTCCTTTAATTTATCATATTCTTTTTCATTCCAAATTTTATTTATTATTTTTGTGTTTGAATTTTCAATAAAATCTATACAATTTATTAAAATTAAAAATGATTTATAAATTTCATTAAATTCATTTATTTTAATCGATTTTAAAAACATTTTTCTAATATATCTCTCAATATCTGGTATTGAACTTATAATTTTTCGTATTGATTTATGTATATATTCATTATTATATTTAGTATTAAAATATTCAATACATAAATATCTGTTATTTATTTTATTAATATTTGTAAGAGGATTTAATAAATTGTATTTAAAATATCTTTTACCAATATTAGTTTGACAATTATTTAATATATTTATTAAAGAATTTCTATCAATATTGTCTAAAATATTTTCATTAATAATATTTAATTTAGTAATAAAATTATAAGGTACTTTAAGATTTTCTTGATATTCTTCAAAAATAGGTTTGTTTAATTTATAAATTATTTCAGAATTCATTTTATAAATAAAATCTAATAAAAAAACTAATACATTGACACAGTCTTGATATTTTTGTAAGTTAAGATATTCTAAAGGTGATATAAGCATATCTTTTGTTTCTGGATAAATTTTATAAAAAATTTCATTTTGATAATTAATCTTAAAAATTTCTTTGTTTTCTAATTCACTATCTATAAAATTATAACTTTTTATATTATTTAAATTAACTATTTCATTCAATAAATTATTTAATTTTTTATTTAAATTTTCATTTTTTGTTAATATTATTAATTCTTTTGGTTTATATTTAATAAAAATATTCTTTAAATTTTCTTTCATTGTATTTTCTTCTTTATCACTGTTTTGATAAAGAACTGTTTTACCTATTGATAAATCTATACAAGATATACTAAAACTATCATATTCATCAAATTTATTATATTGGTTAGTTTTAGATTTATTATAAATATTTTTAAGTTTATAATAATATATACACATTATAAATGGATTATTATATTCTTTAATGCTATTAATATAATTAGTAGGTGTATAAATATTCGTCATTTTTCTTATTTTTTTACTTCCTTTGCTTATAGGGTCATCAAATTGTTCAATAATAACGACAGTATAAATATTATTTAACATAATTTCAATATATTTATCAACAATAAAATCAGGAAAACCTGCCATAAAACTAGTTATATTTTCTTTTTTTTTATTGTGTTTTTTGCTTATACTTATATTCATAATTTCAGCAAGTTTTTTTAAATCAGGTCCATAAGTTTGTTGATTATTCATATTAACAGAATAATATAATTCAAAAAAAGAACCTACTTGCATAAAAACAACGGTTTTATCACCATATTTATTTTTGTATTCTGAATCTAGTTTAATATATTCATCAATAATTAATTCAGACATTATAATACAATATTAATTAATTAATTAATGTTTAAATAATTTAAAAATAAAACTTTAATAGTTATTTAGAAGGATAAATTATTATTTAGATTAAGTTTGTGATAAAATTTTAATATAAAATTTATTTAAATTAATTAATTAATATAATGAATAATGATGAAGTAGATAATAATATGAATAATGAATTAGAAAATGAAAATATGATACCTTGTGAGTTTTGTGAAAATTTAATAAGTTTTGAAAATTATGGAGAACATTGTTTAGACTGTATGAATAATATACAAAACAGAGTTGTATATTTTAATAATAACCAGCAAAATAATGAACAAAACAATCAACAAAATTTATCTAATAGTTCTTCTGAAAATTCATCAACTTCTGAAAATACAGATATGACTAATGACACTGATGAAACATTTGAAATAGACCATATTAACAATCACGAAACTAATAATAATGAAACTAATAATAATAATGAAACTAATAATAATAATGAAATTAATAATAATGAAAATTCTAATAGTACAAATACAGATGCATTTATATCATATATTGATAGATTAATAAATAATTTAGTAAATCCAAGTGATAATTCTAATAATATTTTTTCTAATTTAAGTAGAACAAATAACATATACAGTAATAGAAATACAACTCCTGACAATTCTACAACATCCGAAAGACTTGAAACACCTAGAGATAATAATAATGAAAATGATTATTCTTCTAGACTTGTTAGTAATATGGTAAATGAAACTTTATTTAATGAAAGAATAGATGATAATTATCAATTATGGAATGAACCAAATTTAAATACTATACAAAATAATAATGAAAACATACAAGGTTTTGATAATAATTTTAATAATTTTGAAAATATTAATAATACTGAAATTAATAATACTGAAATTAATAATACTGAAATTAATAATACTGAAAATATTAGTAATGATAGTGATAATGTAGATGATAATATATTTAATAGAAGTACTTTGAATGATTTAAATAATTTCAATTATGATAGAAACTTTGAGAGTTTGAATAATTTTTATACAGAACTTGAAAATAGAATAAATAATAATAGAAGAACTAGAATAATGAATCAATTTAGAAGAATTGTAAATAATTCAAATAATAATTATTTATTAAATAATATGACAAGAAACAATACACTTTATGAAACTATTATTTTTAGTGTTCCATTTAATAGAACAGAAAGACGTGAAAGAACATATAATATTGATGTTGAAAAAATAATAAAAAAAAAATATAATAATGATGAATTAATAAAAATCATAAAAAATAATAATAATTTTGAAGACCAATGTCCTGTGTGTTTTTCTAGTATAGATGATTTAAAAAAACAAAATAATAATTATTTTATTGAATTAAATTGTCAACATTATTATTGTAATTCTTGTATAAATAAATGGTTAAAAAAAAAACCTTATTGTCCTATTTGTAAAAAAGATTATAGTGAGTTTGATTTAAATAATAATGATAATAATGAGAATAATGAGAATAATATAAATAGAGAAATGGGGTTTTTATAAAAAAAAATTGATTTAAATTATTTAAAAAAATATAAAGAAATATAACTAACTGAAAATTAATTCTTTTAATTAATTTTAAATAAAATTTTAATTATTTCAAAATTAGATTTTTTATAAAATGAATAATGATATGAATAATGATATAAAAAAATTAAAAGATAAAAATATAGAATTAAATTCTTTTGAATTTGAAAAATACACCTGGGATATTATAAAATTATATTTTGATCAAGATAATGGTAAATATATTATAAATCATATAATTAATTCTTATAATGATTTTGTGTTTAAAAAAATAGATGATATTATAGAAGGTTTTAATCCAATTAATATACAATATGAATATATAGAAGATAAAGATATTTTTAAATATAATATTAATTTAAATGTTTTAAATCCAAGAATATCTAAACCAATAACACAAGAAAAGAATGGAACTGTTAAAATAATGACACCAAATGAAGCAAGACAGAGAAATTTTTGTTACTCAGGTAATTTATGTGTTGATTTAGAAATTGAAATTGAATTCTATAATATAGATGATAATATTGATAAAAATAAAGATGATGTAAAAGATGATTCAAATAATATAGATGATAAATCTAATGAAAATGAAAATTTAAATGAAAATTTAAATGAAAATTTAAATAAAAATTTAAATAAAAATTTAAATGAAAATTTAAATGAAAATTTAAATGAAAATTTAAATGAAAATTTAAAAAATTATAATAATATTGATATTGTAGTTCAAAAAAAAATTATAAAAAATATTAATTTAGGAAAAATTCCTATAATGGTAAATTCAAAATATTGTGTTTTAAATAATTCAAGTTTAAATTTAAATAATGATATAGAATGCAAATATGATCTTGGAGGATATTTTATAATAAATGGTAATGAAAAAGTTGTGATTTCACAAGATAGAATAGCAGGCAATAAAACATATGTATTTAAAGATACAAAATCAACAGCATATTCTTATATAGCAGAAATTAGGTCTGTTCCTGAAAATATATTTAGTCCGCAAAAATTAACCATTTTAAAATTATCTACACAAGAAAACAGTTATGGAAAAACTATTAAAAGTGTTATACATCACGTTAAATATGATATACCTATATTTATTTTATTTAGAGCATTAGGCATAGAAAGTGATAAAGAAATTATTAAATATATTCTATTTGATTTAGATAATAAAAATAATAAAATTTTAATCAATAACTTAAAAGGTTGTGTAGAAGAAGCAAATGAATATCTTACTCAAGCAAGTTCATTAGAATATATATCAAAATATTTGTCTATAACAGGTTATTCTAAAGAGTATTTATCAAATAAAAAACATAAAATAAAAATTCTAAAAAACATTTTAAAAAATGATTTTTTACCACACGTATCCGAATGTTACAAAAAAAAAGCAATCTATCTTGGTTATATGGTTAGAAAATTAATATTATGTTCTTTAAATATAATTGAATTAGATGATAGAGATAGTTATATTAATAAAAGAATTGATACACCTGGTGTAATGATGTCAAATTTATTTCGTCAATATTATGGTAAATTAATTAAAGATATGAAAATTATAATTCATAAAGAATATACAAATGGTTCCTGGAAAGTAAACAACGATTTTATTAATATAATTAATAAAAATAATATTTATAAAATATTAAAATCTTCAATAATTGAAGGTGGTTTTAAATATTCTCTTGCAACAGGTAATTGGGGCATAAAAAATCAAACAAATAAATCAAAACAGGGTGTAGCACAAGTATTAAATAGATTAACATTTATTTCAACTTTATCACATTTAAGAAGAGTTAATACACCTATGGAAAAGAATGGTAAATTGATACATCCACGTAAGTTACACACTACACAATGGGGCTTTATTTGTCCTTCTGAAACACCTGAAGGTGCTTCTATTGGATTAGTTAAAAATTTATCAATGATATCAACAATAACTTGTTCATCTGATTCAAATCATATTAGAGAATTATTAAATAAAAATAAAGATATTATAAAATTAAATACAATCTTGGAAATATCAAATAAAAATGAAAGCAATGAAGAATTTAAGAATTTATTTAAATATTGTAAAATTATTATAAATGGTGATTTAATAGGATATTGTAAAAAATCATTAGAAATTTATAATTTATTAAAATATTATAAAAGGAATGGTATAATACATATTCATACATCTATTTCTTGGATATACAAAGAAAATACTATATTAATTAATACAGAAGCTGGAAGATGTGTAAGACCTTTATATGTATTAGAAAACAAGAATAATAAAACAATATTAAGATTTAATAAAATAATTGTTTGTGATATTTTAAATAAAAAATATAATTTTGATAAATTAATTTATAATAGCAATGATGAAGAAGATAAATCTATTATAGAATTTATTGATGCCGAAGAAAGTAATAATACATTAATTGCAATTAATCATAAAGATATTGGAAAAGGTTTTAAACAAAATATGTATCCTAAAAAATACAAATATTTAGAAATTCATCCATCGCTTACTCTTGGTTTATGTGCAAGCAATATTCCTTTTCCGGACCATAATCAAGCACCTAGAAATACTTATCAATCTGCTATGAGTAAACAGGCTATTGGCGTGTATATGTCTAATTTTAGAAATAGAATGGATACTCTTGCTAATATTTTAAATTATCCACAAGTACCATTAGTTAGAACACGTATTTCTGATATAACTAATTGTAATAATTTACCTTATGGTAATAATGTTATAGTTGCAATTGCTTGTTTTACAGGATTTAATCAAGAAGACAGCATTATGATAAACAAATCTGCTGTACAGAGGGGATTTTTTAATTCAACATTCTATAGAACATACAAAGACCAGTGCAATAAAAATCATAGCACTGGTGAAGAAGAAAATTATTGTATACCTGATAAAGATAATACAAAAGGTATTAAACCATTTAATTATGATAAATTAAATGAAAATGGTTTTGTTGAAGAAAATATTTATGTTGAAAATAGTGATATTATAATTGGTAAAACTATGCACGATAAAAGTAGTGAATTACATAAATATAAAGACAATAGTGTATATTTAAAACAAAATGAATATGGATTTATAGATAAAAATTTTGCAAATGATAAATATTTTAAAAATATTAATAACGACGGATACAAATTTAGTAAAATTAAAATTCGTAATATACGTATACCTACTATTGGAGACAAAATGAGTTCAAGGCACGGACAAAAAGGTATTATTGGTATGGTTTACAATCAAGAAGATATGCCATTTACTAAAGACGGTATTGTACCCGATATCATTGTTAACCCACACGCTATACCATCAAGAATGACTATTGCACAATTAATTGAATGTATTATGAGTAAATTATGTTTAAATATTGGTAAAAGAGGTTATTCAACAAGTTTTATGTATAAAAATAAAAACGAAAAACAAGATGAAATTGCGTCATTATTAAGTGATTATGGATATGATAAACACGGTAACGAAATTATGTATAATCCAAGAACAGGAGAACAAATTGATACACCTATATTTATAGGACCTACATATTATCAAAGATTAAAACATATGGTACACGATAAAATTCATTCAAGATCTGCTAACGGACCCATCATACTTCTTACTAGACAACCCGCTGAAGGTCGTGCACGTGAAGGTGGTTTAAGGTTAGGAGAGATGGAAGTTGAATGCAACTGGGGCCACGGTACATTGCATTTCTTAAAAGAAAGACTTATGGAATGCTCTGATAATTATAGAATGTTTGTTTGTAAAAAATGCAAAAATGTCGCAAATGTTAATACTTTACGCAAAATATATATATGCTATAACTGTGATAATAGAATTGATTTTTCACAAATCAGAATACCCTATGCCTGCAAATTACTTCTTCAAGAAATCGCAGCTATGTCCATTAATACTAAATTTATTACCAATTAAATATATAATATATAATATATAATATATATAATATATATATAAATATATATAATAATTTTTAATATAAAGTATATATAATTTTTAATATAAAGTATATATGATAATAAAAATTTGAATTATTTTTTATTATATATATTTAATAAATAAAAATAGATAATAGACCTTTGACTATTTACGAACATCTATAATGAGTAAAATTCAGATGAATGAAGAAAAAATTTCTGAAATCATTAGAAATGGAAGAATAGAATATTACAAAAAAAGAAGTAAGTTGCTTACTGTTCTTAATAATGATATTTCAGAATTAATTTTAAAAAATTGTTTTGAAGAAAATTACAAAGATGGTTTTTATAAAATGTCTTTGAAAAATTATTTAAAATTCACACAATTAAAATTACCAAATTTAGAAATACAAAAAATAAATAATCAAAATATTTTATTTTATAATAAAACAGATTTTATTGGTGAAGAAATAAAACAATTAGAAATTGTTTTAACTCACTTTTTAAAATGTATTAATCAAAATTATAGATTTACTGATAGAATAGTTGCAGATTTGTTTGATAAAATAAATGAGGATACTGTATTAAACAAAATTCTCAAAGATAAAAAAGAAAATACAATACATAATATTTTATCTCTTGATGATGATAGTTATTCTCTTTATATTAAAGAATTTAATGTTTATTCTTTTATAACTAAACCTATATTAAATAAACATAAAATAAAATATTTAAAAAAATATATAATAGACCCAAAATATGATTTAAATTTATTAAAAAAATTTTTTCAAGTTGATGATTTATCAAATATATCATTTAGAGTTATATTTTATGTATATTATAATTGTATATATAATCAAGAAATGAACTGTTACGAAAAAAAATTTGTAAAAAAACGTGGTCTATTTCAAAATTTTATAATGGAAATGCCTAATGGACAACTAATTTTAATAGATGATTTTATCAGAATTATTGAAAAAAATTTTAATTTAGTTTCAACTGATAACAAAAAAAATTTAAGAAAAAATTTCTATTCTAAAAAAATAAATTATATCACACATTATTCACAATATCCTTTTACAGGTTTACAAAAAATATATAATGATGAATGTGATAAAAATATATTACAAAAAAAATATGATAATATATATTATAGGTTAAATATCCCTGAATGGAGACCTATTATCCATATTATTACACAATATAATAGATTATTAATTTAAACTATTAAATTATTAAATTATTAATTTAAATTATTAATTTAAATTATTAAATTAAATTATTAAATTATTTTGTTATATAATAAAAAATTAATATTTTTTATTATTTTTATTAATAAATAATAATGTATAAAATTTTAAAAAATTTTTTAAAAATTCATTTAGATAATGCGTTATTAATATTATTTATTTTAATTGTAATGATATATTTTATTCTAACATTAGATGAAAGGTCAAAAAAAAATATGATTGAAAATTTTGAAGAAGAAAAAAAGAATGAAATGACAGAAGAAAGAAAAAATCAAATATTAGAAAAAATGACCAAATTACAAGAAGAAATAAATGAATATGAAAAAAAAATTAATGAATTAGATAATAGTTCTATTGAATTAAATGATAAATTAAAAACACTTGATGAAGAAGAAGACAAACAAGAAATTTTTAAAATACAACAAAATTTATTTGGTAATAAAAATGAAACTATTACATTAACAGATAAACAAAATTATGCTAATAGTGAATTAAATGATTTAAAAGCAAAATTTCCTGAAATTTATAAAAATAATTTTTCAGAAAATAATAATAATGAAGAAATAAATGAAGATGATAATGAAAATAATGATGAAGAAGATAAAGGTAAAGATAGTACATCTGAAGTTAAATTAAATAAACACACTACTGTTGTTCACAATCATTATTATGGTGGAAATAAAGATTTAACTAAATTTTTAAAAAAATTAGTTGATAATCAAAACAAAGCCGATATGACTTTAAATACAGATTATAATCAAATTGCTGATTCAAATATAGCTGATGCTGAAATGTGTAGAGAATTTCAAAAGAAAACTAGTAATATGTCTATGGCAGAAATTAAAAATGACAGAATTTTAACTGACCTCAAAATTAAATGTGATAAATTTGGATACAAAAAAGATACTTGCAATATACAACCTAGAATGGACCAAACCTCTCTATTAGGAACATTATTAACAGACGCCGAACACACCAATTATGGTTCTCTTCTTCCAAAATTAAAAGAACAAAATAATTAATTAATTTTTATATTTTTTTATTTTTTTTATTATATTTATAGAAATTTTTATTATTTATTAATAAAAAATTAAATATAATAAATATGAAAAACATTTATTACAAAACAGATAAAGGATATTTTTATAAAAAAAATAATAATGGATGTGTAAGAATTTCACAAGAAAATTATAACAAAAATATTAAAAACAAATCAAACAAACAAAATAAATCAAACAAACAAAAATTATATAATAAAAAAGGTGGTTTTAGTGATAATTATTTTCAATATTGGAATAATTTAGATATTAATACACCATTAACTATAGTAAAAACACAAAATATTTTTATGAATAATCTTAGTAGTAATAATAAAAATACTCTTAAAAAAACTTTAAAAAATTTATGGAATAATACAAGTAAAAGTAATACCAATAATATACTAAGATTACGTAAATTAGCAGATATTCTGGATGTTTCAAATGCACAAAGAAATATTGATGCTACTATAGTATCATTTGATTGTAGAGAATTAAATAATTTATTACAACAAACAGAATATATTGAATTTAGTAATAATGTATCTTTGTATTTACTTAGTAATAATAATAAAAAAAGTATATTAGTTAGTGAAAATTCTTCATTAACAGATACAAATAATACAAATAATAAAAATTATAATTTTATAAAAAATAATAATACACAACAAATCTATATGATAGATTTAAATTATCAACAAAATAATAATTCTGAAATAAATGATAATCAAATGATAAATAGATTTATTGAAAATATATATAATAATTATAATAATTATCAAGATACATCTGCAACAATATATAATAATCTTGGTAATGATATTACATTATATGAAGAACTTAAACAAGAATCTTTAAATTATAAAAAACGACGATATTATAATAATTATTAAATTTGATTATATATTTTAAGGGCATTATATGCAGCATTTTGTTCAGCGGCTTTTCTATTATAACCTTTGCCTGTAGATACTATATTATTGTCATATTTAATAACTATAATAAATTCTTTCGTTTTTAAACTATTTGTTTCATTACTAATTATATTATTTTCAATAAATTGTGGTTTATTCATACATTCTTGCTGAAAATATTTTATTAATTTATCTTTATAATTAACATTATTTGAAATTAATTCAGCAAAATCAACATAATCTTCTATAATATTTATAATCCATTTTTCTGCTATCAAAAAACCTATTCCATTTATATCTTCTAATGTTTCATTTATTTCATCATCTATTTTATCATTATTTTTAATTTTATTATTATTTAAATTAAAATTTAATTGATTAAAATCTAAATAAATCGCACAAATAAATGCTTCAAAAACATCTTCTAATATTTTTTCATTATTTCTTCCATTATTTTCTTCAATTTGTTTTGAAATAATAATCCATTTATTTAATCCAATATGTTTACATAATTCAGATAACATTTTACCATTAACTAATTTACTACGCATTTTAGTTAAAAATCCTTCTTGTTCTTCGATGTATCTTTTAAACAAATAATGTGCTACAGATGTACTTAATATTGAATCACCTAGAAATTCATATCTTTCATTAGAAAATTCTTGTAAAGGCAAACAATTATCAGGACAATCTTCATTACCTTTTTTAAAATCTTCGTTTTTTCTTGTAATATATGATTTATGTACCAACGATTTTCTATAATAATCAATATTAGTACATTTTATTTTAATTCCAAAATTATATAATATTTTATTTACATCATTCTCATTTATTAATTTATTTAATTTATTAAAAGGTTTCTCATCAGAATCCATTCTATTATCAATTAATTAATTTAATTAATTTATCTTAAATTAATTAAATTATTTTAACATAAATTATTTAATTCAAATTTTTTTAAATTAATTATTTAATTATTTTTTTATAATTATTTAATTAATTTTTTTATAAAAATAATAATTAATTAAATGAAAAAAAATAATAAATTATATAATAAATTATTTTTATTATTTTTAATATTTGTTTCAATTGTTTTAAATTATAATTCAAATTATAATTCAAATAATAAAAAGAAATTAAAAAAATCATCAATTATAATAAATACTTTACATAATTTTTTTTCAGTTCCATTAATGTTTTATTCTTTAATTTTAGGCAATCATTTACAACATACTGTTTTATTATTAGTTATGTTAATTATATGGTACATATATGATGGCAAGTGTCCGGTTACACTAAATGTAAATAAAGATAATCAAATGAATCAAGATGAGAGATTTAAAGACTTAATTTATTACATAGAACAAATAACAGGTATACACTATTATTACTATTATCTATTTGTTTTGATATTTAATTTTGTTATGATATACATTAATGACCCTATACATAATACATATTAAAAAATATCAAATATAATAATTAATATAATATTGTACAATAAAAAATTAAGAAAAATATAAATTAAGAAAAATATAAATTAATAATATTTTCAGAATGTTTTTTTCCTAATTTTCTAATTTTATTATCTTTTACAGAATATGTAATTTCTTTTAAATAATTAATTTTTTCATTATGATTTAATTTATTTAATTTTATAAAAAAATCATTCATATTAGTAAAATGTTTAGAGATTGCTTTAGCAATTTTTTCTGATATACCAGGAATTTGTGATAAAGAAATTATTAAAATATTATCTTTTGTTATATTATCTTTTTTTCTTCTTTTTAAAAACAGACTATTGTTTATATCATCATTACTTTTTTTACGTTGTATATTATATTCTGTTTCTATAAAATATTTCGTTGAATTATTTAACATTCTTGTAAAAATCTCTTTTAATAACCATACGGTCTCATTTACATTTTTTGTTAATAATATTCCATAATCTTCTCTTAATGTAGTACTTAAAATAGCACTTAATATTGTATTACCTTTTAAATTAGATATTTCTATTTCTTTAGTAAGAGTGTCATAACCAAAAAAACTTTCAAATAAATATACAATTTTAATATTTTTGTCTAATGTATATTTCATTCTTTGTTTTTGTTCGTGATATCTATTATCTTTTATACTTTCTCCTAAATCTTTCAAAGTTTTTCTTTCAATTATATATTTAATATCTCCTTTGTATTTTATCACTATATCTCCTAAATCTAAATTTTCATATTTTATTATACTATTTAATTTATTATTAATATCTAATTCTTTTGCTGTTATAATATTATAATTATTATTTAATATATTATTTAAAATTTCTTTAATCTTAATTTCTCTATTATCTATAATTATTTCAATATCATTATCCATATTAATTAATTATTAAATTATTTAAATTAGTTAAATTAATTAAATAAAAATATGAAAATAATTTTAAGTAAAAATTAAAGTAGAAAAATAGATGTTAATATAAATATTTAATTAAATAAATAATTATGTCAAATACATCAAAAGATGATGAACACAAAGAATTTATTAAAAATTATTTAATTAAAAGCAATAATCGTATTGAATTACCTGAGATATCACCAGATGAATATTATTTACCTAATAGAGCAGGTTTTAAATTAATGATTTTAGATGAATTTAAAAATTATATTTTAAAAAACAAGAGTGATGACAAAGATTTAGATAAAAATATTATTTCTTTATTTCCTCATCAAAAATTTATTAGAGATTATTTAAGTCCTAAAAGTCCTTATAGAGGTCTATTACTTTATCACGGTTTAGGTGTTGGTAAAACTTGTGCTTCAATTGCAGCAGCTGAATTATTTTTAAATAAAACATATATATTAAAATCTAAAAAAAAATCAATAGATAAACTTTATAAAGATTTTGATGATAATGATAGAAAGGTTGTAGTAATGTTGCCTAAATCATTGAGAGCAAATTATATTAATGAAATAATTAAATGTGGACACGAATATTATTCAACTCAACAACATTGGAAACATTTATCATATAATAATTTAAAAAAACTTAAAAAAGATTTACCTTTAATAGATGATAAATTTTTTGAAAAGAATGATGGTTTATGGTATTCTATGGATGATAAAAAATCTAATTTTGATGATTTAAATGAAAATGAAAAACAATCTATAATGAATCAATTAGATTTTATGGTTCAAAAAAAGTATTTTATTATTAATTATAATGGTCAAACAAACAAAATAATTTATGGTTCAGAAAACAAAAAAACGGGTAAATTTGAAAATGGATGGTATCAAGACTTAAAAGACACTACATCAAAATACATTGATACATATAAAAATCCAGATAATCCTTTTAACAATAAGATTGTTATTATAGATGAAGTACACAATTTTATTTCTTATGTTTTAAATGGAAGTAGAATAATGGGTCCTATTTATGATATGATTTTAAAAGCAGAAAAATGTAAAATTTTGTGTTTATCTGGTACACCTATTATCAATCAACCTTATGAAATTTCACTTCTTTTAAATATGATTAAAGGAATACAAAGAACATTTCATTTAGAAACAAAAGAAAATTTTGATGAACAACAAATAGAAAATATCAAAAATATTCTAGATAAAGATTTATATATAGATAATTATAAATATAATGCAATTTATAAAAGACTTGAAATTAATTTATTACCATTAGGTTTTAAAAGATTAAAAGATAGTTTTAAAATAAGATATAGCAAGGATGGTGATAAAATTAGTCAAAAAGATATAATTGATAGTTTAATTAAATATATAAATGAACAATTAAATATTAAATTTTTTTATAATAAAAAGAATAAATTTCCTGATAATGTTGAATATAGATATTTACCTAATAATATTGAAGAATTTAAAAATTTATTTATTGATGAAGAAAATTTTAGAATGAAAAATAAATATTTGTTTTCAAAAAGAATACTTGGTTCTGTATCTTATTTTGAATATACTAATTCAAAATTATTTCCAGATATTCGTAAGAATGAAATTATAAAAGTGGATATGTCTGAAGTACAACTTAAAAAATATATTGATGTACGTAGAGATGAAATTAGAAAAGAAAAAAGAAGTGGAAGAAATCAAAATAGCGATAGTATACAAGTTTATAAAGCATTCTCTAGAGCAATTTGTAATTTTGCATTTCCCGATGAAATTGACAGACCCTATCCAAGTAAACTAAAATTAATGTTAAAACACCTTTCTAGTCAAAATAGTGATGAATTACAACAAAAAAATATTGATGCCGTGCAAAAAGAAGATGATAAATCAGAAACAAAAGCTAATAAAGAAGAAAAATCAACATATTTAAAAAATATTGATAATAATTCTAAATACGAAATTATTATTCAAGAAGTTTTAACTAAATTAGAAGAACAACAAGATACATTACTTAAAAAAGAATTACATTTATATTCTCCTAAATTTAAAGCTATTTTAGATAATATAAATAAATCTGAAGGTAATACATTGGTGTATTCTCAATTTAGAACAGTTGAAGGAATAGGAATTTTAAAATTAATATTAAAAGCAAATGGATATGCTGAATTTAAATTAAAAAAAGTTAATAATAATTTTGTTTTAGATATAAAAGAAGAAGATTATAATAAACCTAAATTTTGTGAATTTTCTGGTGATAATGAAGCAACTCCTATATTATTAAACATATTTAATAATAAATTTAATAATCTTTCAAAAGAAATAAAAGATGAATTATATAATTTATTTTCTTCTAACAAAAACATAAGAAATGATAACACAGAAGAAATTACATTGTCTGCTAGAAAAAAAATAGGAAATATTCGTGGTGAATTATTAAAAGTAATGATGATAACACAATCAGGAAGTGAAGGTATTTCTTTAGCAAATGTAAGACAAATTAATATAGTTGAACCATATTGGAATAAAATAAGATTAGACCAGGTTACAGGTCGTGGTGCTAGAACAGGAAGTCATTTAGAATTACCAGAAAAAGATAGAAATTTAGATGTGTTTACATATTTATCAGTATTTAGTGAAGAAAATCTTAAAGAAGATAAAATACAACGTTTAGATAAAGGTAAAACAACAGATGAAACTATAATGAATTTGGCATTAGATAAAGCTAAAATAAATAATCAATTATTAGATTTACTAAAATCAAGTGCAGTTGATTGTAGTTTGCATAAAAAGAATCATCCTGATATATCTTGTTTTACTTATCCTGATAATTATGAAGCTGATAGATTAGTATTAAAAACGGATATTAAACAAGAAGATATAGATATATTAGCATTTGAAAAACAAGAAAAGATAGAAAGAAATTTACAAATTGTAGAAATTTTGAAAAAAAAATATTTAATATTGAAAGATATTAATAAATTTGATAAAGAAGATGAAACAGGTCAATTATTTGATTACGAAGAATTTGAACAATTTGGTAATTATAAGTTTATTGGTTTATTGTTAAAAAACAAAGATGATAAATTTATTTTAAGATTAGTTAAAAATTAATAACTTCTTATTTTATCTTTAGTTTCTATAATAAATTCTAATTTAATTCTAAAAGGTATTACTGCAGGTGGTCCTGCTGCGTCTTCGATATTGTTTTTGTCTTCACGAAACATTTGGCAAGTTAATTTGGATAATGAATTTAAAGGTGGGTCAAAAAATACTTGGTCTTCGTGTGTAGTAAATGTGTTTTGATAAAGATCATCCATTTTATTAACATTTTTTTCTATAAAATTTTGAGGGTCTAATGTACAAAAACAATTATTTATTTTATGATTTGTTAAATTATCACTATAATTTTTATTTAATTCAGTAATAGATAATGTATAAAATAAAGGATGGTTTCCTGCTACAGTTTCTATTTCAACGTGACTTGTAACCATTAATGCTTTCATTAATTTAACATTTACAACATCTTTAAATGTTTCATTTAAATCAAAATTAAATAAACCATTATCATCAGTTTCAACGTGTTTAAATAATATTAATTTGTGTGGTTTATGAATAAAATTAAATTTTAAACCAGGATTAGGTATTACATTATAATGAGATAAAATTTCTTTGTCATCTGATATCTTAGCGGATGGCTGAGAATTTATTTGTTGATTCATAATTCTTGTATTTAATGTTTGCATTCCATTTATACCTTGTAAATATGGATTAATACCTCTCATATATAATTGATTATCATTACTTTTACTAAAATTATTAAAACTCATATTTATTTTAATTAAATAAATTAAATATATTTACAAAATAAACTAATTAATTTAATTAATTAATTAAATTTTTTTATTAAATTAATTAATTTAATAATTTCTAGTTTTGTCTTTAGTGTAAACAATAAATTCTAATTTAATACGGAAAGGAATATTAACATTATCATTATCTAAAATATTATTTTTGTCTTCACAGAACATTTTGCAGGTTAATTTAGATAATGAATTTAATGGTGGGTCAAAATGCACATCATCTCTATGTATATTCCATTCATTTGTATAAATATCATCATTATGATTAGATTTTTTAATAAAATCATAAACATCTAATGTACAAAAAGAATTATTTAATTTATGTGTTGTTAAATTATCACTATAATTTTTATTTAATTCATCGATGGTTAATGTATAAAATAATGGATGTTCTCCTGGAAGTGAGTTATCACTATCAAAATTTACTTCATCTGTTACCATAACTGCTTTCATCATTTTAACATAAACAACATCTTTAAGTGTTTCATTTAAATTAAAATTAAATTCACCTGCATCACTGCTATCAACATTCTTATATAAAATTAATTTGTGTGGTTTATGAATAAAATTGAATTTTAAACCAGGATTAGGTATTACATTATAATGAGATAAAACTTCTTTATCATTTGATATTTCAGAAGAGGGATTAATGTGTGATATTTGATTTGATATTTGAGTATTTAAAGTTTGTATTCCATTAAATCCTTGAAGATTGGGATTTGGTCCTCTGACAAACATCTGATTATCATTAACAGGTGTTGCGTATGATTTATTAAAATTCATTATTTATTTAAATTAATATTTAAAAAGAAAATGGATAATAACACAAAAATAAATAATATGAATACAGAAAATAATGATACTAACAAAATGAAAGATTATTTAAATTTTTTAAATAATTGTAATGAAAATAATAAAGATTTTATATCCATTGAAAATATTAAAAATATTATAGAAAATTTTAATCAATATTTTTATGATACTTATTTATTAGAACCTTCTATAATTAATAAAAAAATCAATTTAAAAAAAATAATATTCAATATAATAAATAAATTAACACAAACAGAATATGCTAAAGATTTGCATTTAAATGAATTAAATAAAATTACATTAAAAACTTTAAGAGAAATTATAGAAACTGATTATGTAGATTATTTGCCTCAAAAAAATGAAAATAATATAATTAGAAGAGATAATCAAGTACATAATCGATATGAACAGTATTCTAATAAACCAGAATTAGATATAAGAGAACAAAATAGAATATTAAGCGAAAATCAAAATAGCCAATTTAATAAAATTAATGAAAATATAAATGAAAGATATGATGCTTTTGAATCAACACGCAAGTTTGAAATAACAAAAGAACAAAATATTAAAGAGAAACCTAATTTTACAGACAAAAAAGAAACTATATTATCTAAAAATGATTTTGATTCAAAAATGAATGAAATTATTAAATTAAGAGAAAAACAATTATTAGAAAATAAAAAAAAAGTAAATATTATTAATATTAATGAAAATCAAAATGAAAATGAAAATCAAAATCAAAAAGAATTAATTAATTTAAATGAAAATCAAAATCAAAAAGAATTAATTAATTTAAATGAAAATCAAAATCAAAAAGAATTAATTAATTTAAATGAAAATCAAAAAGAATTAATTAATTTAAATCAAAATGAAAATCAAAAAGAATTAATTAATTTAAATGAAAATGAAATAGAAATAGCAGATGATAATTTAATTCCAAATAATAATTTTTTTAAACATTTTGATAATGAATTAATTAATCATTCTAATTTAAATAATAATTTAAATAATAATGTAAATAATAATAATATATTCAATAATAAGATATTGGAAAAAGAAATAATATTGATTAGTTTTAATAGTAATAATGAAAAATATGAATATATATTTGATGAAAAGATGAAGTTATATAATATAAAAAAAATAAAATTATTAAATGTTTATATTGAATTTAATAAAAACAAGAATGAACCTAATTATATAATATTAAATTTAAATAATTTAAAATTAATAAAAAGTAATAATAATAAATTAAATAATTATTTTAGTGTATTAATGCCAAATAAAATATATAATGAAGAATATATTTTTGAAAATAATTTATTAAATAATATGGAAAAAATAGAAATTGAATTATTAAATTATAAATTTGAAAAATATAATTTTAAAAAAAATTCTGAAATCATTTTTGAATTACAAATAGAATTTATTTAATTAAATTATTTAATTAATTAATTAATTAATTATTTAATTAAATTAAACAATAGTAAATAAAGATTTACATTTATTATAAATAACTGTTTTGTTTAATTCATTATTATAAATAATATCAGCAATTTTATTAGCAAAATATTTTAATCTCAAATAATTTTTTTCGGTTAATTCATCTTTTTTAGTTTCAATATAATTAATAAATTTTATTTTAAATGTTTCATATAATTGACATATTTTTGAGATAGTTATTTTGAAATCATATTCGTTCCATTTTTTTGTTTCATAATCATATAAATACCATTTATCAATTAATGTAATATAAACAATTTCGTTTTCTTTTAATTCTAATAATAAATAGGAAATAATAAGTTCAGGATTAAAACCTCTTAAATTTAGTGTTTCAATTATTTTATGAAAATAATATTCGTCTGTTTTATTTAAAATATTTGAATTCATTATTTATTAATTTTAATAAAGATATTCTTGTATTTCTCAGTGTTTATTAAATGATTATTAATTGGTTGATGTAAAAAATTTTTTTCTTAAATTAAAAACATAATCATCATTTAAATTTTTGTTAGATAATGTTTTTTGAATATGTTTGTTTTTAATAAATTGGTCTAAGAAATATATACTAAACATACCACATTCACTATTTTTTTTTTGATGTTTTATTTTATTATAATCTAATTTAAAATTTTCACGTTCTTCTATCAATTTATTATTATTTTTTTTTATATTTTTTTTATTATTTAATTGTTTTTTTAATACATTATACAATTCTTTTACTTCTTTTGGAGGTTTATTCGATGCACTATCATAATAATAAAAACCAAAATTTTTTTGTTTCGGTTCTATATTAATTGATACAGCAGTCCAGTGTGAACCTTCTTGCCAACTTTTATCTAAATTTAATACTATACCAATTTTTTTAATTCCAGAATTATATAATTCAACAATATTCATATTACACATTTCATTTGAAACACACTCTGAACCATATTTATCCATAAAATCAATAGGAAAAACACCCATAAATTTAAATGTGTTGTCTTTTTTTTCATATTGTTTCATAACAAACAAAATATTAAATGTGTCTAACCATTCTGTAGGATTATAATTCCAAGAATTAGGTTTTAATGGTCTAAATTTATCTTTTATATCTTTAAATTTAGCACTATTAATACTAACAAAATTTTTTTTTAACCAACAAAATTCATTATTAACACAAACATCTTTATGTTTTTCTTTTAATTCTTTCCATAAATTTAATTTACTTAATTTTAAATTTATTTTATCGTTTTTGTGTTTTTCATTATATTTTTTTGCAATAAAAATTAAGTCATTTTTACTATAACAAGTAGGCACTTTTTGATTTTCAATATTTACATCTGGTGCACACGTTGTTTCAATCATCAATATATTTATAATTTAATTATATTTTTTATAATTAACCACTTTATAGATATTTTAAATTTTATTGATTTAAATTAATCGGAAAAAAATATAAAAAAATACTTTAATATATTCAATATTATAAAAAAAAATTGATTTAGAAAATATGATAATAATATTATTAGTAGAAAAAAAAATAAATAAAAAATTAATTTAAAAAAATTAATTTAAATTTTTAATTAAATTAAAAAAAATATTAAATTATTAATTATGGAAAACAAAAAAAAATCATCAAGTGAAAAATTTAATAAATATTTAAAAAGATATCAGATAGCGAAAAATTCTGATTTTACACATACCTCACTTGGTAATAAAAAAGGCAGTTATTATATTCAAAGTGAAAACTACGATGATTTTTTAGATAATTATGCTAAAGGAATAGAAAATAATGAAGAATTAGGTATAACAGAGAAACATAAATTATTATCGCCTATATTAATTGATTTAGATTTTCGTTATAATGTAACTGAAAATGAAAAAGATAATCCAGACCGTATATATACAATGGAGATGATAGATAAATTTATTGAAGAATATAATAATTTGATAAAAGAGTATTTAAAACCTGATAAAGAGTATTCATTTTATATTTTTGAGAAATCAAAAGCAACATATTACAAAGATAATAAAGAGATAGGTAAAGATGGGATTCATATAATGATACCTGATATTGTGACTAAACCTAGTGTTCAATATTTATTCAGAGATAAATGTATTGAAAGACTTAGAGATGTATTTAGTGTTTTTAGTAATTCAATGGAAGATATATTTGATGAAGCAGTAATAGAGAAAAATGGATGGTTTATGTATAAAAGTCATAAACCGAATAGTGAATCATATGAAGTATCAACAATATATACATTACAAGAAAATGGTGGATTGATAATAGATATTGAAAAATTAAATAATTTTAAAGAATTAGATTTAATAAATAAAATAAAATTATTTTCAATTAGAAATAAAAAATTTGAAACAAAAATTTTATCTTCAAAAAAAGATGAATTATTCGAGTTCCATAGTAATTTAATGGACAAAGAAAGAGAAAAATTAACAAAAGCAAAAATATTTAAATCGACAAGAAATAATAAAAAGAATGAAATATTAGATTTAGAAATTGTTAAAAAATTTGTTAAAATATTGAATCCAGATAGAGCAGAAAGATTTGATGAATGGATTCGAGTTGGTTGGTGTTTAAGAAACATTGACCATCGTTTAATTGATGAATGGATTGAATTTAGTAAAAAATCGTCTAAATATCAAGACGGAGAATGTGAGAGAAAATGGAATTATATGAAATTGTCTAATTTAGGAATAGGTACTTTGCGTATGTGGGCAAAGTTAGATAATCCTGAAGAATATACTAAAATTATACAAGAAGACCTTGATATGTTATTGAAGAATGCACGCACAGGAACTGATAATGATGTTGCTCGTGTAATACATCAAATGTTTAAATATGAATTTGTTTGTTCAAGTATAAAAAAAAATGTGTGGTATGAATTTAAAGACCATCGTTGGAAATTGTCTGATTGTGCTATTGGACTTAAATTAAAAATGTCTAATCAAGTATTTCGTGAATTTATGAGAATTAGTAGTAAATATTCTGCTGACGCATCAAGTACAGAAGACTTAGATGAACAAGAAAGACTTAGTAAATTAGCAGGTAATTATCATAAGATTGCTTTATCTTTGAAGAAATCAACTAATAAAAATAATTATTTAAAAGAATGTGGTGAATTATTTTATCATAATAAATTTGAAGAAAAATTAGATAGTAAATGTCATTTGATAGGTTTTGAGAATGGTGTATTTGATTTAGAAAATTATGAATTTAGACCTGGTAATCCTGATGATTATATATCTTTTACAACCGGTATAGATTATATTGAATACGATGAAAACAGTGATATTATTAATGATATTGATGATTTTATATCAAAAATCCTACCAAAAGAAGAAATGAAAATATATTTATTAAAATTATTTGCCAGTTTCTTAAATGGTAATATTAAAGAAGAAAAGTTCCATTTCTTTACGGGTACTGGTGCTAATGGTAAATCTAAAATTATTGAATTATATCAAAAAGCATTTGGAGATTATTGTGGTCAATACAATGTTTCATTGCTTACTCAAAAACGTGTTAAATCAAATGATACAAATAGTGAATTAGTACAATCTAAAGGAAAACGTTTTATGGTTTTACAAGAACCTTCTGAAGGTGAAAGAATTAATACAGGTTTGTTGAAAGAACTAACAGGTGGCGATACTATTATTGCACGTGGTTTGTTTCAAGACCCTATAACATTTAAGCCACAAGCACATATGACGATGACTTGTAATCATTTGCCAGTGATACCGAGTGATGATGGTGGTACTTGGAGAAGAGTTAGAGCAGTACATTTTCCAAGTAAATTTACAGAAAATCCTGATCCGAATAGCAAATATGAATTTAAAATAGATAAAGAGATTTCACTAAAATTTGAAGACTGGAAAGAAACATTTATGTCATTGCTTTTAAATTATTATAAAAAATATGTTGATGAAGGTATATTTGAACCAGAAGAAGTATTAGCATTTACTAATGAATATCAAAAAGAAAATGACTTTATTACAGAATTTATAGATGAATGTATACAAAAATTAGATAATGAAGATACATTTATGTATGAAGTTGATGTATGGGATAAATTTTGTATATGGTATGACCAACAAGGTGGAGAAAAAAGTAGAAGACCTAAGAAAAACAAATTAACTAAAACTATCTCACAAAAACTTAAATTAGATTTTACTAAAATTAAATCCAAAAAAGGATGGTATGGATATGTTATCAATACTGAAGATGATTATGAAATACAAGATAATGAAGAACTTTAATTATTAAATTAATTATTAAATTAATTATTAAATTAATTATTAAAATATTTAAAAAAATATTATTTTTTTTATATATTTAAAAATATTTAAAAATATTTAAAAGAAAATTGAAAAAATTTTTTTATTAAATTACTTAAATTATTTAGAAGATTAAGAATTAATTTAAAATATATTAAATAATACGATATATAAGATAAATTAAATAAAAATTATAATTTAAAATAAAATGAATAATACAATAGAAAATTCATTAAATGATTTAGTAGCAAGGTCTTTTAAAACAGTATGTGAAATGCTTAATGATAGAAAAATAGACACATCATATATTAATAATATAACTGAAAATGAATTAAATGAATTTATTAAAAATAATGAAAATTATATAGAAATTAAAGTAAAAGAGGATTTTTTAATTTTATATTATTTACAAAAAATAGATAGTAAAAATATTGAAATTATTAATAATATTATTTTAAATTTTTATAATAATAACAAAACTGATAATACAAATGATAATAAAACTGAAATTAATAATATAATTTTAATAACTAAAGACAAAATTAAAACAAATAATTTAAAAAATATATTAAATTTTAATTTAAATAAAAATATTGAATTATTTACAATAAAAGAATTATTATTTAATCCTTATAGACACGAATTAGTTCCAAAACACGAACCTATAACAGACAAAAAAACTATAGAACATTTAATTAATTTATATAAATTAAAAAATATTCATCAATTCCCATTATTATTAAGTAAAGACCCTATATGTAAATACTTAAATATACCTAAAAATTCGTTAGTTAAAATAACTAGACCTAGTAAAACATCCGGAGAATATATAATGTATCGTTGTGTTGTTTAAGTTAATATATATATATTATATTAAAATATAAATTATATATAAATATAAAATGAGTAATGTTAATGATATACGTCTTGAATTACATAATAAAAATAACAATTATACAAGTTCAATAATTGAAGATAATTCAAGTGGCTCGAGCTCGAGCCCGATTGATTTAGATTTTTCTAATAGTACAAATTATTTTAGAAAAATTATGGATAGTAAAGTAACGGATGATAGTGGTAGTGGTAGTACTGAGACAGGATTTGAAAAATTAAAAAAAATTTTAAATAATTTTAAAGATCACCGAAATACTTACAGAACTCAAATTCAAAGTTTTGAACCATCTACAGGTGGACCTGATCGAACTGATGGATATAGTCATAATACTATTTTTAAAGCTTTATACGGACAATTACACAATGATATAGGTTTTTATGATTATACTACACCTAGTAATAGTATTTCAAATGATGCTCAATGTTGTCAAGAATTTATATTTTATATAAGTGCTAAATATTATATTATATCAGAATGCTTGTTAAGACTTTTACTAGATACTCAACATAATGTTACTGATGGTTCAGATTCTGCAATTTTATCTAAATATTATAATAATTATACAGAACCTTATCCTAATGGTATAAAAAATTATAATGATATAATTGGTGATAGAGCTGAACGTAATCCAGGTATAATTGATTTAGTACTTGGTGGTTCTGATGGTTCCATGTATTATGCTGATATTAAACAATTATTAGAAGATTGTGTTTCAGGTGAAATTAGTATTTTTGTAAATAAATTTTATGGTATTGATGATGTATTTGAAAATTCAATTGTTGCAATAACACAATTACAATCATTAGAAGAAAAAAAAAGTGATTTAATTAAAAATAAAAATACATTTGATGACAAAGTTTCTTTTTCAAATAAAAAAATTAATTATTATAATATACATTATTGGATTGCTTTATTATTATTAATTTTAATTGTAATAGGAAATGTTGTAAGCACTTTACAAGGTAGTAATAAATTTATGATGATTAACTTAGCAGTATTAATATTACTTTTAGTACGTAAATTTGGTCAATTTATAATGAAATTATTTAAATAAAAATTAATAAATGTAATTAAAAAATAATAAATGTAATAATAAAATGAGTTCATCAGGTGAATCAACATTTAATAAACTTATTAATTTTTTATTAGACAGAAAATTAAATACACCAAGCGCTGATGCAAAATCAATAGATACTACAGATCCAACTGAAGCTGTTATATCAGTATATCCATTAGAATCTTTAGATAATGGAGGTACTATTGTGCAAAAAAAAACATTTGATCGTAATGCAAATGATCATACTCCTAACGTTTATTTATTAAACTATATAAAAGAATATAGTAGTGTATTAGCATATAATATAGAATTATTAAATTATTTAAAAGAACAAATGGAAGGAAGTCAAGATTTACATATGAATTCAAGAACAATTATGAATTCACAAAATAAATACAATAATAGATTAAAAGAAGATGTAAAAAAATATCAAAATTCACTTCATCTTCAAAAATTAACCTTTTTTCAAAATGATTATAAAATAAAAAATACAATTTTTTATTATAATTTTATACTTAATATGCTATTATTTTTAACTGCTATTTTTGTAGTATCTAAATTAGAAAATATATTTTCAAAACAAATATCTAAAATAATTATTACAATATTAGCACTTTTAATGAGTATATATATGTTACACGAATTAAGTCAAAATAACAGAAGAGTTTATCAAGATTATAATATCATAAAATTTAAAAAAAATTTTAAAAATTCTGAAGAAATTTAAATTTTTAATATTTTAAAAAAATTAATTTTTAATTTTTTTATTAAGCATAAAATTTTATATTTTAAATTTTTTTTATTTAATTAATTTTTAATTAATGTTTTAATTAATTAAAACATTATCCGCACTAATAACTGGTAAAATATTATCTACTATTGTTATATTTTTATTGTTTTTATTATAAATATTAGTTTGATTAGGTTCAATATTATTATTATTATTTAAATAATTATATTTTAATTTTATGTTTTCATAAGCTTCTATATTATTTTTATAAAATTTATAATTAATTAATTGTACAATTACTAATAATATTATTAATAATATTGAAATTGGATAATTAATATTTGCGATATATAATGCTGAAATGATTATTAATATTTTTACTTCTTTAATATTTATTAAAGATACTATAAATCTATTAGTAGTATTATTTGGAAAATATATCAATAAACTTATATAAAGAAATAATAATAATCTAATATATGGGTAAATATTGTTTTTTAATTTAAAAACAATTCTTTTTTGTAAATTGAAATTCATAATTTATTTTAATAAAGAAAATCTTAATAAATCTTGTTCAATTTATTGTTTAATTTATTGTTAAGTTTATTATATTAAATATTAAATGGATAATAATGAATAATAATGAAAAAACATTTTTGTCATCACGTGGTTATGGATTATTAAAGAGTGAATTTAGTTTAGAATTAATAAATAAAATTAAAGACGAATTAACTGTTCAACCAAATATTATAATGATGAATAATGAATTGCCGAATACATATAAAATTTATCAAGAAAGTAGTAAAAAATTGTATATACCTAAATATTTTGGATTAAAAACATTTGGTAAACCCGATGTTAATAAAGTAAAAGAAGGATTAGATATTAATATTAAATTTAATGGTGAGTTAAGAGAGAGTCAAAATAAACCAGTATCAAATTTTATAAAATCTTGTAATGACCCTTTAAAGATGGGAGGTCTTATAAATCTTGAATGTGGTGGAGGTAAAACAATTATTTCATTATATCTAATTTCTGTATTACAAAAAAAAACTTTAATCATTGTTCATAAAGATTTTCTTTTAAAACAATGGAAAGAAAGAATAGAACAATTCTTACCAGATGCTAAAGTAGGTTTAATTAAAGCACAAACAATTGATATAGAAGACAAAGATATAGTAATAGGTTCATTACAAAGTTTAAGTATGAAAGATTATGATGTGTATGTGTTTAATGATTTTGGATTTGTTATAGTAGACGAATGCCATAGAATAGCATCAGAAATTTTTTCAAGGGCATTATATAAAATAAATTTCAAATATTCACTAGGTTTAAGTGCTACTATTAATAGAAAAGATGGTTTATCAAAAGTTTTTAAATGGCATTTAGGTGATATAGTATTTAAAAATAGAAAAAAAAATAATGTTATTGTGAATGAACAACCAAATGTATATATTGTAGAATATATAAAAGACTATGTTAGTGATTATAATAAAGAGGAATTAATGTTTAATAATAAACCAAATATGAGTAGAATGATAAATAATATTTGTAATTATAATGATAGAACAACATATATAGTAGACTTAATATTGATGATAAAAAACAAAGATAATAAAAGAAATATAATAATATTGAGTGATAGAAGAGAACATTTAAGAAAAATAAAAGATTTAGTAGATAATAAAAACAATGAATATATAAAAAAATCAGGATACTATGTTGGAGGTATGAAAGAAGAAGAATTAAAAAAAACAGAAGAAGAATGTGACATAATTTTAGCAACATTCAGTATGGCTGCAGAAGGATTAGATATACCTAAATTAAATACACTTATTTTAGCATCACCTAAATCTGATGTTCAACAATCTTGTGGAAGAATTCTTAGAGAAAAACCAGAAAAAAGATTATATATACCACTTATTATAGATATATTTGATAATTTTTCACTATTTACAAATATTTCTATTAAAAGAAAAAAATTTTATAATAAAGAAAAATATAATGTATTTTCAGTTAATTATAAAAATTTTAAATTAAATTAATAAAAAAAAATATATATAAAACAATTAAAATGATAGGAACTGCTTTAAAAAATACAATTTTGTTTTTATTAATTATTTTATTATTAAATGCATTATTAGGAAATGTTATAGCAGATAAACTTAAAAATAATTTAAAAAATGGAAATGATGTTGAAAATAATTTTAATCAAAATAATACAGTTAATGAAGATGATTTAGAAGTTAAAGATATAGAATATGCTTTACCAGAAAGAGATGTTGCAAACAATACAAATAAAATGAAACAAATTTATGATTTTGTATTTGACGATAATGCTGATGATAGTTTAGATAAATTTTATAAAGTAGAAGATGAAAAAGAAATTAAAAAAATAAATACAAGAGATATTAATGTGAGATGTGCTGATACTATAACACCACAAAAAAGATTCTGTAATACAACAGAAACATCTAAAGAAGCAATACAAGGTCATTACAGTAATTTTAATAAATTACAATGTCAAGACAATCTTCAACAAGACAAACACTTTTATTTAGTTAATAAATTTAAAGATGAAAATGCTAATAATGGAGGTAATGACCCATCCGGTATAGAAGCATATGATAATTCTGCTAATTGCAACTTTGATTTTGTTTAATAAATCTATTTAAAAATTATCTTAATAAATAATTTATCTTTAACAATATTAAAATAAAAATAAAAATAAAAATTGATTTTTTAATAAATTTAAATTTTAATTGTTTAAATTTATAGTAATTTTAATATTAATTGAATTATTTTAAAATGAGAACAGGATATATAACATTCTGTGGTTCAATTGGTTTTAATATTAAAAATGATAAATACAAAAAAGAAATTTTAGAAGAAATTTATAATAAAACCCATATTAAAATTATACAAAAACATTTTATTTATTTACAACAAACACATTTTAAAAAATTAAATGAAATACCTCATCTAATTTCTTTAAAATCCAATGGAAACCCATATTTATTATATTTAACGAAATATAATTTTAATAATGTTTGTATTTTTATAGATAAAAAGATACAACCCGGTTATTTTTTACCAAGAATGATTATAGTTTATTTACAATTTTCTGATGTTCTTTTTAGTAATACTTTATTTGAAGGTGAAATGATTAAAGATAATAATAATAATTGGTTGTTTATGTTAAATGATATATTTATTTATAAAAATAATTTACTGAATAAAATTAATATAATAAATAGACTTGAAATATTACACAATATATTAAAAACCGATTATAAAAATTACGAATTAGCTGTTTGTGATTTTCAAATTAAACGATATTTTAAATACAATCAATTACAATATATGTGTAATGATTTTAATAATTCATTACAATATAGTAATCGTGGTATTTATTTTACACCTTTATATTTTAAATTTACTAATATTTTATACAATTTTGATGATACTCTTATAAATACCGTTAAAAAAAATAAAAATAATCTAAATTCATCATTCTATTCAAACAATACCACTCAACAAAACACTCAACAAAACACTCAACAAAACACACAACAAAACACTCAACAAAACACTCAACAAAACACTCAACAAAACACTCAACAAAACACTCAACAAAACACTCAACAAAACACTCAACAAAACACTCAACAACAAAATATAGAACAACAAAAGGAAAAAATAGAAAAAGAGTTTTACTTTGAAAAGACCGATATGCCGGATGTTTATAATATGTATGATTTAATTGATGATGAATATATTAAAATGAAAGAAATACCAATTATAAATAATATTAAAACTTCTCATTATTTAAAAAATTTATTTAATAATGAAAATATTTTTACAAAAATAAAAATAAACTGTATTCGATTTAAAAAAAATGATAAATTAAAATGGAAACCAATATGTTAAATTTTTAACATATTAAAAAATATTTATTAATTAAATGACTTTATTAAAAAATTATTTTTTTGATTTAATAAATAATTATCAAATAACTTCATACTATTTTAACTTTCAAGAAGACCTCAAAAATCTACCATTTATTTATAATTTAAATTTCAATAAAAATATTTATGATTTACATTTAAATTATCAAGAAAAATTAAATAATCATAGATATAATGATTTTATAAATGAATTTAATATTTATGAAAAAAATATTAATTTTGAAAAATATTATAAATTATTAAAAAAACATAATATAAAAAATGAAAAATTATTAAATCAATTATATATTTTAAAAAATAATTTAATATTTTTTTTTAATTCATTTGATTACAAAATTGAATTTAAAAAAAATGATAATAAAAAATTATCATTGTATGATAGAACTAAATTAATTTTTAATGATTTTAATGAATACATAAAAATTATTAATTTAAAAAATGATAATAAAATTAATTTAATTAAAAATGTTTTTGAAGATATTAATAATTATATGAAAAAAGAAAATATAACAATTGATTTATTTAAATCGATTAATTATTTTGATTTGTATAAAATATCGTCTTATAGTGGTGAAAACCCAATATTAGGTTTTTTAGATTTTGTTAAAAACACTTATAAAATAAAAAAAAAAGAAGATGTAATAAATTTAATTAATTTATATGAAGATTTCTCAAAAAACTTAAATGATTTAAAATTTTTATTAAATTTAGGAATTTTACATAATTTTGTTATTACTAAAATGGAATGTAATATTATCATTAAAGAAACCAAAAAAATATTTAATAACAAAAAATATTATTCTTTTTTTAATTTTTCAAAAGAATATTCTATTAAAGATATATTAATTAAAAACAATCTTCTTGACAAAGCAAATAATATTTTAAATAATTTTACAAAAAATATTAATAATTTTCTGGATTATCTTGAAAACACTTATTTAATTTTTTGTAATGAAGATAAAGGTATTATTCACAAAAATTTTGGATTCATTAAATCTTCTAAAAAAATCAATGAAAAAAATTTTTATAATTTTTCAATACAAGAACGTTTTAAATCATATAACTATGATGCTGAAAATATACATAAACTAGGTCTGAAAGAATTAGATAATTTAAAAAAACAATTATTATCAATTAAACATAAATTAAATTATAAAAATTCTATGAACGATTTTATAAATGATATTCGTACAAATTCTAAATATATTTATAAAAGCGAAAAAGATGCATTAAATGGATATGAAAATACTAGAAAAATAATAGAAGAAAAAATAATGAAACCTTATTTTAATGATAATTATAAAAAATATGATTTTTTAATTAAACCTGTACCAAAAATTAAACAAAATACTGCTGCAGGTGCTTATTATACCTTACCAGTATTTAATACAGACAATAACAAAATTAAATATATTAAAAAAGGAAAATTTTTCTTAAATACAAAATATTTAAATAATTTAAAAATTTATGATACAATAACTCTTTTTATACACGAAACAATACCTGGTCATCATTTAGAATCAATTTATTCTATTATTTCAAAAACACCTAAATGGTTGCATTATGTAGATGATAATACACCATATTCAGAAGGTTGGGCATTATATGCAGAAACCCTTTATGACTATCAAGATGACCATATTGGAAAAATTGGATTTTTAAATTATCATTTATTGAGGTCAGTTCGTTTAATAATTGACACCGGTATAAATTATTATGGTTGGTCTTATGATAAATGTAAAAATTTTATGTTAAAAAACACATTTAATACAGAAGATGAAATAAATAATGAATTACACAGATATATTTCAAATTATACACAAGCATTATCTTATTATATTGGTAGAAATGTATTTATATATGGTTTAAATACATTAAAAAACACAGAAAAATATTTAAATTCAAAAAATAAAAATGATGAAATAAAAAAATATCATCATAATATTCTTAAATTAGGTTCAACACATTTAGATATGCTTAAATTTAATATACAAAAATATTTATATAATCAATCTAAATAAATTAAAATAATCTAAATTATATAAATTATCTAAATTATTTAAATTATTTAAATTAATCATTACTACAATCCATTATTTTATTACTTAAATTATCGTTGTTTTTTTTTAATTTTTTATTTTTTAAATTTATATCATAAACATCATTCAATAAATTATCTATAACTAATTTAATCCTATTTTTAACACGTAATATAGCATTTGGTATATATAATTCATCTCCCCATATCTCTACCAAATGTTCTTCTTTTTTATACCAGATGTATTTTACCTTACTTTGTTTTGTAATCGCCTTAAATACTTTTCCATTACTACCTATAGTATATGGTACAATATAATCTTTAAATTTATTTAATTTATTATATTGTTCTTCTGTTAAATTTAAATCATTAATGTATTTTTCCATAGATATATGAGCATAATGAGAATTTGGAGGCGAATACTCTCCAGGTACTATAACAAAATTATTATTATACTCTTGATAATATGGTGCATTCTGTATAACATTATTATCCATTATATTTTAAAACTATATAATTTAATATTAAAAACTTTAAATATTTTTATTAATAATTATTATATATAATGGTATATCTATTAAAATTATCAATTTGATAAAAATTTTCAAGCACAATATATGATATATCTTTTGGTTTTAAATAACTTTTTTCAAAAAAAAAACGGTAAGGTAAATCTGGTAAGTCATCAATATGAATTCCTATTTCATTAATAACATAATTATTTATTCTTTGTTTCCATCTTTTAAAATGATTTTCTTTAAAACTTTTTCTTTTTTTTATCATATTTTTTTATTTAATAATTATAGTTTCTTTAAATAATAAATAAAAAATTAATAAAAAAAATAAATAAAAAAAATTTTAGAAATCTATTTTTTCGAATTTAATAATTTCTGTTAAATTACCTCCTAATTCATCACGAAATTTAACTCTTCTATTATTATTTATATTATTTTGACTATTTAAATAATATTGTTTGTAAATAAAATAAGATAATAATATTATAAGAATTATATGTAAAATTTTATTAAAATTTAATAAATTCATATATTTATTATAAAAAATTTTTTATATAAATTAAATATAAATAAATTAATATTTTTTAAAGATAAACCATCTATTTAAGAAACTATAGTCTTTATGAACTAAATCCATTTTATTAATTTTATTTTTTGGATTTTTTTTATAGAAATCATATATTTCTTCAAAACTACCAGATGATGTTTTAAAATCTTCCATTTTTATTTTTTTTAAATCTTCTTCATTCAATGGCTTAATATCATATTTCGCTAATTTTAATTTTAATAATTCATAATCAACCAAATACTCTTCTATTTTCTGATTAATTGTCTCCATATATACATTGATTTTTTTACCAATATTATTAATAGGTATATTAATATCATAATTATCATAATTTTTTTCTATTAACCATACAGTTTTATCATTAATTACTCCTCTGACTTCTTTATTATCATTTAAACTTCTGTCTACCATAAAACCGTCTAAACAGGTACCAAAAAAGAATCCATCTTTTTTAAGAAGCATATTAATGTTACTAACAAAATTATCTAATGTGTTTTCATTTTTAAACATATAATGTATAGCAAACATACAAGAAACTGCTGTAAATTGTGTTTTAAATATATCATACACATTTAATAAAATAGTCATATCTGGATTAATATCTTTTTTACGAATAGTACCAGTTAATATTTTTAATATTTTTTTAGAATCTTCATCATCTATATTTTTGTTTAATAAATAATCATTTGTCCATTTTTCACTTGCATCCGCAACAAAAAAACACATATCAATATTTTTCTTGTTTTTATTGTTTTTTTTTATCAAATTATTTTTAACTAATTGATTATATCTCTTATATAAACCATCATTTATATTATATAAATTATCTTTAGATATATCACTACCTATTACTATTTTATATCCTGAATTTACCCATTTATAAATATCACCACCTTTACCACAAGCAATATCAAATAATGATTTTAAACCTAATGTGCGATTTGATAATCTATTATACAAAAACTTGTTTTTAATCCAATAATTATGAAAATCTAACATTGGTTTGAGTAATGATAATTCTCTTTTTGTTTCTCTTGAATAATATGCATCACTCTCGGTTTTATTTTGTTCAACTAATTCTTCAGTTATTTCTTCAAATCCTTTTATTATATCATTTGTTACAGGATATTGAATACTACCCCAAACATTAAGTGCAGTTGAATAATCATTTGCTGTACCAGAGACTTTTTTAGTCATTTTATATAATTCTGTTTTATCATATCTAATACGGTGTGGTTTCCATTTTAAAAATTCATTAGATTCATTATTATCATAGGACATCTCAACTATCATACCATTTGATATATCTTTTCTATCTAATGTATAAATTAATTCTTTTGAAACCCCATCTATTAATTCATCTGTAATTTTTAAATAACACTCTGCAAACTCTTTTATACCATACACATTATCTTCAAAACGATGATTTAATATATCTATTGGTTTTATTTCTTTGTTTTCATCATAACCTACGTATAATTTACAATACATATATTTATTATCATCTTCAATTTTGTCTATAAAACGAACTAAAAAATCAATTGTGTTTTCTTCAGGAGGTTTCCATTTAAATACTCTCTTCCAAGAACCTTGTAAACGGGTTTCATCTTTTGAATGATAAGAACCTACTGATAAATTATTTGGTGTAAATATTAAACCATCTGTATGGTATTCAAATACTCCATTTTCCATATTATTCAATATTTTAATATTATTCTTAAAAAATGACTTTTCTGTTTTACTAAACAAAAATTCTTTTAAATATATACGTGTATTATTAGATTTATCTTCTAATTTAAAATTAGTTTTTTTAGAGAAAATATCAGACAATATATGATGTCTTGTAATAACTGGATTTGGTGATGTGCTTTGACTTGTTTTTTCATCATCTTCATTATCAACCTTTGTTTTTTTTATTTTATCTTTTTTATAAAAAATTTTAGTAGAAATATTTTCATTCTTATAAAAATAAATATCAAAAACAGCTATATCATTTATAGTATTACCAAATTTATCCTGTGTTATAAATTCACCATCCATTAAAGTTCCTCCTAAATCACTTACAGATTTTAAACCAGTATATTTTAATGACAAACGATTATTTATTAAATATACTTTGTTTGATGATGAAATAAAAATTAAATTTCTTTCACCGTCTGCTTTATCTGTTACATTATAATTTTCCAATATAGATACACGTTCTTCACTAGGTTTTAATAAATTTTTTAATTCAAGTGTTACAGGTTGAACACCTATAAAATATTTTTTAGGATTTTTTATTATCAATTTATCTAATTCCTTTTGTGTTAACTTAAATCCTAATTTTAAATATTCATTTAACACTGAATCTTTTTCTTTATCATCAATTAATACAATTGAATTATTTATTATCATTAGTAAATTACCAATTATATTAAACATTAAATTAATAATTTTTTTAATATCTTTGTTTTCGTCTTTAGAAATAATATTTAGAAAAGTTTTATTAATTAGTTCAATTTCAAGTTCAAAAGAAGGTTTTTGATTTAATATTTTACTTTTATATAAATCAGTAGAATAAGTATTTGATTTTTTAACAAGTGATAAATCTATACGAAATAAATTATCTTTTGTGATAAAAGAATAAGTTTTTTTATAACGATAATATTTTTTAGATTTAGTAAAATTAGTTTTGATTTTTTTTATAATTTCTTTATTTTCTTCGTCTTTTGAATCAATATCATTTTCTAATTTTAAATTAAAACGAATAGGATAATTAGATAAATCTATAGGTTTTATTTTATTTACTCTTTTTTTTTCTGTTATAATATAATTAGTGTTTTCTATTTTATTTGTTTTACAATATTTTAAAATATCATCTATATTATTAAGGGATAACCTATAATTTTCTAAAAAATTACCAGAAACTATCCTACAATCAAGTCTTTCCTTATTTAAATCATTTTGATATACAAAATTATCAGATGAATAAAGAAATGAATAAATATTTTGAAAATTTGTTTGTGTTAAATTATCCAGATTTTTAAATATACATTCTAATTCATAATTATTATTACTTGTTAATAAATTATCATTTAAAAAAGTAAATTGTTTTAATAATTCTTTAAAATCTGTTGAGATATTCATCTCTATTAATTTATTATGATATAATTAAATATACGAATATCTGTTTATATAAAAATTTTTATAATTCAATTTTTTTAATTAAATTCGTTATAAATATATAAAAGATTATTTTGTAAATCTATTTTTTTGTGATTTGTTGTTAGATTGTTTATAGATGATAAATCTTTTAATTCATCTACTTTCATTTTAATAATAGAATTTACACATTTATATTCTTTTATTATCAATTTTATATTACTTTCTTTATTTTGTTTAGTAATATTGTTTTTATAAAAATTATATATATTAAATGTTTTAAATTTTTCCCATTCATTTAAATTAAGTAATTTACAATATTTATAATAATATTTAATTATTTGTTTATCATCTTTATTGAATTCTAATTTATATTTATTAAAGAGATTGAATTCTGTTGGATTAGTTTGATTAGTATATAATTTATATAATCCATTTTTAAAAATAATTATATTAATATCAAAAATTTTAGATATCAATTTTAAAAAATTATCATTATCTGTAATATCTTCATTTATATTTTTTTTTACTAGTATTGTTGATATTTCTGTTTTAAATTTCTTATAAAATTTAGTTAAATTTCTCAAATATTCTATATTTTCTTCATTATTAATATAACTTATAATTTGAGTCTTAAATGTATTTAAATCAATAAACATTAATTCACATATTTCAGTCATAAAATTAGTCTGATATTTTTTATCTAAAAAACCCTTATTATATTTTTTTATAAATTTATCACTATTTTTTATAATTTCTTCAAATTTATCTATATCATTATCTTCTTTAATCTTATCTATTAATTTATTTTCTATTTCTTTCTTTGAAGATTTTTCATTACTAATATCTAATATATTTTTATTACTAAAAAAATCATTATTAACATAATTAGTTAATTTTATTTTATTAAAAATATCATCTATTTTATCACTTAATTTAATATGTTCTAATTTATCATAAGAACCTTGTATGTATTTACTTGTAGGTATATCTAAATATATCTTATTTTGAAAAATATTATTATTTAATACATCTAAAGATATTGTATTTTCCATAATTTAATTTATTATATCAATACTATTCTAAAAAATTTTTTATAATTTAATTATAAAATTTAAAAATAAATAATCAAATTTTATTAATTAAATAGTTTAATTTAATTTTAAACTATTTTATTAAAAATAAAAATAATAATAAAAAAATTTATAATAAATAAGACTGATGATATAAATTGTTTTCTAAATTTTTATAATTATCATATAAATTTAAATATTTAATAGCAATTATTCTATTATATTTTTTTATAATATTTAGATATTGAATAGTTTTGTCTTGATAATCTTTACTACGATTTAACGATAATTTATTAATAAAATTTAAAGAATCTTTTGATATATTAGAATTTAAAATATAGTTGTTAATATTTTTGTTGTTAAAATAATATAATTTAAAGTTATTTTGTTCTTCTATTTTTTGTTTATTAGTTATATTTGTACAAATTTGTTCAATATCTTTTATATTTGTTTTATTAATTTCTAAATAATTTAAATAATTTTCTATTTCTTCTAAATATTGTCCATCAATATTATTACTTAAATTAATAAAAACACCATTATTATTTTCAGTATATTTTATATTAAATCTTTTAATAATTTTAAATATTTCTTTTTGTTCAATAGGTAATAATTTATTAATTTTTTCTACTAATATTTTTTTATTTAACATAATAATATTATTATATTTATTTTTTTATAATTAAGTAAAATAAACTTATTTTAATAATTTATTAATTTATTAATTCAGAATTTAAAGAATGATAATTTTGAACTTTAAATTTTTTAAATAAACAACTTATACACATTTTTTCATTATTTAATTGACCTAAACCTTTCAATGAACATATATAATTTGTATTATAATCACCTATTTCTAATTTACATTCATTACAACAATATTTAGAATTATTACATCCCATTTTTAAATAATATTACATTTTTAACTAAATTATTTAAATTCATTTTAAATATATTATTTAATATTTTTATTTTTTATTTGTTTTATTCTTTTTATTTTTTTTTGGCAATATTTTAAATTTATAAAATGAATAACAGCAACTACAAGCAGTTTCCACTACTTCATCTATATCATTTAATCCTAATTTACCTCTACTTGCACTTATAACAAGATCTATAGTGTCTGATAAAGTACCATTTTTAACTAATTCTTTCATAAAATTATAATCTTCATTAGGTAAATCTGAATTATCTATTAAAGTTTCAACCATTAAAATTACTAACACCTTTTTTTCTGGACCTTTTTTATTACTTAATTCAACTAATTCAATACAAGATTGTATAATAGATACTAATGTTGCAGGAGATAATTTAAGTGGAGAAATTCTTTTTTCTAATTTTTCAAATAATTCATCAAAATTATCGAGTTTTAATATAACATCTTGAACCATTTCAATAGTATTATTATTATTTTTATTAACAATACTAGACATTTTAATTAATATAAAATATAATAAAAAACATAATAAAAAATTTATAAAATTTTATTTTATAAAAATTATAAAAATTATATAATTTTAAAATTAATTAAATAATTAAATAATTTAGTTAAAATCGTGTAAATCTTGTATTTTCCAGAATTCAACATCACCATTATTAAATGTACGTTTAATCATAAATGGTATTTTAGATTTTTCAAATTCTAGATTAACAATATCATCTACTGTTGCATTTTCAGGTATTTCATTATCATTAAGTGTTGTTTCTGCACCACCGGCAATTTGTTCTTTTCTTAAACCTAATATTTGTGTTTTTTCATATATTGTTAAAAAATTTACAGATATATTGTTATCAGGATTATATTTCTTATTAAAATCATTTACACTTAATATACTACTCAATATATTGTTTTTTTTGTCTTCCATTTTAATACATTACATATATATTAAATATTTAATTTAAATCAATTTTTTTATTATGATTCAGTATTCCAATAATAATCACAATGTACACAATAATATAAGTATTTCATATCAGTATTATTATATTTAATATAAATAATTTCGTGTTGTTTTTCTTTGTCTTTAGTACAATCTTTGTTTAAACAATGAATATTATTTATTCTAGGTAAAGTTGGGTCATATTTAATATATGGATTAATAAATAAATCATAATTAATTTCTTCTTTTTCATAATTTTTTTCTAATACCTTAAAACTTTTATTATTTGGTAGTTCTTTCTCAAAATTACAATTTTTACAATGATTTGATAATTTGTTTTCATCAATTTTCATTTTTAAATACAACATATTATCACATAAATCACAAAAATCCATTTTTATTTTATTCTAATAAATTTAATTAATTAATTATAAAATCAATTTTTTATATAAAAATTTGATTTTAAAAAATTTATTTAATTAATTTAAAAATAATTTAATTAATATTTTTATATTTAAAAATGATTATACCAGTAAGATGTTTTACTTGTAATAAAGTATTGGCAGATAAATGGAATTATTTTAAAAAAGAGTTAGAAAAGAATGATAAAGAAGAGAATGAATTTACGATAGAAGATATAAGTATACCTGAAAATGAAGAAAACCCATTAAGATATTTTGATGATAATAAACAAAAACAAATTTTAGAAAAACTTGGTATAACAAAAATGTGTTGTGTTCGTCATTTTATTTCTCATATTGACTTAATTGATATTATTTAATTAATTTAATTAATATTTTATTGTTTGTTTTAAATTTATTAAATATTAAATAAAATAAATAATGGATAAATATAATGATTTTTTGAAAATTATACAAAATAAATATAATAATGTTAATTTAAATGCAGATAGTATATATGATGAATTAGTAAAAAAAGAAAATAGTATATTAAAGACAATAAACCGTGTAATAGATTTTGAAAAAGACAAAGAAAACAAAAAAAATTTTTTAAATTTACCTTTATCTAAAATTTATAAAAATATTTTTCATAATTTAAATAAAATTTTAGAAGAATTACTTAAAACTAAAAATTTAACAACTAAAAAATTTAAAAAAATTATTTTAAAAGAAAAAAGAATTATCTATTTAGGTATTTTATTAATTATTATTGCTATTTACTTAGCATTAATAGAATTATCAGATAGTATATAATTTTTTTATTATTTGTTTTATCTTAATTTAAATTAAAATATTCATTATTTTTAATAATGATAAAAAACATTTTATCAAATAAATATTCTTTATTATTCTTTATATTATTAGCATTTTTATATAATATAATAGTACATCGTAATTCATTTATAGTAATAATAATGTTTGTGATATTATTGTATATGTTTAATTTATATGATATCCAAAGTAAAATAGAGAATGATGATTTTAAAAATCAGAATGAAAAAATAAATAATTATTATAGTGATGTTGTAAAAAGAAATTATGATTATAATGAAACAGATGAATTAAATGAAGAAATTAATGAAGATTTACAAAGATTTATAGATAATATTAATATTTATCCAGTAATACAAAAAAATGTAAAAGACGGTAAATTAAATTTTTTAAATAATGATGAATTATGTAAAGAATTGATATATAATTTAAGATTTGTAGGTAAATATGATAATGGAGATTATATGAAATTAATTTTATTAATTGAAAATTTTCTTAAAACATATTATAATGTTATAATTGATAGATATGATAAAGATTATGTTGATGTTGTTTTAGATTTAAGAAAAGAAATATTAAATATTCTTTATAATTTTAAAGTTGATTCTCCTATATTAACAAAAAAAAAAAAAAATTAAAATAAAAAAATAGATAATGAGATATATAAATTTCAATCATATTCTTATAAAAAAATAAAAAATTTAAGCAAAAAATTTCCTGAATTATATCTTAAAAACCCTCATCCAATACACGAAGAAGACCTTTATGATAATTATCAAATTATAGTATAATTTAATAAATTAACTAATTAAATTAAGTAAATTAAGTTTAATAGAAAAAATTTTTTTAATTTATAATATTTAATATGAATATTAAAAATATTATAAATGAAGATAAATTAATTAAAAACCCTTATATTTTTTTTATTGATTTTATTGAAAACAATAATATAATACTTAATAATGATTTTGAAAATTTAAATAATTGGTATAATAACTATATTGATAATAATATAATTGATTATAATATTGAACATAAATATTTACAATATATTGAAATATTTAAAAATTATATGAATCAATCTACAAAAAAATATTTTAATTATATTTATTATATACTTATATTATACTATATTTCAAATAATAAATTAAATAATTTTATGCGTTATTTTATTTCTAACATAAATTTTTTTATTAATTTAAATACTATTAAAACAAATAAATATATAAATAAAACTAAAAAAATAATAAATTTATGGATTAGTAATACAAATAAAACTAAAAATTTTAATTTATCAATTATACAAAAATTAATTAATATTGATGAAACATTTTTTTTTATTTTTATTATTTCATTACAAAATTATTTAATTTAAAATTATTTAATTTTAAAACATTTAAAACAAATATATTATTTTTTTTATATAAAATTAATTAAATAATTTAATAATAAAATTAATTAAATAATTTAATAATAAAATTAATTAAATAATTTAATAATAAAATTAATTAAATAATTTAATAATAAAATTAATTAAATATAATATTAAAATTAATAAATATTAATAAGATGACAAATAATGATTTAGAATTAAAAAAGATAGATTGGGAAATAATAAATAGTTATTTTAATTTTTATAATAATTATTTTTCATTATCTCAAATTAGTAGTTATAATAATTTTGTATCTAGTAATATTCCATATATTATTAAAACATTAAATCCATTTACAATGTTAAAAAAAGATGAAGATAATAATATTAAGCATGAAGTAAATATTTATATGGGAACTAAACAAGGAGATAAAATTTATTTATCAAAACCTACAATTTATAATAAAAACAAAAAATTTTTATCTAAACCTCTTTTACCAAATGAAGCTAGATTAAAAGATATTAATTATGTTTCAAATTTAACAGTAGATATTGAAATAGAATATATAGATTACACTAAAATAACAAAAGATAATCCAAGACCTACTAAAATAACTAAAAGATACAATAATATTTTAATTGGTTTAATACCTATAATGCTTCATTCTAATTTATGTATTTTAAATAATCAACCACATAATGTTCTTAGAGAGATGGGAGAATGTCCATTTGATCAAGGAGGATATTTTATTATTTCAGGTAAAGAAAAAACTATTATATCACAAGAACGTATATCAACTAATAAACTTTTTATTGAAAAATCTAAAGATCCTAACTTTTCTTATAAATCATTTATACGTTGTACCTCACGAGAAAATGTTCTTTTTCCTAAAACAATTAAGTTTTATATATTTGATAATAAACTTAATTTAAATAAACAATTTTTAAATAATTCAATACTTATTGAATGTCCTAATATTAAAACAGGATTTAAAATAAATGCATTACCTATAGGAATATATTTTAAAGCGTTAGGTATTGATACAGATAAAGAAATAATTAATAATATATTTTATGATGACGGTAAAAATATTAATCAAAAATTTATTGATTTTATAAGAAATACTATAATTGAATCATCAAAATACAAAACACAATATGATGCATTAAATTATTTAAAACAATTTACAAAATACAAAACTATTGAAAATGTTAAATTTGTATTATATGAAGACTTCTTACCTAATGTAAACAAAAATTTTAAACAAAAAGGTTTATTTTTAGGAACTCTAATCTATAAATTAATTTCAGTAGCATTAGAAATACAACCACCTACTAATAAAGATAATTATTTATTTAAAAGAGTTGATTTAGTAGGATATCTTATGACTAATTTATTTAGAGATCTTTACAACAAATTAAGAAATAATATTAAAAATGAATTAGATAAACAATACAATTATGGTTATTGGAGAGATTTAGGAGATTTGCAATATATAATAAATGAAAATAATTTATTAAAAATTTTTGATAAATCTATTATTTCTAATTTAATGATTAAATCTTTTAAAGGTAACTGGGGTGGTAATAATGATCCCAAAAATGAAGGTATGGTTCAAGACCTTAACAGATTATCTTATTTAGGATATTTATCACACATTAGAAGAATTAATACACCTATTGATAGAAGTGTCAAACTAGTTGAACCACATCGTCTTGGAAATGCACAATATGGTGCTATGTGTCCTATTGAAAGTCCTGATGGTGGTAACATCGGTTTATTAAAACATTTTCCAGTAATGACATTAGTTTCATACGCAATAGACATAGACCCTATAATAGAATGTACTAGAGAATTAGGATTAATATATTTAGATGAGATTGATATAAAAAATCTAAAAAAAGAAAACATAAATTTAACAAAAATATTTTTTAATAATCATTGGTTAGGTATTCATTTTAATCCATTTAAATTTTATAAATATTTAAAATTACTTAAATGCAATGGTATTATTAATTCTTTAATATCTATTGTGTGGTATTCTCAAAAAAAAGAAATTCATATACAAACTGATGCTGGAAGAGTATTAAGACCATTATATTTAACTAATATTTATGAACTAAATAATCTATCAGATAACACAAATGAATTATTAATTAATAAGGACTATAATAAATCAATATTAGATATTGGAATTAAAAACAAAAAATTAGAATGGTCGTCTTTAACAAAAGGTAAATTAAATAAGTTTTATGATATTAATTATAATCAATTTAATAAAGATTTATTTAAATCACTCATATTAAAAACAACTGAAAAAAGAATACCAGAAGAATATTTTAATTATTATGATATTGAATTAGATGAAAATAAATTAATTAAAAATTCTTGTATGATAGAATATCTTGATGTTGAAGAAATTAATTCATCTATGATTGCAATGAATAGAAAATCTCTCAATAATAAATTAATTAAATACACACACTGTGAAATAGACCCATCAACTATTTTAAGTGTTTACTCTAATATTATACCTTTTTCAAATCATAATCCATATCCACGTAATGCCTTCGGATGTCAACAAGGAAAACAAGCAATAGGAATATATACAACAAATTTTAATAATAGAATAGATACAGCAGGTTATATAATACACTATCCTCAAAAAGCAATAGTTCATACAAAATATACAAAATACACACATAATGATGAATTACCAAATGGTGAAAATGTTATAGTAGCTATAGCAACTTATACAGGTTTTAATCAAGAAGATAGTATTATGATAAATCAAAATTCAATTGATAGAGGTATGTTTAATATAACAAAATTTAAATCATTTATAGATGAAGAAGAAAAAAATTATGGTGGTGATGAACAATTACTGTTTAGTAATCCTATAGAACTTTCAAATGAAGGAAAAAATATTAATATTAAATATGCTAATTGGGATTATTTAAATAAAGATGGTTTTCCAGAAATAAATAAATTTATAGATGAAGATGATATAATATTAGGAAAAATTAATAAAAAAACAACATATGTGAATGAAGATGATGAAATAGGAGTATTAACTAACAAAGTTGAAAAAATAGAATATTTTGATAAATCAGTAAAAGGCAATAAATCTATTAAAGGATTTGTTGATAAAGTATTTGTATTTGAAAAAGAAAATGAATTAAGAAAAGTTAAAATTAAATTAAGAAAATATATGAAACCTGAATTAGGTGACAAAATGTGTTCAAGAGCAGGCCAAAAAGGTGTTTGTGGTATGATTTATAAACAAGAAGATATGCCTTTCAATAAAGATGGCATTAGTCCAGATATTATAATCAATCCACACGCTATACCAAGCCGTATGACTATAGGCCAATTAATAGAATGTGTATTATGTAAATTAGGTTGCAAATACGCATCTACATTTGATGGTACAACATTTAATAATTATAATAGTACAAATTTATTAAAAGAACTTAATACTGCTAATCTCAATAAATACAGTGATGAAATATTATATAACGGATTAACTGGTGAACAAATGAATTGTCATATATTCTTTGGACCAACTTATTATTATCGTTTAAAACATATAGTATCCGATAAATATAATTATAGAACCGAAGGACCAGTTACATCTATGACTAAACAACCTACTAAAGGACGTGCAAATGAAGGCGGTTTAAGAATAGGAGAAATGGAAACTAACGCCATATTAGGACACGGTATGGGGTCTTTTATTAAAGAAAGTATGATGGAACGTTCAGATGCATTTACATATAATATTGAAAATGAAAATGGTACAATTGCGATTGATAAAAATAATAAATTGTATTCATCATACAAAGATGCAAAAAATAATAATTTTTCATCTATAAAAACACCTTATGCATTTAAATTATTATTACAAGAAATAGAAACTTTAGGAATTCAACCAAGATTACTAAATGAAAATACTAATAAAAATATATTAGAACATTTAGATGAAAATGATGATAATGATATTTTACAAAATGATTAATTTTTTTATAAAATTTGATTTATAGAATTATTATTATAAAAATATATTGTATAATATTTTTAATAAAAATTAAATAAAAAATTTTAGTAAAGATTATATATTAATTTAAGAATAAATTTAAGAATAAATTAAAAATAAATGATAAATAATGTTTATAAAGAATACATATAATTTTAAATTTGAAAATGATAATCAATTTAAAGATTTAGATAATGTTGATTTATATTATAAATTAAAAGGTCATTTAGAAAATAATATATCAGATATATCATCAGATATTTTTAAAGAACCTCAACATAAATCTCAAAATAAACATTATTATTTTTTAAATAAAGCATCACAAGTAGCAAGTAATTCTTTATTAGGTCATAAACACGGTTGTATTATAGTATATAAAGGAAAAATTATATCACAAGGATATAATCATAGAGCATTTAAAAATCAAGCAAATAGTATACACGCAGAAGCGGATGCTTTAAATAAATTAAATAAAAAATATAAGACACGAAAGATTTTAAGAGATTGTACAATGTATGTAGTAAGAATAACAAACAAACTTGAAGAAACAAATAATATATATAAAATGTCTAAACCTTGTGAGAAATGTACAAAAAAAATAATAGATTATGGTATAAGAAAGATATATTATTCAACAGATAATCAATATTTTTGCAATTTAGTAACAGACCAAATATGTAGAATAAAACAAAATCTAAAGTTATGATTTATATTTTATTAAAGTTTCTTTTTTCATAAAGTTATGAATATCTAAATTATCAATAACTTTAAATTCTGATTCATAAATATTTTTCATCAATTCATATTTTTTTTCATAAATATTTTTAGACAAATTATTTTTTTGTAATTCAAAAACATATAATTTATTTAATAAATTATTTTGATTACAATATTCAACTATATAATTATGAACAGCTATATGAAATCTATGTCCATATTCACCTTTTTTATTATGTGTAACAATTTTATTAATTTTATTTTTAGTTAATATTTCATTTAATAAATTATTTAAATGTTTTTGATAATTTTTATAAATGGTTGTTTGATTGTATAAATCTTTATGATTATATATTATATAATCAAAATTTAATTTATTTGACATTTTAACAAATTCTTTATGTCGGATAGGATTATTTAAATTGGTTAAACAAATAACTAAATATTTTTCACCATATTTAATTAATTCTTTTCCACCGAATATAAGTTCATCATCTGGATGTGCAACAATCATAATATTCTTAATTTCATTTTTTCTTTTTTTTTCTATTTTTATATTTGAAACCATTTTATTTCTTAAAATAAAATATATATTAATAAAATTATGTCTAATCTAAATACTTCTAACAAGTTATTTAAAATTAATAAATTATGGAAAAACAAAAGAACAAATGCTAAATTATTAATAGCATTTAGTTTATATGGTGATAAAGATTTATATACAGAAGGAGCTGTACAAAATGTACTATTAGCGAACAAGATATATCCTGGTTGGACTTGTCGGTTTTATGTAGATAATACTGTACCTAAGAAAATTATAGAAGAATTACTTGAGTTAGGAGCTCAAGTGTATGTTGTTAAAGGAAGTAAAATAACAAATAGACAAAGGTCTTTATGGAGATTTTTAGCATTAGGAGAAAATTGTAGAGTAATATTTAGAGATACTGATTCAAGAGTAAATGCACGTGAAAAACACATAATAGAAGAATGGTGTAAATCAGGTAAAACATTTTGTCGTATTTGGGATAGTGACCATCCAGAAGACGGACACGCAAATCCTGCACTAGCTGGTATGTGGGGTGCAGTATCAATTACTTCAAAAATTAAAAATAAATATTTCTTAAATATACCAGATAATCTTAAAGACTTAGATCATGGTTTATGGGATAAAAACACTAAACCTCTTGTACCAAATATTGAAGAATATATTTATAATTGGAAAGTACCAGGTTATAGGTCTGATGAAATGTTTATGATTAAATATATTGTGCCGATGTTTAAAGGTCCTGAAAACAGTCATATGGCAGGATGTGGTATTGAACCAACACCATTAGAATTTTATAAATTAGAAGGAAAAAAGAATGGAATAAAATATAAAATAAAAGATATTAAATTAAAAAACGACGAAGACAGAACAAGTTATTTAGATATGGAATATAATTATGATACTCTTTATAATAATCCTGAAAAAAATGAAAAAATATTAAATGAATTATTTATTAAAACAAAAATTAAAGGTGGACAAATAGGAGACCCTATAAAAGAATCTTTCCCTTCATTTAAAAGAGAAAATCTTTATGAATATTTTGTAAAATATACAAAAGAAAATAAAAAAAATTGTAGATGGTATAAAGATTTTATTTAAAAAAATCTCATTATTTTATTAAAAATATTAAATTTAATTAAATTATTTAATTTAATTAAATTAAATAAATTAAATGAATTAGAATGAATACAAATTTATTAGATATATGGAGTTTAAATTCAATATGGAATTTATTATCTTGTTTAAATGACGGAGATAAATTAAGTATACAAGGAAATAATATATCAATACAAAAAAATCATTTTTTAACAGGTTTTAAAAGAACTATGAATGGAGATTCAAGAAGAGACATACATAAATTAATAGAAGATTTAATTAATATGAGTGATTATCATCTAAAAGAAAAAACAGATAATAAAGAAAGAGTAGAAAATTTTAGAAATAATATTTTAAAAGGAATAAAAGGTTTAATTAATTTAAAAAAAACTTATTCAGATGATATATTATTTCTATCATTATTTAATAGTAGTTTAGAACAAATTAAAAAATTAGAAAAATATTTTATATTTAATGAAACAAATATAGTAAATGAAGAATTAATTAATAAATATAGAGAAATTGAAAATCTTATTTTTATCAAGAATTAATTAATTTGTTTTTTTTATTAATTTAATTAAAATTTGATTTATTTAATTAATTTAATTATTATAAATTGTTTATCATTTATAATATTAATTATCTATATTTATTTTGAATTAAATTAATTAAAATGTTTGAAGAATTATTTAAAAATGCGAATAAATTGGGTTATAGACATAATGTATCAGGAATAAAATGGACAGATATAATAGACATTGAAAAAAAAATAAAAATAAATTGTAATAATGAGGAAGAAATAAATAAAATATTGTTAAAGAAATTAATAAAAATTCAAAATAAAAATTATTTTATAAATAAAAAAAATAAACCAGAATTATTTAAAAAAATATTAGACAAAAATTTTTATACTAAAATAGATATTTTAAAATTACATTTATATAAATGGTTTTATACAAATGAATTACAAGAAGGAATAGTAAATTATATAAATGAAGATAAAATAGTATTAAACAAAATAAGTAAAATATATAAATTTAAAAAAATAATATTTGATAAAAATGAAAGAATTTTTAGTGCTTATATAGAGAATACAAATTATAAAGAAAACAAAGAAAAAATAGATAAAGATATTTTAAAAGCAAATGTATTGTTACATAATATGCTAGGTAAAAAAATAAACTTTTATGTTAATGCTAAATTTCAGGATGAAATGGGTAAAAGTTTCGGAGAAGAATATAAAAAATTCAAATCTTTACAAATTCTTTAATTAATTTTCTTTCTCTTTTAAAAATATTTTACAATAATATTCTAATGTATTAATATTATCCATTACGTCTTCAAAATTATCACCAATTGCTACAATACCGTGTCTTTTTAATGCGATAATATCATTACCTATAATATTTTCATAAACTTTTTCTGCTAATATAGGGGTTTTTGCAGTATAATAATCAACATTTCTACCAATTTTAATATTAATTTCAGGAAATATCATTTTTATGGTATCTAATTCTCTATTTGTTTTCAATAATCCTACATAAGCAAGGATATTTGGAGGATGTACGTGTATAATACATAAATTTGTATTGTTATTAAAATTATAATGAGAATGTATTTTCATATGAAAATCTAATTCACCAGATGGTTGTAAGTTATAGTTATTTTTAATAATTTTTGAATCAACAATAGATAATAAAATAATTTGTTCTTTAGTTAAATGTTGTTTTTTAACAGAACTTGGAGTAATATAAACTAAATCATTATTAACTGTTTTATAACTAATATTGCCATCATAAGATGTAATCCATTTATTATTAAAACATTTTTTCATATAATAACATATTGCTTCTTCCATTTTATAAAAATTATTATTTTATTATATTTTTTTTATATTTTTAAAATTTAAATTTTTTATTTTAAATTTTTTATATTATTTTTTAATTTTGTTATTGTTTCTATAATAATTTTAATTTAAATAATTATATTTTATAATAATTTTTATAGATTATGTATAATTTATGATATAAAATTAATAAAATGTATAAATTTTATGTTTTAACAGATATTTTAGAGCCATTTAAAGAGATTAATAGAAAGGATTTTGAGACGATATATGAAAGATTAAGAAATAAGAAGGATAAGAAAATAGAGATGGTTAAAATGAATAAAAAAAAAGATTAATAATAAATGTTAATGGATGATAATAAAAATATTATTATAGAACCTTTATTAAATCCTGTAAATGATAAAACAAATGATATTAAAATTTTAAATTTAAGTAATGAATGTATTATTTGTAAAAATAGTTTATTAACAAAAGACATTATTTTAATAAATAATTTTTGTAATTGTTTTGAAGGAATTAAAATGTGTAGAATTTGTTTTTTTTTATGGTTTATTAAATCAAAAAAATGTATTATATGTTGTAAACCATTTTATAATAATATAGATGAAGTATATAATAATAATATACTTAAAGTTTATGATTCAGAATTAAGTAAATCTATTTATGATGTATTAAGCGAATACAATAATATACGTGATAGGTACAAAAAATTTAAAATAGTATTAGATGATATTAGAATTGATATAAATGATAGTGATTCTATTAGTTCAATAGCAACAAATAACACTAATAATGATTCTGGGGTAGTCAATTATTATTTTAATTTAAAAGAACAATGTTGTTTGCTTTTAATTAAAACATTAATATTAAGTTCAATGTTTATTTTAGTGATTTATTTTCATAATTAACTAAATTTTTTTTTATTTTAATATATTTTTATATATTTTTGTTTGAAATATAAAAATTATAGGACATTTTGTGTTATGCGCGATTTGCGGATATCCTATAAATGACTAAAAAAAGGATATTTAGATAATTTTAGGACATTTTTAGTCAAAATATCCTATATTTGGTTATTTATAGGATAATTAAGTATTTAAGAATGTCCTAAAAGTACTTTTAGGACATTTATATATATTAGAATATCCTTTTTTTCATCGTTTTTAGGATTTTTCGGACAAAAATGTCCTAAAATTATCAATTTATCCTTTAAATGACCAAAAAAAGGATATTCGCAAAATCGCACAAAACTAAAATGTCCTATAATTTTAGATTTTTACAAAAAATATATTTTATTTATTCTATTTTAGGATAAATTCTACAAAAAATTATAAATTATTAAAATTATTTTCATCAAAATCTATTTTTTTACCTCCATTATACATTACAGCATAATTATTTATCAATAACCAATCATTTATATTCTCTTTTTCATAATATATTTCTGCTAAATATCTACCATATTTATCTAATCCAGAAAAATTCACTTTTACTATCTTATTTAATATCTTTTCTCTCAATTTATCTCTTATTTTTATTCCATACTCTTTCTCTTTTTCATTTTTTGTTCTCAATTCTGGTGTATCTATCCTATTTAATCTCAAATTAAATTTATATATCTCACTATTACTAATATTTTCTATTCTTGCTGCAATTGTTATACTATCACCATCATATACTTTAATTACTTTACCATATCTTACTAATGGTACATATATTGGTAAATTTTTTATATCTAAATTTTCTGGAAAAGACTTAAATTTATATCTTTTACTAACAAAACTTAAATTATTTAAAAATTTTTTACTTGACTTAAATGAAAACATTATAATTTTTATTCTATTAATATAAATATTATTAATATTTTTAAATAAATTATACTGTTAAATATGGGTCTTCATTTGGTATATACTTAAAATAATCTATATATAAATATTCTGACTCAAAATCAAACTCTTTAAATACATTTGAAAACCATAATGCCATTAATACATTTGATTTTGTATACGGTATATTACTTGTTAACTTATTTTTTACATTAAACTCAAAAATTGACTTTGACATATTATCTATATAATATTTTATTGATTTACCATAATAAAAACAAAATTTATTATCGTATTTCATTGAACGTATAACTGGTGTACCATTTAAAAATTCATATTTTTTATCTTTAATATTATTTATATAACAATTTTTATTATATATTATAATCTCATCTAATTCTAAATCTCTATTAATTATATCATTAATTGGACATATATCTGTATTCCATTCAATTCTAATTGTATGCCATTTATCATCATTTAAATTATCTATTTTACTAATAGTTTCATTAAATAATTCTTGATGTTCTGTGGATACATATGTATTGTATTGAATAGTGTTTTTTTTAGTTGAATTATATGTTATTTGAGCTGGATATTCTAAATCAATTTCAGAATTTAAAATGGAGTTAGTGTTTTTTTTATTATCTATATTATATTTTACATTTTTTCTATGAGGTATTTCATCATCTCCATATTCTGCATAATGATACAACCACAATGCATTTAAAACTTTCACTGTATTAAATTTTAATCTCCACTCAAATATACCTGGTCCAAACATATTTTTAGATATAACACCTCCACCTACTCTTTTAGATTTATTAACTTTAACTAATTCTTTTTTTTTATTTTTTTTAAAACCTTTTGGTTCATTTTTTTTATATAAATCACCATTCGCTTGTATCACTAAACAATTTTTTATATTTTCTTTATCATTATTAGACACATTTAATTTTTTAATTGATATATTTTCTTTTACAATACCATTGCCTGCTTCATCTGTCCATTTATTTTCAAATGGATTCCATAAATGTTCAAAAGTGTAATTTTCAAAGTTATGAAAAATATTAGGATTTTTAAACATATTCTTTATTCTATTATAATATATATTAATTAAATAAAATGGTCAATCTTAATGACAAATTATTAGAAATTAAGAAAAAAACATCATTTAATTCTAAATTTATACACTCAACATATGTATGGAATTACAATTTAATAAATCCTAACTCAAAAGGATATGATTTAACTAATAATAAAAATTTATTAAATAAAACTCTTAATAATATCTTTAAAAATAATTCTTTTATTAAATCTTTAAATTCAAATTTTGATTATATTAAATTAAATAATTTAGATAAACAAAATATTAAAAATGCAGGTATTATGTTTCCTATAGATAATGCTTGGCATTCTAAAATTAAAATGCCTACAGACAACAATGGAAATTATTATTCTTGGTTAGATTATGAAAGAAGAAGAGAAAATATACCTAATAGTGCTTCTGTATTTGAAAAAATTATAAAAAATATTGATAATTATATTGAACCAACAAATTTAAAAAAAGATATTATACACAAAAGTGAGGTAATAGCAGCAGGTAATAAGAATACTAGTTTCTGTTATGGTAAAGTAGTATTTAGAAATCAAAATACTAAAGCATTTGAACCATTAGGTATTAATATTATATTACTTGGACCTGGAAGTAAATATGCATATAGTGGAGATAATTATAATGATAATAATGAATATGATTTATATATATCATTAAGATATAAATATACATATGGAGAATTAACCGAAAGATTAATAGAATATTGTGAAAAATTAAAGATAAATTATCACGTAGAAATATATAATGCTAAAGATGGATATCAAGATTTAATAAATTATAAACCTATGTTTATATATAATACAATTTTGAAATACAATAAACAATATCCCATACTATATACTGATGCAGATATGTATATAAATCAATATCCAGAAATATTTGACCAAACATATTTTGATTGTATTTTATATAATTGGAATACTAATATAATTGATAATAGTGTAGATTATTTAAAAAGAGATATAATATGCTATAATAATTTTGAAATAATGACATCTGGTGGAACAATGTGGTGGAATTCAACACCACAATCATTAACAGCACTTAAGATATGGGATATGATATCTGAAAATAATCCTGGTAAAGCAGATGATAGAATATTGGGTTTAGTATTTTCTAGTACAAAAACTTTATTAAATTTAAAATGTTATTGGTTACCTAGTGAATTTATTTATTTAACAGATAAACTTAATTCTTCAGGAGTTCATCAAAAACATAAACAAGATTATACTAATAAACCTATTATAATTCATCCAGAAGATATAACATCTGAAGAAATGGCGGGTTTGATGGGTGCATCAAAAACATCAAGATATCCACCTAATTTTTTTTATAGTAAAAGTAGAGCACCTGATAATGATATTTTAAGTGATAAATTTAGATGTTTTAAAAATTCTTATACTATTAAAAAAAATGTAGAACAACCTTTTGTATTTTTTGAAGAAGACGAAAATTTAATATTTCAAGATTTAACTATATCAAATTCTAAACAATTATTACAAAGTATTAGACCTAGATACAAAAAACTACAAGAATTACTTTTAATTGAACACAAAGAATATGATTTTAATTTTATGAATAATTTTAATAATTCTTTTAAAAATAATATTTCTAATAATATCTCTAATATAGAATATTTAACAAGACAAGATAGCAAATGTTATATTATTTTATATACAAATAAAACAACTGAATTTAATAAAAATGTTAAAAAATTTAAAAATTTAAAAAAACATACTAATAATGAATATTCTATTATTTTAATTAAATTTAAAAATAATGTAATTAATCCTGTTACTCAAAGTCTTATGATTGGTTATAAATATCTTAACAAATCATTACACAAAAACAATCAAACTATAATACTTCCATTACCAATGTATTCTTTTAATGAAAAAACAGAATTATTTAAAATTGATTCTGATAGTCCATATCATATGTTAGAATATAAAATTCATATGTTCCATCTTAATATTATTCTTATGGATGAAACAAATGATTTTTTTGCTGTCAATTATAATGCATTAATTAATAAAAATAAAAATTGTATTGACCAACGTGTTTTAAATATTGTTCCATTTTCTGTATTTGGTTTAAAATATAATAAAAATTGTATGTATTTTGTTTATAAATGCATAGAAGAATTTAATAATTTAAATAATAATGTAAATGATAGTACAGAGTGGAGAATTATTGATAATGTATTCAATAGAAATATGTTAGCCAAATATTTTAGATTTGAATGGTTGCCAGAAGATTATATTATTGATATGATTTATTGTGAAGACTATTATTGTGAAGCATACAATTTAGATGAATATTATAAATTTAAAATAGATGGTAAAACTAAAGAATTAAATGATTGGGATTTAATTCAAAAAAATAATAAAAACTGTTACAAAACTTATATTGGTTCTTCTGTTATCTATACAAAATACGCTAAAATGTATCCAGACTTTATGAAAATAGATGATCCTAAACTAAAAGTTGGCGAAAAACCTAAAAATAACATCAAAATAAATCAATCAATTTATAACAAACAACAAAACAAAAAATAAAAAAATTAAATTAATTAAAATTAAATTAATTAATAATTATAATTAATTAATTAATTTAATAATTATAATTAATAAAAATATCTTCTTGTTTAATAATATTGTTTACTTTAATTAAAAAATCTTTTGTTAATATTATTGAATTTTCAACATCTTGTAATTCATTATAAATATTTTCAAACAAATATTTTTTTTTATCTAAAATAAATATATCATATTCATACAATAATTTATTATATATCTTAATATAACAATTTATTAATATCTCTAAAAATTCTTCTTTTGTATATTTTTTATTATTTAAATAATAAAATATCATTATAATTATTTAATTAATTATTTAATAAAAAATAAAAATATTAAATTAATTAATTAATTATAATTTTAAATATTATTTCTGATATAATTAATAATTTTATAAAATTGTGATAATGGATTATTAATAAATTTTTTATTTTTTTGTTGATAATATAATAGTCTTGAAAATATTCCTATTCTTTGATCATTTGGATTAAATAATTCTAAAATAAAAGATTTTGTTTTTTGAGATAATATCCAGATTACATTCTGTATTTCTTCATCTTCATTTATTAAATGGTATAATTTTGGATTTATATTTTTATATTCTTTATTATTTAAATAATAAAACAATTCTATATTTTGTTCTAAATATTCTAAATAATATTTAATATTATAATTAAAATTACTATTATATTTTAATATACTTATAAATATTTCTATAAAATCTTTTAAATAATCATTTATATTATTTATTTTTCTATCATTATTCTCACTATTATTTGAAACATTATTATTAGATGTATTAGATGTATTAGATGTATTAGATGTTTTATTAGTATTAATATAAGGGACTTTAATAGTAGAAAATATAGAAACTAATTTAATATTAATTAAATGAAACATAATTAATAAAATTTTAATTTTTTCTTTATTAATTTTATAGATTGAAAGATAATTATAATTGTTGTATTTGAATGAAATAAAATCGTTTTTAGTTAATAAAAACAAATCATTAATATTTTCAAAATCTTCTTTAATTTTATTTGATAATTCACCAGATTTTATTTTTTTTATAACTAATTTATTTTCAATATTATAATTTAATGATACTTGTGTTTTAAAACCACTATTTTTAAGATAAATACTATTTTCTACTAATTTAATCATCGTTCCAAACCATTTATACATTTTATCTCCGAAATTATTATGAATAAATTTATTATCATTATTAAATTTTTTAAAATTAAATTTAATTAATTTACTATAATCTATTTTTAAATTATTAATTGCCTTATTAAAACTTATTAAATTAGAATTTTGTATATTATTTAAATATTCTATTTTATTTATTAATATTCCTCCATTACTTATAATGTCTATAGAATTATTATTTGCTCCACCAAATAATGATATAAAGTTAGTTGTTTTTTGTTTTTTATCTGATATATTTAAACTAGATATATCTAAATTCTGAGCAATTAATTTAATTCTTGTAACATCTTTTTCTAATTTATCTTCTTTTCTTATTTTTAATGCAATTAATTTAGTGGCTTCTTTAATATAATAATTTTTTGTTATTATTTTTAAATTATAATTTCTAATTATTTCTTTTTCTTTAAACTTAATTTCTTTATTAACATAATCTGTGTTCTTAATCATATAACCAATATTACCAGGTACACCTATAACTACATCTAAAATACCTGATAAACTTTGAAATGCACCAATACCATCAAATAATAAATCTAATGAATATAAATACACATTAGTAATAATATTTCTGTTTTCATTTTTTTCAATTATAGTATATCTGTATTTAAAATTATTTGTTTTATTAAATAAATTTATAAAAGTTGTAAAATCTTTTACTATACTTGCTACATTCTCATTTCTTTCTTTTTTATTATTCACTTTATTTTTAAAATATTCTGATGAATTATTATTACTACTACCACTATTGTTATTATTTAAATTAAAACTAGTATTATTACCTGGTTCAAATGTTTTATCACTATATAAGAATCTTCTGTCTTCTGCTAAAATGGATTTATATTCATTTATAATTTCTCTATAATTTTTGTTTACATCTAATTCATTATCATTAGAATTACTATTTGTAGAATTTAAAAATGTATTATTTAAATCTTCAAAATCTCTTTTAAACAAATTAAATAAATAATATATTTTATATTCTTTGTTAGGTTCTAATAAAATTTTTTGTTTAATTATATTATTAATTTTTTCTAAAATTTCATAATACAAATTAATATAAATATTAGTTAAATTTTTTATATTATATTTACCAATCACTTTATTAAATTCATTTTTTAATTTATTATTAAAATCTTTTAAATATTTTGAAACTAATATATTAGTAAGAACAAATTGTTCTTTCAATACATTTTTAATATTTTCAAACAACTCTTTGTTTTCTTTTAAGTAATTTATATTACTTTCTATTACATCTTTGTTTATTTCAAAATTTATTTTATTATTATTTAAATTTATATAATCAATATTTATTTTATTATGATATTGATATGCTGTTTTAGATTGAAAACAACATTTAACATCTATATCAGGAGATACTAATTTTGTTTGATTATGTAAAAAATTAAAAGCATCCCCTCCAGTTAAAATAATATCTATAGAAAAATTTTCATTAGGATATTTATTTTGATATTCTTTAATTTCAGGAGAATTATTTATATTAAATTCTAATTTTTCAATAATATCGTATATTTTTTCTCTAAAATAATTTGTAAATACCGCAATATTAATCTCTTTAAATAAATATAATCTTAATTGTTTAATAGATTTGGTAATAGTGGTTGTGTTATCTGGTTTTTTTCTTTTATTTGAGGTATTATTTAATTTTTCATTAATATCTTCAATTAAATAATCTAATCTATCATCTAAAAATTTATTAATACTATCTTTATTATACCAATTAGAAAAATTGTTAAGTCCATAATTATTATCTTTTCTTAAATTAGAATCATATTCAAAATTAGCTGTTGAAGAATTTGTGATAGACAATATACCTCCTTTTTTATAATTTAATATTTTATTAATAATATTTTGTTTTACATTAAAATTTATATTTTTATTATTATATAATACAAATAAACCTAATTTATTATTTTCTTTAATTAATGCAATACTATTAGAAAATGTATTATTAGATAAATTAATATTATTTGTTTTTGATTTAACAAAAATATTTATTTTTAATTTTTTATGAATTGTATTATATGATTCTTTATTAAATTTATTAATATTATTTTTATTATTTATTAATAAATCTTGTAAATCATTAATATGAATTTTTTTATTAATTTTATTTAAAAATAAAAAATAATTAATATTATTATTAATATATAAAATTCTTAATTTATCATTAATACTTTTTGTTAAATTATTTTTAATTAATTCAATATTAAAATTAGAATTCATTTTTATTTATATAAATAATTAAAAATAGTGTATGATAAATATAGAAACTTATAATTATAATAATTTATTAATAATAAATGATTTGATTAATAATTTAGAAAAATCAATTATATATAATAGATATACTTATATAGAAAAAAAATTCTATATCGAAAGATTAAATATAATTAATAATTTAATTAATTTAATCAACATTAAAGAAAATCAAAATAAATTTATTAAAATTAAAACAAAAATATTTTTAAAAAGAATTTATGTTATGAATGAATTATTAAAAAATTTAATTATTTAATTAATTTAATTAATTTAATTAATTTAATTATAGATATTTAAAATATCTTTGATAACACTATGTCTTTGTACTTGATTATTGTTAAATTGTACAATTTTAATAAATTTTTTGTTTTCATCTGATGATTTATTATATTTATTAATAAAATCATCGAGTCCGTTTCTTAAACTATCAGATTGTTCTAAATCTCCGTTAATAATTAATTTTGAACCATATGATATTCTTGTTAACAACATTTTCATTTGATTTTTAGTTGAATTTTGTGTTTCATCTGCAATTATAATAGAGTTTTCAAATGTACGTCCTCTCATAAATGCGAGTGGACATATTTCAATGGTTTCATTTTTGATTAATTTTTGTAAATAGTTATGAGATATATATTTTTCAAAAATATCATAAATGGGTTTGAGCCAGGGTTTCATTTTGTCGTTAAGTGAACCAGGTAAAAATCCGTGTTCTTCATCAGCAGAAACTGCTGGTCTAGTGATGATAATTTTATCACATTCACCTTTGAGATAGGTAGTGATAGCGTAATGACAACTTAAAAATGTTTTTCCGGTTCCAGCAGGACCGACTGTAAAAATAATAGGTATATTATAATCTTGTAAATAATTAAGTAATTCTTCTTGTTTATCATTTTTGGGTTTAATTTCATAATTAACATTTTCATAATCATTTAAATTCATTTTTTCAAATTCATCTGTTAAATTTTCTCTATTAAATATTTCAAATATATTTGTTTCTTCACGTATAAATTGGTCATACATATATTTGTTCTTTCTTCTTTTTTTCTGTTTTTTTTTTAAAGTTCTATTAGTAGGTGAAGAAGCATAATCAGATAAATCTAATTCTATATTAGTTTTACTGGAATTTGATGAATTAATAGACACATCAGTTCCAGGTGAAGAAGCATATAAGTCTAAATCATTATTTTCCATTCTCCTAATTTTCAAAAATATTAATTTGTAATAACTTACTATTAAATTAAAAAAAATTTAATAATTTGTTTAAAAAAATTTTAATAATAATATATATTAAATGAAATATTTATATTATGTTTTAATTTTATTAATTTTAATTTTAATTATGATTAATTTTAAAAATATTCTAAGTTTATTTTATAATAATTCAGAAAATGATGATAGTATTTCTGTAGAAAGAATAAACAATAAAGAACAAATACAAATTTTAAACAAATACAGATATATCATAGATGTTCGTACAGAAGAAGAATTTAATGAAAACCATTTATTAGGAGCAATTAATATTCCTTTAGATGAAATTAAAAAAAATTTAGATAATTATAGATTATCTAAAAACTCAAAAATATTAATTTATTGCAAATCAGGTAGACGAGCTAAACAAGCATATGATATATTTAAATCAAAAGGTTTTAAATATGTTAATTATATTGATGGCGTTATACAATATAAACAAGTTTAATTACAAACTACAAGCAGCACCGTGTTTACAATAATATTTATTACCACCAAATAATTCAAATCCTATATGTGTTATCAATCCTGTTAAAAATAATGTTATTTCTAAATGATATTTATTTTTAAAATTTTTAAAAATATTTATTTTTTTAATTATTTTATTTAATAAAACACCTAAAATAACTACTAACACACTTATCACTAATGCCTCTATTAATAATTTATTTAAATATTTTGTTGAAACTTGTTTAAACATTTATTTAATTAAATAATTTAATTAATTAATTAATTTTTTAAAAATTTAATTAATTTATTTAATTAAATAATTTAATTAATTAATTAATTTTTTAGTAATTTAAAAAATTTTTATAATGAGAAGAATATTAAAAAAAATATATAATGAAAAAATAGAAAAATATTTAGAAATACAATTATATTTATGTTTTACATATTTAATTCATATATTTATAGTAAATCAATTAGAAAATAATAAATATGATATTTTAGAATCAAATAAAATTATTTTATTTTTATTTAATTATTTTTTATTAATTTTATTAATTAATTTTCTTTTGTGTATTATTATTGCTTTTATATTATTTATTTTTAATAATTATAATTTGATATTTAATATTATTATTAGATATTTAAATAAAATTGTTTATTATATAAAATTTAATAAAAAAAACAGAGAAAATATTAGAGTAGAAAAAATATTAGATAATATGAAGTTATCTGTATATTCTATGTATAATAGTATGTATAATAGTATAAATGATAGTATATATAGTAATAAAAAATCATATATGAATGATAGTAGTATAAGTCAAAAATATAAATATGAGTTATTTAATAGTGATGAAGAAAATGAGAAAATAAGTAGTGATAGTAACATAAGTGATATAATAGAGAGTTTTCCAGAAACACCTATATCAGAGCAATATACAGAACAAATAATAAGTGAATATGATGAATATAATAATTTAGATAAAAATCAAAATAACGATATAGAAAATCCTATTAATATGAGTGATATAGATAATATTGAAAATATGGAAAATATGAAAAATTATGTTAATTATGATATAGATTTGAATAATAAAGAAAATAATACAGATTTGTTATAAAAATGTTAAGAAGATGTAATAAAAATATAATAAAAAATTAATAATATGTTAGATAGGACATATATAAAACATATAGAGAATTCAAAATCTTTAGAAAGAGTTAGTAAAGATATATATTTAGCAAAATTAAATAAAATTAAAAATGAAATTTGGTTAAATTGTAATTCTAATAAAAAAGTTGGTAAAGGTAAATGTTTAGATTATATTATAAAACATCCAGAAGTTTTTATAGATAAATTAAATGATTACACTAAGAAAACAAAAGGGCGGTTAGGAACTGATAATTTAACAGACCATTCAAAGGATGCATACACATCTGCTATAATTGCTATATTTAGACACACACCAGGTATGATACAAAACAAAAGTGAATTGTATAATAAATGGAGAGAATTGCATAGAGAAATTAAAGAACCTATTAATAAAGCAAAACAAACAAATGAGCCAAACAAAAGACAACAAGAAGCATATATATCATTTAATGAATTAGAAAAAATAAGAGATAAATTGGATGATAAAGATATAAGTAAGTTATTAATAGGAATGTATACATATATACCACCTGTACGTTCTGATTATGATAAATTATTGATAATAAATTTTAAGGAAGAAGATAAAATGATGAATAATGAAGACAACTATATGGTATTTGATGAAAAAAACAAAATGTATTATATAGTATTAAGAAAATACAAAACATCTAAAACATATAAAAATATTAAAATTGATTTACCAAAAGAATTAATTAAATTAATTAAAATAAGTTTAAATGAAAAACCAAGAGATTATTTATTTATTCAAAAAAACAATCAACCTTATGATAAACCAAATACATTTAATAAATGGGCAAACAGAAAATTAAAGGCGGTTATAGGTAAGCCTAATTTTAGTTTAACAACATTAAGACATATATATATTACAAGAGATGACCTTAAATTAGAAAGACAAAGTGGTACAGACAGAAATGAAATTGCACAAATAATGGGTCATAGTATTGCAACACAACAAACATACTTATGGCACGTATATGAAGGTAGAAATAAATCTTAATAATTAAATAAAAAGTTTTTAATAAAAATGTTTAAAAATAATTTTTTTAAATAATATAATAAATCTATAAAAATAGATAATAAATATTTAAAATAAAAAAAATTAAGAAAAAAATATATTGATTATAATGTTAAATGAAAAAATAGATAAAAATTATATTTATTTATTAAATAATAATAAAAATAATGAATCAAAACTTGAAATAAAAATTTATATTAAATTAAATGAAGATTGTGCAAATAAATTAAATGAATATAAAAATAAGATAACTCCATATTTCAATAATAAATTATGGGATTTATTAAAAAAATTTACGAATCCATATGAATTTATATATTCACCAAATACACCTATAGATATAGGTGAAGATAAGAGGATATATAATTCAGTAGTAAATATAAAGCCTATAAGTAGAAGTTATTTTAAATTATGGGAGATACTTTATGATATGAATAATAAGATAAGTAAAATTTTTGATAAAGATAAAAACATATATTCAGCACATATAGCGGAAGGTCCTGGTGGTTTTATAGAATGTTTTGCGGATTATACAAATCAAAAATATAATTATAATAAAAAATTATATGGTATAACATTATTATCAAAAAATAATAAGATACCAAAATGGAGATTTAAAAAAGATTATCTAATAGAAAATAATATAAATTTAAATTACTATAAAGAGAATGATGGTAATTTGTATAATATAAATAATATAGATTATTTTATAAATAAAATAGGTTGTCACAAATGTAATTTTTGTACAGCAGATGGTGGCTTTGATTTTAGTTCAAACTATAATACACAAGAAAATGATTTTATATTATTTTTAATATGTGAAATATATTTAATATTAAATTTATTAAAAAATGAAGGTAATTGTGTAATAAAAATATATGATACATTTAATTATAATTCAATAAAAATTTTAGATATATTAAATAAATTATTTAAAAATATATATTTTATTAAACCTTACACGAGTCGTCCAGCAAATTCAGAAAAATATTTATTTTGTTATTCATTTTTATTAAATAATAATGAAATTTTTATAAATAATTGTTTAAATAATTTAAGAAAAATTATAATTTTAAAAGATTTTAAATTATTAAAAAAAAATGTATCAGATAAATTATTAAGTAGTATATCAAATTATAATATAATTTATATGAAAAAACAAATAGAAATAATTAATGACACATTAAATTTTATAGAAAAATATAATAATTTAAAAATTTCTAATAATAAAAATTCTAATAATAAAAATTTAATAGATTTATTAGATAATAAATATAAAACTAATTTAATTAAAATAGAAGAATGGTGTAAAAATTATGAAATGAATTACAATTTAATTTAAATTACATTCTTCTAATTTTTTTAATTGTTCTGTTGTTAATTTATCTATACCATATTTTACTGAATTTTTTAAATTAATACAATCTAAATTTGATTTTAAAGGTTCATTTAAATCAACAAGTTCACGTTTATATTTAATTTGTTCTACATCATTATTTACTTTTTCATTATTTGTATCTTCAGATTGATTACTGGGTTCATCATAATCTTCGTTATTATCATCATCATCATCTTTTACAAATTTAGTATCTTTAATATAATAATTATCTTTATTATTATCATCTACTGATATATCTAAATCATTTGTACCACCTATTATTTGTTTATAACCGGTTAAGAAATCAATTTTTTTACTAATTCCTTGTAATGTTGTATTAATACCTTCTAAATTATCACCTAAATTAGATACATTATTTTGATTATTTTCATATTTTTCATAAATTTTATTTAATTTTCTTTTTTTTTGTATAATAAATAATTTAATAAATATTATTAAACTAAATATTATAAATAAATAATTATTTAATTTTTTCATTTATTTAATTAATTTATTTAAAATTAATTAAATAATTATATTTGTAAAAAAAAAATTTTTTAATATTTTTAAAAAATATTATATAAAAAATTGAAAATAAATTAAAGTTTTAATTTTATAAAAAAAAATAATTAAATAGGGTATGTTAAAATATAGATATAATTAAAATGAGTAATAAAAAAATTAAGAATTTAATTATTGTTGAAAGTCCTGCTAAAAAAAACACAATAGAGAAATATTTAAATAATAATAAAGAATTAGTAAAAAAATATGGATTATTTGTAGTTATTGCAAGTTTTGGTCATATTCGTGAATTAGATAAAAAGAATGATGGTCATATTAAAAATGGTATTGATATTAAAAATGGATTTAAAGGAAAATATATAATAAAGACTGAGAATAATTTTAAGACTCGTTTTGATAATTTAAAGAATCATATTAAAAAAGCAGAAAACATATGGTTAGCAAGTGATTTAGATAGAGAAGGTGCTGCTATAGCGTGGCATATTAAAGATGAATTTAAATTAAAAAATTACAAAAGGATTATATTTAATGAGATTACATCAGAGGCATTAAGTAATGCTATATTAAATCCTACTAAAATTAATATGAATATGGTTGATTCTCAACAAGCGCGACGTTTTATTGATAGAATTGTTGGTTTTGATATAACAGGTTTGTTATGGAAAGAATATAATACAAATATGAAGTTATCAACAGGACGAGTACAATCTGCTTGTTTAAATATAATAATAAATAAAGAAAAATCAATAAAATCACACAAGAGTGAATTATATTATAGTTTAATAGGTAATTTTGTGATAGAAGATTATGATATAGAAGATGCTAAATATTGTATAGATAAAAAAATTAATAAATTTACTTCGAGAGAAAAAATGTTAACATTTTTAAAAAATTTAGATAAGAAGTTTAAATTAGAAAGTGTAGATTATAAAATAAAAAAAGAAAGTCCACCATTACCTTTCATTACGTCTACATTACAACAAACCGCATCTTCACAACTTAAAATGTCAATTAAACAAGTTATGTCATTAGCACAAGAATTATATGAAGGAGGTTTTATAACTTATATGAGAACAGATTGTTATAATTTATCAAGTGATTTTCAAACTAAATGTTTAAAATTTATTAAAGAAGAATATGGTGATAAATATGTAGGCTCTTATAAAAGCAATAAAAAATCAAAAGGAGCTCAAGAAGCACACGAAGCTATACGTGTTACTAAATTAAATATTAATTATAATAATATTAAAGGTAATAAACTTACAGAAAAACACAAAAGATTATATGATTTAATCTGGAAAAGGTCTGTTGGTACTTTAATGAGTCCAGCTGAATATTATAATATAGATATAAGTATAAAAGATAGTAAATTTAAAAAAAATGAAAGTTTTATAGGTAACTTTAAAAGTTATTTATTTGATGGATATTTAAAACTATATGGTTTAAAAATAGATAAAAAATTTAATATTGATGAATATATTAATAAAATAAAGAAAAATTATAAATTATTAGATTATGTAAATTTAATTGCTCATCATACGTGGTCTACTCCACCAGCTAGATATTCAGAGGCGACAATAGTAAAAGAATTGGAAAAGAATGGTATAGGACGTCCATCAACATATTCAGGAATATTATCAAAGTTAGAGGAGAAGAATTATTATGAAAAAAAGGATATTGATGGTGAATTAAAACAATATGAACATTTTCATATGTTAAATAACAAATACAAAAACAATAAATTAAAATCAATATTTAATAAGTTAAAAAGTAATTCAGTAAAATCTTACACAAAAGATTTATACAGTTATCAAGAAGAACGTACAATTACATCTGAAAAATCACGTTTAGTACCAACAGATATAGGTATAGAAATAAATAATTATATGTTAAAGAATTTTCCTTTAATAGTTGATGTTAATTTTACGAGTACAATAGAGAATGAGTTAGATTTAATAGCGAATGGTGATAAAGAGTTTTTGAATGTAATGAATAAATTTTATAAAAATTTTGAGAAAATGATAAATGAAGCAAAATTAAAACAAACAAAAAATAAGAAAAAATTAGAAACTTATGAGAAAAGTTTTGATATAAATAATAAAGAAGTAATATTAAGAATTGCTAAATATGGTCCTGTAATACAATATGAATTAAATAATAAAAAAAATTATATATCTTTAATTGCATTTTTAAAAAATACAAATAAAACAATTGAAGAAGTAAATATAAATGATGTTAAATTATTGATTTCATTGCCTTTAAAGATTGGTAAAAAAGATAATAAAGATGTAGAATTATTATATGGTAGATATGGTTTTTATTTAAAAAATGATAATAAAACAGCGAGTGTTTTTAAACAATATAATCAATTGGTAATAAATTATCAATTTAGTGAAATTATGAAATTAATAAATGAAGATAAAATAAAATTTAAGTAAAAAAATTAATATAATAGAAATATATAAAATTAATAATATATTAATAATTTAAATTAATATAAATGATATGAACAGATTAAATAGATTAAATAATTTTCGCAATCGTAGAAAAAGAGAAGATTATGCGTCTCCTAAATTAGAAATAAATAAATTAAATGAGAAACATATAATGTTTTCTTATTCTTGGAAACAACAAGAAAAGGTTAAAAGTATATATAATAAGATTGAAGAAGAATTAAATTATTGTAAATTATGGATAGATTTTAAAAAAATGAAAGGAAATATATTAGAAGCAATGAATGATGCAATTGAAAATAGTTATTTAGTATTAATATTTTTATCAAATACTTATAAAAATTCAAAGAATTGTAAGATAGAGTCAGAATTAATAATTGGTAAAAACAAGAAATTTATTTTAATAAATTTAGAAAAAGGATATCCTTATAACAGTGATAATGAAAATGAGGAGGATAATTGGTTAGCAAATTTATATAAAAATCAATTTTACATAGATTTATCGGAAATGAATTTAGATAATTTAGATAGATTAATAAAGGATATACAAAGTGAAACAATAGAGTATTATAAGAAATATAAAATATATAAATCTAATTTACCAATAGAGATTTATAATGATGATGAAGAATATTTAAATAATTTAAATAATGAACAAAATGAATTTAATTTAGATAATTCAAGTAATTTAAATAATTCAGTTAGTAATTTTAATTATTTAAATATTGATGATAATTCATATAAATTACACAGATTAAAAGAAAGAAAAATGTCTAGTTCATCGATGCAATCAAATTTAACTACTTTTACAAATGCTTCTATTACAACAAATGGAGTATCTATAAATGAATTAGTAGAAAATAATGAAATAGACGAAAATGATGTTGAAAAAATAAAAGAATTATTAGAACAAACACCAAGAACAACCACAACTGTATTAAATGCAAGCGGTGTTTCTATGAAATCAATTATATCTCTCTTACAAGAAATCAAACTAAAATAATTTATTTTTTTTTTTTTTTGAAATTGATTTAAAGTTTAATTAAATATTTTATATATATACGCAAAATTTTTTTTTAATATTATTAATATTTAAGCAACACCAAAAGAAGTAGCACCAAATATGCCTTCTTCAAAACCAAATTTAAATAATTCAGTAATAATAGATTGATATTTATTTAAATCTAAATCATTATTTGGTGAAATCATATCAATACTATTAAAACAAGTATGAGATTTTGGAATTAAATTATATTTATTACGATTAACATAACCAGATATATTATTATTTTGATTGACATTATTAAGTAGGGTGATTATATCACTATTTGTATAGAAATCTATTCTTAAATTACCATTTGGTAAAACTCTACTACCCGTCCAGAAATATAATAAATCTTCAAAAAAATCTTGTCTTTTATTATCATCATAATTATTTACAATTTCTTTTATACCATTCTTAAATGATTCATTAATTTGTAATGACCTATCTCTAGTTATACTATGATTTCTTGGAATATTACCATATTTAAAATCTAATTTATTTATAAAATCGTCTGTATTAATAACAGTGTTTTCTATACTTTTTTTAAGTGTGTTTTTATCAGTAAGATACATTAGATCATTAATTAAGAAATTATTATTTTTTGATAAAACTTTTACATATATTTCTAAAAATCCTCTAAAGAATTTTCTACAATTCGAATTATTTAAAATAACATACATATCTTCTATAAATTTAGATTCTTCATAAAAATTTATTAATTTTTGTTTTAATTCTGATGCATTTCTTTCACTTTTTTTAACAAACACTTCTACTTTTTCAGAATTTACATTACCATTATTATTAGTTAATCTAGTATTATTACTTTCAAAACCAGAATAACTAAATTCCATTATAAAATCATCATTAGACGAATTTAAAATTCTAAAAATTTCATCTCTATCTAACAATAAATAATCATTAATATTTTTTATAACATTTTTTGTTACATTTGTATTATTTTTAATAACTTTTTCTTCCAAAATTTTATAATTATCTAATATTAATTTAGGACTATTTAATAATATAATTAAAGCATTATATATATAATCTGGGAACTTCAAATTAACATCATATTTTTCTATGAATAATAATCTTGCTGTCATTTTTCCTAAATAATATATATTACTATTTATTATCTTATCATTCGTCAAATTATTATTAAATTTACTATTATTATTACTTAATAATAAATTCGTATTTTTTATATTAGGAAAATCTTCCTTTAATTTTTTTAAATTATTTATATATTTAGATAACTCTTTTGATAAATCTGTGAAAAATGCCTTTGTTGGACCACCTGCATTAACTTCTACACCTGTTGATATATTATACTTATTTATATTAGTGTCTTTATCACTTTCTAATACAGTTTGTAAATATGTTGCAAAATAATTAATAGTCCTCTGACCATTCGTATTTTTGATTTCACTATTAATACTTTTACCACTTTTTAAAGATTTTGATAAAATTGATTTAATTGATTTATTTAATTTAATAATTATTGAATTAATATATTCTAATTTTTCAAAATCTGCTTTACTTTTTTCTATATTATCATTTTTTGTCCAAACAAATTTATATTGATTTGTAAAACTATTTTTATCAATAAATTTATTTTCAAGATTTCTGTATAATTTAAGCATTTGAATAATAAAATTAAAAAATTTTGAACTATTATAATTTTGTTTTAATTTATATTCTAAATTATCTTTATCCAAAACATTCATTACAAATTTAAAAAAATTCTTTTTAGAATTATTATCAAGATTATTAATATTTTTTAATGCTTCATTATTAAAACAATTAAATTTAAATAATATTGGTTCACTTAAATATACATAGTTTAATAAATTATCTTTATCAATTTCAATATGTTTATTATATCTTATCAAATTAAATAATATTATTATAAATCTTTTTGACATTTTATTAAAAATTAATGACAAATTATACTTATCAGTATTAAACAATTTTGTTTCATCATAAATATTTTTAAAATTTTCATAATGTTTTTTAAATACTGAATTATCATCTGTAAAATATTCTAAGAAAAATTTATTTTCATAATAAAGACCTTCTACTAATATTTTTATATACACCATATACACCACTTTTAAATAAGATTCATATTCATTACTATTATTAGTATTTGTTTTTTTCTTAATATTACTTAAAAATTTATTATTAACCACAAATTTATTAAATGCATTTTTATTATTATGCACGAATATATGACTTATTACATAATTTGCTAATATACCATTATACGATTTTAATGTTGATATTTTTAAAGAATTACTATTTTTAGTATTATTTATTGTATTATTTTTCTTAGTTGATAATATATAATTTATTATTATATTTGATATATCTTGTTTTTTACTGAAATCATTTGCTATTACTATCTTAAATATATATGACAAATTTGTATTATCACTTTTATAAATTTGATTTTTTAAAAAATATTCTATTAATGGATAATATATAGGCATTTTTCTTATATTTTTTGTTGCTTCAACCAATAACAATATAAATGGTGTTACTAAATATTTATAATTTATTTCATATTTAAAATCAATTAAATCTTTTAATTTTTTGTTTTGATATGATGTTTCAAGTAATTTAATAATCTGATTTATATCATCCTCTTTTTTAATATTATTTATTAAATGCATTATAGGTGTATAACTTATAACTGGGTCTTGATTTAAATTATCTATGTCTGCATTAGAAACTCCACCCGCTGGTAAATTTAATATTTTTTTCTTCATTTTATCACTTTCATTACTTATAAAAACACCATTCATATAATTTATACCTCTATTAAAATCTTTATTAATTAATATTGATAATTCAGTATCATTATTTTTATCATATAAATTACCTAATAATCGTATACTTTCTTCACTATATCTGAGTTTGTCGTGATATTTTTTTATGCTTTTCATAAAACTAATTAGTTTTCTATCATCTAATAATGGAACAAATTTACACAATTTCGATATTTTACAATCAGTTAAAGTATCTATTTTATCACAATAACTATTATCTGTATTATTACTTAAAGCATTATCTAATATTTTTTTAACTTTATCATTAGGAACACATTGATGCAAATTAAATAAACCTATTGGTATTCTTAAACCAGCAGTATGTTGTGTTAAAACATCTCTTATAAGAACTACTAATAAATTTTTTATCTTTATTTGTAACATAAGTTGATTATTAATTTTTGCTTTTTCTTCATTTCCATTAATATCTACATAAGCAGCAATATCTTTATAATTATCTAAATTTATTATATTATCAAATAAATATTTTAAATTATATTTATTAACTTTATTTTTTGCATTATTAGATGTAGTATTATTTGTAGTATTATTTGTAGTATTATATGTAGCACCTCCAGTTTGTGGTGGTTGAAATTGGTCTTCTTGTGATTGTTGTTGTCCAAAACTAAAATTGCTGTTTCTATTTTGTGAACCAAAAATTATTTGTTGTTGATTTGCTTCTTCTCTAGGATTAATACCATCATTATTATTACGAATATTACCTAATGGCAATGGTCTTTGTCCAAAAGTAAAATTACTTCTATTATTTGCTCCAAAAATTACTTGTTGTTGGTTTGCTCCTTGTCTAGGAAAAGTAAAACCTTCTTGTGTTGTATTTATTCTTGTTAAATTACTATTACGATTACCATTATTATTATTATTATTATTATTATTATTATTTCTCATTCTTAAATTATTATTACGTTGTCTTGGTGGGAGGTAATACTCATCATTATTACGATTAGCATTAAAAAGTGCATCTGTATTATTTTTAGAAATTTTTTTTTGATTGCTATCTTTATCATATTTAACTTTTGATGATATTCTAGTACAAAAACCAAACCTAACAGATGAAAAAGCAATCCAATCAGGGTCTGCACAAGCTAAAACAGTTTCTTTTATTAAATTCTTCATATGTTTTTGTATTCTTCTATTGCGTTTATGTGATAAACAATAAGCGTGTACACCATTATCAGTTGGATATAATCTCCAATATAATAATTTATTAAATTTATTTTTATAATACTCTGTCATTTTTTCTATAACATTTTTTGCTTTACCATAAACAGTATCTAGATTAAACCATATATTTTTGTCATTCATATCTATATCTACACGTTCTAATCCAAATTGCTTATTATCAAAATCAAAAAAAAACAATTCTTCAAAACACATACTGTATATCAATGTACTATCTACTCTTGTTTCCAAATATATCGTATATTTTAATTTATCATCTCTTACAATTGGTACGTGTGATATCGATAATTTATCATAATTTCTAATTTTAGTTTCAATCATTTTTTCTTTAACTTTACTACAAACTCCATTATCATCGTGAAAATTAATAGTATCATTACCATAATCATCTATTTCTAAATATTCACTTGTATTGTTTAAAAGATAACTATATTGTTCTGCACTATTATTAATTCTATTATTGGGAATAACTCTAGACATTATTAATATTTTATAATATAAATTTATTAAATTAATAATTTAATAAATATTTTATATAAACTCTTAACATTTTTTTTATAAATTCATAAAACATTATTTAATTTATTTAATTAATTAAATAAATTTTAAAAATAATTAAATAATTAAATAATTAATATTATTATATTATTTATAATTCATAATTCGTAATTAGAAACAGGATTATATGGTTCAACACGCCATTCATTTGATTTTTTTGATTTATAAATTTCTTTATTACTAATACAATATATATTATGTTGATTCGAATATTTTTTTAAACCTGAATTTTCTTGATAATTATTACCAGGTCTAGTATAACCAGGATAATGAAAACGTCCTTCATCTGGTCCTAAAGCACTTTTTAAATTATGAGCCATTAAATAATTTACATCATTTATAGTTGGAACATTTCCATAATCTTTGTTTCTATTAAATTCTTCACCTGTATATAAACCACCATTTTTTTCAGGTTTTTTAGGTTTCATATAACCGTGTTTATCAAAATCATAAAAACCATAATTTAAACTTGATTTCCACATATTTATTTATTATTACATTTAATTTATTACTTTTTATTTTTTATCTATTTTTTTTTCTTTTTCTCTTCGTTTGATTGTGAAACAGTTATACCTATACCCATTACTAAACCTACAATACTCGCTGCCATTGTTGCAACGTGTTTGCTTGTTACACCACTGCTATCATCATCATCTTCTTTTTTTGTTTGAACAATTTGTGCAGTTGGCACTGAACTTATTGTACTACTTGTATTACTTTGTTGTTCTTTTCTTATTATATTCATTAATTCTTGATTTCGCTTTTCTTCTAATAATCTTTGTTGTTGTTGTGCAAGTTCTTGTTGTCGTGCAAGTTCTTGTTGCTGTTGTTGTCGTGCAATTTGTTGTTGCTGTTGCTGTTGTGCAATTTCTTGTTGTTGTCGTACAAGTTCTTGCTGTTGTTGTCGCGCAAGTTCTTGTTGTCGTGCAATTTCTTGTTGTTGTTGTACAAGTTCTTGCTGTTGTTGTTGTTGTGCAATTTGTTGTTGTGGTGGTTGTGCAATTTGTTGTGGTGGTGGTTGTGCAATTTGTTGTTGTTGTTGTACAAGTTCTTGTTGAATATTATTTTGAGATAGTGATTGAAATGATTGAAATGATGGTAAAGAACTTGAATTATTTTTTAATTTTGGATTATTTTCAAATCCTTGTATTGTTGATGTTCCAGGATTTGATATTGTAGCAGAAGGTAAACTCCCTAATTTTTCTTTTTGTTGTTTTTGTCGTATATTATTTAAATTTACACCATAATCAGAACTATATATACTATTATTTTTTTTTGAATTATTTGAATTTGCTGGATTTGGTAAATTACTCAAATTATTATTATTAGCTATATTTGCAGTTAAAATTGAATTATCATTAGAAATTAAACTAGCAGTGTAAACAGAATTATCATTAGAAAGTGACTCTGTATTATTCAAATTATTAGAATTACGTGATGGTGTATTTTTTTGACTTTGACTTTGATTTCGCACACTTGGTAAACTTGAACTAAATGATCCGGGCTCACTCATAAATTCACTTGCTGTACTTTCGGTATCACCAGTACCAGATTCATAACCACCACCACCACCTTCTTGATTATTTATTTTTTTTGTTTTTTTATTATATTTTCTTTTTGGCTTATTTTCTTTTTTAGTTTTTTTATTTTTATTAACTTCTTTTTTTTTAGAAACCATACTTATAATTTATTAATTAAAACAATAAAAATTATAAATATTTATTTAAAATAAAAAAACAATTAGAATAAAATGGATACAAAAAAACCAAAAAAACAAACTTTAAATTTTAAAAATATTTTACAAGATTTAAAACAAAATAATATTAATAGTAAATTAGATAAAATTAATTATTTTAAAAAATATAAATATGTTAAAGAAGATTATAGTTTTTTGTATAACATTATTATAAATAATGATTTAAATGATGAAACTATTTTTGATGTTAAAATGTTAAATATGATGATAAAAAAAATAGATGAAATTATTGAAGAACCTGATAAAAAAACAGAAAAAGAAAAAGAAATTGGACAAGTATTAGTTGATAAATATGTTACTCCTTTATTAGAAAAAAAATAAATAATTTAATAAAATTTATATTATAAATTAACTCTTCTTAAAGAATTTTTCTCAATTTTTCCTCTATTGTTAAATATATTCTCTATTTTTTCATAAACATCTGGTTGATTCTCAAACATCTCCTGCAATTTAGTCTTAATTGTTTTTTGTGATAATGGCTCCTTAACATAAGTCGTTTTATATCTTATTACACCATCCTTCGTATTTAAATCTTCAATATTAAACTTTTTCATAAAATTCAATATCTCATCATTTATTGAATTTTTTTTTTCTTTTAATCCTTTTAATGCTTGTTGTACTCTTTTTATATCATTATCATATTTTAACCAACTTTTAACATTCTTTTTAAATTCTTCCAACAAATGTTCATTTAAAGAATTATTCATTTCATTTTCTATATCTTCATTATTACCACCACTCATTATAGCAATATCATTCGATAAAATATTTTGAACAATATTATTATCACTATTTAAATTATTTGGATTTTCAATATTTTGTGATAATGCTAAAGAATTCATAAATTCGGTACTCAAATTATTCATTTTTATATTAATATTAAATTATTTATAGCAATATATTTTTAAATATATTCATTAAAAAAATTATTTAATTAATTAATTAATTATTATTATTATTATTAAATCCACATATATTGTTCATAGAAAAATTTTTTAAGTTAAAATTACTATTGAAACGACATTGTTTGCAATCTTTACAAATATAATGACCATCAAGTTGTTTTAAAGAACAATAATTAAAATGTTTGAAACGGTTTTCGCACCACATCATAGGTCTTTCATAATCTACGTCTCTTATTTTTCTTATTTGTGTTTTTTCACAATTCATTGTACCTTTTAACTCACCACTATTTTTATCATACAAGCATTTTTCAAGACGATTAATATTTTCACAATTCATTTTCATAGATAATTCATATAATGTAGATGTATCATTAAAAAATGCATTTTCATTATCTACAACTCTATTCATTTTATTTAATTAAATTATTTTAATAAATTATTTTAATAAATTAATTAATTAATTAAAATGATAAAAGAAAATATAGAAATTTTAAAAAATGATGATTTTAAAAACAAAACAATTTTATTAATTACAGCAGAATGGTGTCCATATTCTATTAAATTTCAAACAATATGGAATAAATTTATAGAAGAATATAATAAAAAAAATAAAGAGGATATAAATATATATAAAATATATGATACAAATATTAATAAAATAAAAAAACAAAGAAAAAACAAAATTTTAAAAAATTTAATAAATGAATTTTCTGGTTATCCAAATCTCTTTTTATTAAATAATAAAAAATTTATTAAAATTGAAATAAATAATAAATTTTATAACAAAAATTTTAATTTATATAAATACATTATTAAAGAATTAAATAAATTAAATAATTAATTAATACGAAAGACTTGATTGAATACTTCCAGTTATATTATTATTAAAATAAATATCATAGTAAAAGTATTTCATTATTTCTCTTTGATGTAAAATATTTTTTATATCAATATTATTATATCTTATATTTCCTAAAGTTTTTATAAAAATTAAATTTTCAAAATTTTTTTTGTTTTTATTTATTTTATTAATATCTGTTACATAATCAGGTATAATCATAAAATATTCATTTGTTTTAAATTTTTTTTTTAAATTTGTTTTTAGGTTTCCACTTAATTCTTTTATTTTATAAATTTTAAAATTTATTCCACCAATATTATTTTCTATATTAAATATTTTTTTAATTTCTTTTCTTTTTATTTTATCTCCATTATATCTATAGAAACTCCTTTTCTTCAAATTTGAATTAATAAATATATATTGTTTTTGTTCATTAAAATCTATGTTATTTATATCATTAATATCATCGTCACTATCATCTTCATCACTATCATCTTCATCACTATCATCTTCATCAGAATTTGATAACGAACAAATATTTTGTTCATAATTTAAAACATTCACACAACATATATATTCGCATTCTAAACAATTAAATAATTGATTATATATATTTCTTTTAATATCTTCACAAATATTTATTTTTAAATTTTTATTAAATCTATAAAATATTTTATTCATTTCATTTACAATTTCTTTTTCTACTGTGTTTTTATTTTGTTTTATTTCTTTCAATATAGGATAATTATTATTTTGAATATTTATTTTTTGTTTTTTAGTATTTATATTTTTTGTATTATTTATATTAGATAAATCAATTAAAGGTACATCTGTCATAATATCATATGTTCTTTTATTATTATTTTTAACTCTTATCGGTGTGTTTGTAATAATATCAGGTTCTTGATTATTTGATGATTGAGATGATTGAGATGAAAAGTAAAAATCTTTCAACAAATTAAACATATTAATTAATTTATCTAATTAATATTAGGTATATTGATATTGATTATATTTATATTATTATAATACTAATACAATAATAAATCAAATTTTTATTATATACAATATATATTCTTTATATATTAAATAATATTTAATATAAATTTATATTGAGTATAAAAATTAATTAATAAATACATTCTGCTTTAGGATTTTTAGTTGTAAATATAGAAGGTTTTTCTTCATCATATAATCCATATTCTAAAATTTTATTTTTTTTTAAAACATTGTAATGAATATGACATAAATGTATTGTTCTTGAATTATCAATACCATTTTTATCTCTTTTATATTTTACTTTATTGGTACAACTTCTTTTACAACGTCCTCCATTTCCTTTATTAAAAACTCTTGCCATACAATAATTATTATTTTGTATATTTTTACAATAATTTCTTTTTTTTGTTATTTCAATTCTTTCTAAATTTTTGTTTATATATTCAACATTATGAATATATTTATTAATTAATTCTTCTTCATTTAAATTATAATCTTTTGAAATTAATTTAATTAAATTAGTTTTAATTATATTGATTTGATTTTCAAATAATGATGATATAAAACCTGGTAATTCAAAACCAAATCCTCTAAATTCATCACTTTTTTTATTATCATACAATTTTTTTATATCTGATAATTTTAAACTCATATTAAACTAAATTATTTTTTATTTTATTAATTCAAATTATTTTATTTCAAAATCAAATTTTTTTATTTATTTAACTAATTAATTAATTTTTTTAATTTAATTAATTAATTTTTTTAATTTAATTAATTAAATTTTTTTATTTAATTAATTAATTTTTTTAATTTAATTAATTAATTTTTTTAATTTAATTATTTAATTAATTTTTTTTATTTAATTAATTAATTAATTTTTTTAATTTAATTAAATATTAATAGTTGATTTATTTCTGTTAACATTAATCTTATTATTAATTAAAAAAACTTCAATATTTTCTTTATCATTAGAACGTCTTTTAGAAGATGGTGAAGCATTATTATAAAAAAAATTTTCTAAAACTTCTTCATTACGACTATATTTAGTAACAAATTCATCAGAATTTAATAGATTTTTTCTGCTTTTAGTTTTATTATATATATCACTAAAATTAGATTGTAATATATTATTAGATTTTTCTTCACTTGTATTAAAAAATTTATTAATATCAAATTTATATTCATTATTAATTTTATAAAAATAATTATTGTTTGCTTGTTGTTTTTCTAAAATATTAATAGGATAAGTTGGCATAATTAAAAACATTTCATTAATAGTATCAAAATAATGATTTACAAAAGAACAAATATCTTTATACAAAAACATTTTTGTATCATAATTTTCTAATTCTAAATTAAATTTATTAAGTATTAATGAAAACTGTTTATAAAAATCATAATGATGTTGTACTGAAAACTCTATTTTTGAATTTTTATAAACCGTCAATAACATTGATAAAAATATTTGTATTAAACCCACTATTAAAAATACATTATTATCATTAAGTCTTTCTTTATAATTAACTAATTCAACTATACCTGTTATAAATGTACAAATAATAAAAAATACAAATGATATTAATGATTTTTTTTTACCATATACATAAGATTTTTTATGTAATTCTGAATTTATCGCACAAAAATAAATTATTTTATCAATTTTTTGTTTATCTTTCTTATTTATTATAAATTTCTTTATTTCCATCTTCTAAAATATTTAAAGACTATCTCAACAATATTATATGATAAAATCAGTGTTTGTTTAAATAAATTGTTTAATTCATTTTAGATTATTATTATGATGAATAATATAAATTTAAAAAAAGAATTAAATATTATTTCAAATGATGATAATACTATTGATTACTGTTTTCATTTATCTGATATTCATATTAGGTCAGGTAACAAAAACCAATCTAGATTTATAGAATACTTAAATGTTGCAAAACAATTTATGAATGATTTAAATTTTTATAATAAATTATATAAATTCAATATTAATAAAAATGCTTTAGTTGTTATAACCGGTGATATATTTCATCATAAAAACACCATTGAATCATCTGGTATATCTTTATTTACTTATTTAATTAAAAATATATCATCAATTTGTCCTATTATTCTTATAATGGGTAATCACGATTACAAACAAGAAAACAGTGATGAAGTTGATTTAATCTCTAGTTTAATCAATAATTCAAATTACAAAAATATTTATTATTTACAAAAAACCGGTATATATCAATACAATAATATACTTTTTGGTATGGTATCACTCTTGGACACATTGGAAAAAGGTGACACATCAGGTGTAACAAAAGATTTAATTAATTTTCCAAATATTAATGATTATAATATTAATAATATTAATAAATTTATTAAAATCGGATTATACCATGGTTTGATTACAAATGATAAAAAACTTTTAACTAAATTTGGAATAAGTGTTAATTGGTTTGGTGATTATGATTATATATTGTTAGGTGATAATCATAATATGCAAATTAATAATATTAAAAATGAAGATAGTAATAATTTAACCTTTAATAATCTCTTGTCAAAATACGATAAAGGTTATAAATTAAACGAAAAAATAAATGAAGAACAACCTATATGGGCTTATAGTGGTTCAATGATACAACAGAATTTTGGTGAAAATGTATATAATCACGGATATCTTTTATGGGATTTTAAAAACAAAATAATAAAACCTATAATCTTATTTAATAAATATTGTTTTATACAAATAGATTTTGAAAAAGAAAATATTAATTCAAATAATATAATAAATATTGGTATTAAAAAAACTTTATTAAATTCAGAAATAATTATTAAAAATAATAATTATCATAATCTAAATGAATTTGAAAATTTTATTAAAATTTATAAAAAATTTAATAATTATAATCAAAATCATATTAATGATAATAATAATATAAATAATAATGATAATAATAATAATGAATTATTTATAAATATAAGATTAATTAATTATAATTTTGAAGATTATGAAAAATTAATTAATATTTTAAAAAAACATAATATTTATCATAATTTATCAACTATTTTAAATAAAAATAATAATAATAATGAAAATAATATTGAAATTGATAATCAAATTAATTTAATTAATTTAAAAGAAGATGAACAAGAAAAAATACAGATGTATAATACAAAAGATATTTGGATTGAATATATTAATAATCAATTAAATAAAGAAAAGAACAAAGAGATTAATGATAAAATTAATAATAATAAAATTGTATGGAAAGAGTTTATATATAATCCAGAGAATACATTAATGTTTGATACAAAAGAATATCCAACTAGTATGAAAGATAAAATAGATAAACATAATAAAAGTTTGTTTAAATTAATAAGTGATTATAAGATAATAGAAGATAAATATGAAAAAAGAAATATTTATTTTAAATATTTAGAATGGAGTTGGATATTATGTTTTGGTAATCAATGTTGGATAGATTTTGATAATTTAAAAAACAATATAAATTTTTTAAATGGTGATAATGGAACAGGTAAATCAAGTTTATTTGAAATACTTTGTTATGCTTTATTTGGTACTGGAATACCATCACGTTATTCAAAAGAATATTCATCTGCACTTATATGTCAACAAAAACCACGTAATGAAAAATCATATGTTGTTTTAATTTTTGAATTAAATCAAGAAGAATATTTAATTAAAAGACATTTATATAAACAATCTGGTGATGGTTATAAATTACAAAATAAATATATATCTATTTCTAAAAAAAACAAAGAAAATCAGTTTATTAAAATAAAATCAGGTTCTACTGCAACTGCTAATTGGATTAAAGAAAACATTGGTTCAATTGAAGAATTTTTATTAACTATAATGTTAACACAAAATTGTGATCAAGATTTTTTTAATATGAAGATGAAAGACCAACTTAATCTTCTAGATGATAATTTAAATTTAAATAAAATACATTTATTAAATGAGATATTTAAAAAATATATATTGTGTTCAAAAAATATTGGAGATACTTTAGATATTTTTCAAAAAGAATTAATACAAAAAAAACAAAATTATGATATTAATGAACCTAATAATATTAAAAAAGAAATTGAAGAAATCAATAATAACACAAATAATATCCAAAACAAACTTATTATAACAATCAAAAATATAGAAACTATTAAAAATAATTATGACTCTAATATAATCAATAACACTTTTTTAATTAACAATTTTAAAAATTTCAATGAAAATGAAATAAATAATAATTTAAATAAAATAAATTCTTTGTTTAATAAACAATTTTTAATAATCCCTTTAAATGATGATAATGAAAATAATAATAATTATATAAATAATCAAGAAAATAATAAAATAATAAATTTATTAAAAAATAATGAAATAAAAGATTTATCTAAATTTAAAATAATTAATTTAAATTTAATTAATAAAAATAATGAATTTGATAATTTTGTTGAAATTTATAATAATTATATTAAAAATAATAATTTAAATGAAATTAATTTAATAAATAAATTACAAAATTTATTTGATGAATATAATATTAAAATTAAAAAGAATAGAAATATAATATTAAAAGAAAAAGAAAATTATATAAATCAGAAAGAAAAATTTTTAGATAATTCAGAAACAAATATATTATTAAAAAATAATTATAATATTAATAATAATATTTTAGATAAATTGTTTGATGATAATTTAATAAATAATGATATTGTAGAGAAAGAATATCATAATTTTAAAATTTTTAGTGATTTTAGTGAATATGAAAATATGAATCAAGAAATAACAAAATTATTTAATAAAGATATTGAATTTTTTATTAATGATTTTAATAAATTTAAAAATAATTTAAATAATCAAAATAATAGTAATAATGATAATTATAGTGATAATGATGATAAATTAATAGATAAATACAATAAATATATTGATAAAATAAATAAAAAAATAAATGAAGAAACAAAAGAGAATGAAAAAAAATTAAAAGAATATTATAATGAACAAAAAGAATTATTAAATAAAAAAAATGATAATTTTGAAAAACTATTGAAAAAAAATAATAAAAAAAATGATATTAATGATAATATAAAAGAATTAATTAATAAATATTATAAAGAAAATAATTCAAAAAATTCTTTGAAAGAATTAAAAAAAGATTTTAAATATAATAAATTTGATAATTTAAAATTTTTTCAGCAATTTAGTAAATATATTTATGATTTAGATAAAACAAATGAATTAGATATAGTATATAATAATACTGTTTTACTACAACAGAAAAGAAGAGAATATTTAAAAAATAAGGATGTATTTAAAATGTTAAAAGACCAGCATAATGATTTAGAAAAAAGAACAAAAGATTTTCCGTATAATCCTAATTGTGAAGCTTGTTCAAAACAACCTTGGAAGATAGAATTGGATTTGAAGAAAATAGAAATTGGGAAAGTGTTTAGTAATATAGATGATGATTTGAAAAAAATAGATAAAATATATAATGAAATTTATAAACATTTGAAAATATTTATTAAAAATACAAAAAAGAGTTGGAAAAGTATTCAAGAAGATTATAAAAAATTAATTCAACAAAATGATAATTTTATATCAGATTATAATAATTTAATAATTTTTAATAAATTTAAAGATTTTGAAAAAATTTATGAAAATATAAATAATTTTTTAAATGAAAAATTATTTAGTATTCAAATTAAAAATGAAAAAGAATTTAATGATGATATGAAAATAGATATTATAGATAAAGCAGAATATTTTTTTGATGTTTTAGGTAATTTAAAAAAAAAATATTTAGTAAATTTAATTAGTATAGAAGATTATTACAAATTATACAATGAAGATTTAATTAATTTAAATAATAATAATAACAAAATTAATAAAATAAATGAATCTATTAAAAATCTTGAAAATGATAAAAAAAATATTTTAAAACAAATTAATAATATTGAAAATAATATTGAAAATATACAATCAAATTATAATGATTATTTTAATATAAATAATTTATATAAATTTAAAAATTATTTTTCTTTAAATGAAGAATTTAAAATAAAATTAGATAATTCTATTAAGTATTATTATAAATTAAATTATAACAAAGAATTAATAAATATAATATTGCAGTTAATTTATAAAAAGTATATTTTCAAGTATAATGTAAAAGATTTGAATGATAGAAAAACTTTTATAAAATATAATAAAGAGATAGAAGATGAAAACAATAAGAATATTGTATATAAAGAGGAAATAGATAATAATAATAGATATGTGAATGTATTAAGTATTAAATTTAATAATAGTAAAAAATTAATAAAAGAACAAAAAGAAATTGAAGAAAAATTAAATAATTTAAATAATAGTTTTAATAAATTAATAAATAAAAATGAGATTCTTAATATAATTTCTGAAATGTTTTTAAATTATAAATCTTGGTTATATAAAAATAAAATTTTTCCTATTATTATAGAGAAAACAAATTGTATTATATCTGAATTAAGAAATATAGAAAATGAGATTAAACTAGAAATTTTATGGAAAAAAAATTTAGATAATAAAGATTCAAAATCAAAAAATATAGATGATTTTTCAGATGATTTAAATTCATTAAGTGATTGTGTATGGTTGATTAATGACAGTAAAAATAAACCTCCTATAAACAAAGCAAGTGGATTTCAAAGATTTATAATTGGTTTAGCAATGCGTATAACATTATCAAGTTTAGGTGTATCAAAGATATCAAATAATCAATTATTTATAGATGAAGGATTTACTTCTTTTGATAAAGATAATTTAAGATATGTACCAGATTTTATTGAAAAATTATTGTTATTATATCCAGGAGGAATATTATTGGTATCACATTTAGAGAAGATAACATCTGGTTCAAGTAATAATTTAATGATAGAATATAATAAAGATAAAAAAATATCTAATTTAAAAATTGGAAAAAAATATAATTATGAGTTGAATTAATTAAATTAAATAAGAATTCTTGAGACTAAAATAATAATAGATTGTATGATAGCCGGTAATATTAAATTAAGTTTAGGTATTGATATAGTAATACGAGATAATAATTTATCATTAATAAAATTTTTAACAAAATCTAAATTAAGTAAAACAAAAGAAGATATAATAATTAAAAAAAGTTGATAATCTTTTTGAATATTACTTTGAATTTTTTGTAACAATGAATTTGATTCATTATTTTTATTTAAATTATTTAAATAATTTTCAATAGAATTATTTAAATTGTTTTGTTTTAACATCTCATCTATACTATAATTTGAGGTGTTTGTCATATTTTGTGTATTAATAGAAGGAGGATTTTGTGATATTTGTGATTGTATTTGTGGTTGTGGTGGATTTTGTTGTAATACATCTTGTGGTACAGGTGGATTACCATTTTGTGATGCATAATTTTCATTTTCAATTTCCTGTAATACTTCGTGTATTGTGTTGTCTTCATCTATATTATCTTCTATCTTATTTTGTTGTTGATTAATTTGTTGAATATTCGGTAACTCATTTATATTAGTTGAACGATTCATTTTTTATTCAATATAATAATAAATTATATTTTTATTAAACGTATATTTTAAATTAATTAAATTAATTAATCTATTTTAATAATTTTATTGGGACAGTTTATGGGATATCTAGTATATTTATAGCAAATATCATCTATTTTGTAATGATAATTTAATTCTTCTTTTTTTGGACCTTTAATAATGTAACAATTATTATTTTTACAACTTTTTCTAAATATACCTGCTAAACCTAAACCTAATATGATAGATACTATTGTTTGACCTAAATCTGTATTAAATAATTTACTTTTCATTTTAATAATTTATTATATTATTATTATATCATTAAATTTTAATTAATGGTTTTTATTTTTAAAATATTTTGAAAAAGCATTTAAAAAATAAACTCTATGAAATATATATATTATAATTTTTTTTATATAAACTTAATTATATTTTTTTATTTCTATAATCTTCAAGAATAGGTTGTTCTTTAATATTATTTTGTTGAAGATTGCTACATTTTTGTTTTTTCATTTTAAATTTGTAACACCCATCATTTTTGTCATTATAAACAGTTTTTAATAAATTATTTGGATTTGGAAAACGATATACTAATTCTTTTTTTGGACTTATCAAATATATATATAATATACCTACAGAAAATGAAATCAAAAACCAATGAAATTTTATATGTTCACTTATCATTGTTTAATTTTTTATAATATTTTTAATATTTTTATTATTTATAATAAATGACTACTCACGATAAAACTACCAAAGATTTTTTTAGTTCACAAGGTTTTGGAATATCAAATGGAGTTGTAACAATTTTATCAATTTTAGCAGGATTTATTGCTACTAAAGCAAGTAAAATTGTTATTATAGGTACATTATTAGCATTACTTATAACAGACCCTTTGACAGACAGCTATTCAATCTACATTTCTATGAAAGATAGTGATGAAGAAAAAGCTAATGAAAAATTCAAAGGAACCCTTATTACACAATTAAGTGTTCAATTAACATTCTTTTTAATTATGTTAATCGCTCCTACACCCTTAATAGGATTTCTCATATGTTCGTTTGTAGGAATAGGTTTAGTTGTTTATGATTATTACAAACGTTTTAAAGAATTTAAAAAAGTTATGATTGAAATTGGTAAAATGTTAGGTCTCATCTTATTTACTTTTGTTGTTGATAAAATTGCAGTTTTAATAAATAACAGAAATCAAAATAATTCTGTTGTTAATAACACAAGAAATAACACAAGAAATAACACAAGAAATAACACCAGAATACAACAACCTGTACCAACACCTGCACCAGTTTTTTAACACAACTATAAAATTATTAAATAAATTAATATAATATTATTATAATTTTTATTAATTAAATAATTATTTAAAAATAATTATTTAATGATTTAAAAATAATTAATTAATTAATTAATTAAAATGTTAGAAAACATTTATTACATTAATTTAGATACAAGAAAAGACAGAAAAAAACATATTGAAAATGAATTAAAAAAAATGAATTGGAATAATTATCAAAGATTTAATGCAATTAAAGACAAAGACCCACGTATAGGTTGTACTACAAGTCATTTAGAAATTTTAAGAAAAGCAAAAAAAGAAAATTTAGATTATGTAGTTATCTTAGAAGATGATATACAATTTACTAAACCTCAATTATTTAATTTAATGTTAAAAACTTTTTTAAAAAAAAATATTGATTATGATGTTTTATTAATTGCTGGAAATATTAGAAAAGTTAAACAATATGATAGTTTTATTTATCAATCTTTTTTTTCTTTTGCAGCTACAGGTTATTTAGTTAAATCTCATTACTATGATACACTTATAGAAAATATTGAACAAAGCAGAAATAATTTATTATTACATCCAGATATGTCTAGACAATATGCCGTAGATGTATATTGGAATAAATTACAAGAAAAAGATAAATGGTTTATTTTTAGACCAAGAACTAATACACAATTACCTTCGTATAGTGATATTGAAAAACAACATAAAAATTATAATAATGTTATGTTAGATTAATTTAATAATTTAATTTAATAATTTAATTTAATAATTATACTAAATTGAATAACATTTTACAGATTTCTTCTTTTTTCTTTGTAGCAAAACCTTTAGGCATTACTTTAAATATTTCAGGATTATTTTTAATAATTTTTACAATCTCATTTTTTTTCATAAAATGGTCATAGCCATAATATGTTTCTGAACAATCATCCTCATTATCAAATTTAAATAATTTTAAAAATTCTATAAACATATCTTTATCTATTTTATTTTTCAATTTATCTTCACCTACTTTTTCTATCTCTTTCTCCAATTCCTTTTTAATTTTTTTATTTAATTCTTTAATTTTATCATCTAGTTTTAAATCTTTTTTAACTTTAACTTCTTTTGTTTTAACTGTTGGTATTTTAATTTTTGATTCATTTTTATAACTAACACTCGGTAATTCTAATATAAAATAATTAATTAATTTAATATTTTTGTTTTTTAACAAATTTTCTCTTTTAACTAAATCAAAATATTTTTCTATATAAATCTTTTGGTCTATTTTACTATTTGTTTTTAAAAAATCTAAATATAATTCTTTTTTTTCTTTTTCTAATTCATCTATTTTAATCTTATTTATATTAATATCTTTTTTAATATCAACATTAATTTTAATATAATATTCAATAATATTATTAATATAATTATCTATTTTTTTTAATTTATTAATTAATTTATTATATTCACCTAAAACATCTTTGTTGTCATTTAATAAAATTTTACTTTTTAAAATTTTATATTCAATTAATAGATTTTCCTTTTTTTCAATTTCTATTTCTAATTCATTTTGAATATTTTTATATATTGGTTTTTTTATATCAATTTCAATATCATTATATTTTACAAAATAATTATTTTTAGTTTCATTATAATTATATTTATCACTTATATCATTGCTTGATTTATTAATTTTTTTTAAAATTTTACCTTTATACATATTATAAATTGAAAGATTTTTAACATATTCTTTGTATTCATTTGAATTATAATTTGAAATCCATTTTTTATATTCCATTATTTATTATAATTAATTTATTTAAAAATCATATCTATTAAACAAAATATATAAAAAACTATAACAGCAATCACAAGAGATACAACGCCTAAAGAGTATATAGTTTCATTTTTACCTGTTCCAAAATTTTTTATTTGTTTATTATCATCATACATCAATTTTGGTTTTTTAACAAAAATTAATAACATTATAAGCAGATAAACAAAAATTGAATATAATATACGCGTATTTAAATATCCACTCATTTTATTTATAATTATAAATAAAATTAATATGAACTCTTTTCTTATTTTAATTTTATTTATACTTATTATTTTATACATTTTCTATCATTTCAAAAGAAACAAATTACCATTCAACAAATACAATTTAATCAATGAATTTAAAAACAAACTTAAAAATCTGTTATCAAAACAAAATAGTGTAATCGAAAAATATGGTAACGATATGATTGATAAAATATTTTCTCAATCAATTTATTATCTCAATAATGAACCAATTTTAAAAAATAATTTAACATTCAAAAATATGCCTGTAATTAATATTTATCATAAAAATAAATATGAACCAAATTTACAATATTTAAAAGAAAATTTTAACAATATTTATATTTATAATAATACTCAATTAAATGATTTAATAGATAATAATGAAAATTTAGAAAATTGTTTGTATTTTACAGATGTCTATGATTATTATAAAAATTATAAAAATTATAATGCACTTACAATTTGTAATATACCTAAATATTTATATTTATTCAGTTCTAAAGAAATTACTTTAATACAAAACACAAATGAAAATACAGCAAACAATAAAATACGTATTGGTGCATTAAATAATAATGATATTATTTTAATTAAATCTATCATAAAATCACAAGTTAATTATGAAAATTTAAATAATTATGATTTTAAAATTATAGAAGAAACTAATGTTATTCAAAAAACATTTAGTGAAAATAATGAAATTGATATTTTTGTATATTTTGGTTATGAACAAAGCATTTTATTAAATCAAATTAAAAATCAAGAATTCTATATTGTTTCTTATATTTACAAACTAAACAATATTGAATACAAAAAAATATCTGAAAATCAACCAGATAATCAAACAGATTCATTACAAGAAAAAGAAGTTATAAAATCAATTACATCCGAAAATTCATTAAATAAAGATATATTAAAATTCTATATACCTTTTAGTAAAACAAAAATCAAAAATATTGATAGAAATATTAAAGAAAATAATAATAATTCTGATAAAACAGAAACTCAAAACAATAACAAAAAATCTACAACAGGTTTCTCAAATTCTACCACATTTATTATGGAAGTTCTTGAAATTGATACTATATTATTTACAATTGTTGATAACACTAATAATGAAATCGAAAATAACACATTTAATTATTTAAATAAAAAATTAAATAATAATGAAGATAATCACAAATTTAATAAAATGTATTTATATTTATTAAATTATTATTCACAAATTATTAAAATAAATTATTATTTACAATTTTTTAATTTCCTAGATATTTCAAAAGATTTTTCTTTAAATAATCAAACAAAATCTTTTTCTAATTTAATAGAAAAATTTAGTATTAATAAATATACAGATGATAATTCATTAAAATTAAACATTAATGAAAAAGATTTAATTGCATTTAATACAAAAGAAGATAATAGAATAATTCAATACAGATATTTAAAAAATTTATCTGATGATGAAAATGCAAAAGGAATTCCTATAGAATTAAATGACAGATTATATTATGAAAAAGGTTTAGGAAATTTTAAAGAATTACATAAATTTTATGTTTATAACAAAGACGATAAATATATTTATGCTGAAGATAAATATAAATTAGTAATTTCTAATAATATATATAATAAAAAATTAGAAAAAATAAATTTTGAATATATACCAGTTGAAAAAAATTTAATTAAAAAAGAATTATTAGAAATTGATGACAAAGTATTTGTTTATTTTATTAAAAACAAAGAATTTAATAAATTATACAAAAATAATGATAAATTAAATAAATATTTTGGAAATAGTATTGATAAAATTAATAAAATTAATACAACACCTGTATTTATACAAGAAATTTTTAATGATATTCAAAATAAAAAATTAGGAGTTATTACAACAAATAAATACGAAGAAGAAAAAAACAAATTAATTAAATTTAAAATAAATGGAGATGCTCTACAATATTATATTAAAATAGATATTACACAAGACCAATTTATTAATAACACTAATAAATTTGAACCATCCTATCAATGTTATGAAGATAATACTATTTTAACTAAAACTGAGTGTATTAGCAAAGTTGATAAAAATGGAAATAATAAATTAAGTTATCATTGGGATAAACCTTGTATTAAAAATACTGAATGTCCTTTTTATTTATCTAATAAAAATTATAAAAATGAAAGAGGTGGTTGTGTTGATGGTTATTGTGAAATTCCTATAGGATTAAAAAGAACTTCTTATAAAACATACGACACAAATATTACAGAAAAAAATCATCCGAGATGTCACGGATGTGATATTAATGATGGTCCAGATTGTTGTGAAAAACAAAAATTAACAAATAAATCTAAAACACCTGATTATATTTTTAAAAATGATAGTGAAGATAGAAGATTATCTAAATTTTTTTAAATTAATTAATTAATAATTATTAAATGAATAAAAAAATTTTTATTAATTTAATAAAAAATTTTTTTGTGTTTTTTGTGTTTTTTTATTTTTTTGTATTTTTTTATTTTTTTTGTATTTTTTTTGTATTTTTTTAGTTTTGTGTTGCGAGATATGCTCGCGCCCAGGTGATTTTCAAGTTTTTCTTTGTGAGTTTTGAAACATCCACGTTTTTCTCCTTGCAGAGTTGTTTCAGTTCATTCATCTTGAATTTCGCAAGAATCTTCTTTTCTTCTTCCGTAAAGCGGTCTCTAGTAAAGTATTGTTTTTCTCTATCGCTCATCAGTTCTTTCACACTGTTTTTCAAAGAATCGAAATCTTTTGTGTTGTTAACAGCACGAATTAACTGGCTCAGGCGGTACCTATCACTACGGGATGCATCGTATTGGCACTTGTAGCACATATTTGTAAAGTGTTTTCTAGTTTATTGTTTGTTAATTATTAATATATTTTTAGAATTAATATATTCAATTTTTTATTTTTACAAAAATTTGATTTATATTGAATCAAATTAAAATTTGATATAAAGTATATAACAAGTATATAACAAGTATATAACACAATATATAAAATATTAATAATATTAATAATAATATATAAAAAATTTGAATAATATTTTTATTTATTTAAATATAAATCGTATATTTCTTAATAGATTGAACATAAGTGCAATAATTAAAACTAATATGGTTGAAAAAACTTGTCAAATTTGTACGGAAGATTTTAATAAATCTTCTAATAAGATTTTTGAATGTTTTAGTTGCAAAGAAATTTGTTGTACAAAATGTCATAAAACATATCTTGAAAATAGAACAATTTGCGATTGTATGTTTTGTAATGAAAACATAACAATTCAAAATATGATTAAATTTCATACAAAAACGTATATATTTTCTACTGGTAAATATAAAAACAAAGGTTTTCGTGAATGGGAATCTGAAGCATATTATAAACAAGAACACGCATATTTTCAACAAACACAATCTATCATAGATGCTGATTATGAAGTTGAAGAAATGAAAAAAAAAGTTAATGAGTTAAATAACATATATGATACTATGATGATATCTATTCATCAATTAAATATTGAGTTTCGTACTGTAATTCAAAATAATCAAAAAGATGATATGTACAAAGTTGCGAAAGAAATAGATAAAATCAAGTCAGAAAGTAAAAAAATTAAGATAGATATAAACAAACAAAAAAAATTGATTACTAGATTTAATTTATCTAGAATTAATAATAATTCTATTAATAAAAATGAAATAAATAAATGTTGTCATCAAGATTGTGATGGATTTCTTAACTCTAAATGGATTTGTAATAAATGCAATAAATCTTCTTGCAAAGATTGTAGAGAACCAAAAGAAGAAAATCATACTTGTGACGAAGAAAAAATTAAAAATGTTAAATTCGCATTACAAACAACACAAGGTTGTCCAAAATGTGGAGAAAGAATTCATAGAATTTATGGATGTGACCAAATGTATTGTCCGTTATGTAAAATTATTTTCTCTTATAGTACTGGTAAAGAACTTAAAAACACCACTGTTCATCAACCAGATGCAGTTAGAGAATTAAGACGTAATGGAACTCTTAATAGAGATGTTCGTGATATCCCTTGCGGAGGTATCAATACATATTCTATATTATATAGTGAAATTAAATTGATGAAACCTCAATTTATTCGTATAGATAAACCACCTATTGGGATAGAAGATACAATTACTATTCGTATTATAAGACAAATTTATCTTATTCGCTTTTATAGGTCTTTGATGAGATTTATTTTGGAGTGGGAAGATGAAAATGCTAGAATAGTAAATGAAAATCCTAATGAACAATATGAATTAAATTTAAAGTATCGTTTATCTTATATGAAAGGTTTAATTGATAAAGAAACTTACAAGAAAAAAATATATACAAGATATAAATATGTTAGTTATGAAAGAGATTATAGAGAGATTTATTCTAGTATGTGTATAATTCTTTCTGACCTTGTAAGAAATCAAGACGCAAATATTAATAATTTAGATACAACTAAAAAAAAAGTAAAACAAATTATGGAAAATATAACTTCTCCTAGTTTTAATGAAACAATTATTAAAATACTAAAAGTTATAAAAATTTATAATAAAGAATTTTATAATATTTCAAAAATTTATAATAAACCTGTTAGAACATTAAAATTTGTAGAATTTTGTCCAAGTGTAAATTCGTATTATAACGATTTGAATTCTATTACAGATGATTATGAAGGAAGATTTGTATTTTCAAATTCTTTAAGTTATTATCATCATTATGGTGATGAAAATCATAAAGGACTAAATATTATTAATATTGAAGAACCTTATAATGAAATTAAATTACATAAATGTGTATCAATAAAATTTTAAGAATTTTAATTAGATAAAAAAAATTAGATAAAAAAAATTAGATAAAAAAAATTAGATAAAAAAAATTAGATAAAAAAAAATTAGATAAAAAAAATTAGA